CTACTTGAAAAGCTCTTTGACGAAAGAATCCGAAAAATGCTTGGTGATCGGCTCTCCGAGATCTCGGCGCTCCAGTTCAGTCTTCTTCACTAATCCCTTCACGACGAACTCGAGAGAAGAAATACGATCTTCTGCCACGCCGATGGCGGTAGCTATGCTAGCTATTTCGCTCCTAGTTTTGGCGTCTGGTGCTTTGGTGGCAAGCCGCTCAAGCAAGATTTTGGCGTGATCGAGCCTCGTGTTCATGGTGAGAGCTATTGGCACGGTGAGTATTCCTCGCTGGTGATTCGAAACGCTCTCAGCTTGGTAGAGAAACCGGGCAATACTACTGGCGGTTGGCGGCTATCCACGATCCCCACAGGCATGCTCAGCTTTAAAGCAGCCAGTTTTTCAGAGGAATTTTGTTGGCCGGTGTGTATTAATGTATTGATCCCCTCCCAAAAGTGTGTATTAATACACACACGAGGTCAGCAGATGTCATCAGGGTCCTGAAGGACGATGGGTGGAAGCCGGTGGCCCAGAAGGGCAGCCACATCCAGTTCAAGCACCCGACAAAGAGCGGCCGCGTGACGGTACCGCATCCGAAGCGTGACATCCCTATCGGCACTTTGAGGAGCATCGAAAAGCAAGCCGACCTGAAACTAAGATGAGATCGCAGACGGGGCATCGCGCCCTGATCCCAAGGAGGGGAGAATAACATGCGACACTACATTGCACTGATCCATAAGGATGCAGACAGCGACTACGGCGTGTCATTTCCGGATCTTCCTGGCGTTGTAACTGCTGGAACGAATTTAGATGATGCGCGCGCCATGGCAACGGAAGCTCTGGCTCTTCATCTAGAGGGTATGGTTGAAGACGGCGAAGCCGTCCCAGAACCCTCCTCCCTTGAGGAGATCATGGCAGATGCCGAGAACAGAGACGGCGTTGCCGTTCTAATTCCTGTACCAGCGACGGAAGTGAAGACGGTACGCGTCAACGTCACTCTTCCCGCCGATGTCTTGAACGAGATTGACCACTACGCTGAACAGCATGGTTTCACGCGTTCTGGTTTTCTCGTTCAAGCCGCAAAGAAAGCGATCGCGGCGTAGCCTGATCAACAGGCCGCGGCGCCAGCCGTAGACACACATGCACCTCTTCCTCCGCCCCACCCGTCATAGCCGGCGACAAGCTTGAGAACGATTTCGCGGTGATCCACGAGGGCCGGAAGGTTCGCCGGATCAGGTTGGCTACTGAGCGCGCCAGCCTCCAGCCCGGATGGGACTGGCACATCACCGTCCCGCTTCCGGTCCACCCGTGGTGCAACGGCACGGCAACCGATCTGGAAGGCGCCAAGGCGGCGTTCCGGGAAGCGTGGGAGCGGTTCTTCGCGACCCTCTCGCCTTCCGACATCGAATACTGGCACCACGATCAGGACGCCGCCGCGCGGCGCTTCGGCCGGTAAGATTCGCGGTCCCCATCCCGGATACCAAATCGCCCTATGCACCCTGCCTGCCGACCCGGGGAACCGCCGTTCCCGCGCGCGACGAATGGCTGCACGAGGTCAAGCATGACGGCTACCGGCTGATCGTCCAGCGCGCCGGCAAGGTCGTGCGCCTGTTCACCCGCAACGGCCACGACTGGACCCCGCGCTACCCGCTGATCGTCGAGGCGGCGCTGCGCCACCGCGCGCAGCGGTTTGTGCTGGACGGCGAGGCGGTCCTGCTGGGCGTCGATGGCCGCTCTGACTTCGACGGCCTGCAGAGCTGGCTCCGCAAATTCGGACAGTAGCTTGAGTGGATTTTCTGCCTGACAGCGGCGAGGATTCTTGCCGCGAATCAGGAGCGAAGATGACGAAGAAGAGCCGCCGGATGCATTCTCCGGCATTCAAGGCGAAGGTTGCTTTGGCTGCGGTCAAAGGCGACAAGACGCTGGCGGAGCTGGCGCAACTGTTTGATGTTCATCCGAACCAGATCACGATCTGGAAAAACCAGCTCCTGGAAGGCGCCGCCGGCGTGTTTGGGCATGACAAGGCGTCGGCCGAGACGCCGGTCGATTTGAAGGCGTTACATGCCAAGATCGGCGAGCTGGCGTTGGAAAACGATTTTTTGTCCGGCGCGCTCACCAAGGCGGGCCTGCTGAGCGCAAAGCGATGATCGACCGCGGTCATGATCTTTCTATCGTGCGCCAGGCGAAGGTCCTGAAGCTGGCTCGCAGCACGGTCTACTATGAACCTCGGCCAGTTTCGGCCGAGGACCTTGCCTTGATGCGTCGGCTCGATGAGCTGCATCTCGATTATCCCTTCGCGGGAGCGCGTATGCAGCGATCGTTGCTGCGGCGGGAGGGCGTATACGCCGGTCGCCGCCACATCGCGACGCTGATGAAGCGCATGGGGATCGAGGCGGTCTATCGTCGCCCGAACACGAGTAAGCCGGCACCGGGTCACAAGATCTACCCGTACCTGTTGCGCGGATTGAAGATCGAGCGGCCCGACCAGGCGTGGGCAATGGACATCACCTACATTCCGATGCGGCGTGGCTTCGTCTATCTCGCGGCGGTCGTCGATGTGTTCAGCCGACGGGTCCTGGCCCATCGCGTCTCGATCACAATGGAGGCGGCCTTCTGCGTCGAAGCGGTCCAGGAGGCGTTGGCGAAGCACGGCAGGCCCGAGATTTTCAACACGGACCAGGGCAGCCAGTTCACCAGCCTCGAGTTCACCGATGTGCTGCTGGACGCGAAGATCGCCATCAGCATGGACGGCAAGGGCGCCTGGCGCGACAACGTGTTTGTCGAGCGGCTCTGGCGCACGGTCAAATACGAAGAAGTTTATCTCCGCGCCTACGACAGCGTGTCCGAGGCGCGAGCGTCAATTGCCAAGTATCTGGCCTTCTACAATCAGGGACGCCCTCACTCGAGCCTTGACGGGCGCACGCCCGACGAGGCTTACTTCGGCACGCAAGCTATGGTGATGGCCGCATGACCGTCGCCGACGATTTTGTCGTCGCTCTGGTCGGGCTACGCCCTCCCGACGCAACGACAAAATCGTAAGGCCCCGCGTTCAGCATAACCCGGCAGGAATCCACTTAAATCCCGCGGGGCGCTGTCCAAACAACCGGCGCCAGCTCTCTGCATTCCCGCCAGCACGACGACGAGGTCCAGCTCTACGCCTTCGACATGATCGAGCTCGACGGCGAGGATCTCCGCAAGCTGCCGCTGTCGATGCGAAAGACCAATCTGGAACGGATGCTGGCGCGCCGGGTCGACGGCATCCATTTGGCCCCGTTCGAGACCGGTGAGATCGGGCCCGAGCTGTTCCGCCACGCCTGCCTGATGGGCCTCGAAGGCATCGTCTCCAAGCGCGTGGACCGCCCCTACCGCGCCGGCCCCTCGAAGGACTGGGTCAAGGTGAAGAACCGCGAGCACCCGGCCATGTACCGCGTCAGGGACGCGCGATCGCGCAGGCCCTGAAACGCAAAAAAGGCCCCCGAGCGCCCTGTGAGGGGCGCCCGGGGGCCAATTGATGTTCCAGTCTTAGAGCGCGTTCAGCGCGACCTTGTCGTAGGCCGCGTAGACCTTCTTCAGCCACGCGCGCGCGTAGCCCTGCAACACCTCTGACTGCGACTTGTCGGCGATGTAGGCCTCGAAGCCCACGCCGAGCCGGTCGATCGTGTCGTTCGCCATCGTGTTGAGCTGCGGGATCACGATGGCGTCCTTGGCGGACGCCGGCAGGCCGGCGAACTTGGTGCCGTTGGTGTGGTTGAGCAGCACGTGATGGGTGGCGCCCTCCACCGCCTTGGCGGTCGCGTCGATCTCGTCGAACGACGCCTGGCTGGAGCCGATGACGTGGACGACCGAGATCCGCAGCCGGCCTTCCTTGACGCCGTCGAGGAAGCCGATCTCCGACAGGGTCGCCAGCGTGGTCGAGAGCAGCGTCGCGCGGATGTCGATCAGCGTGACCTGCGCCTCGCGCAGCTTGTCGAACACCTTCATCTGGTCGTCGGACTGGGTGAGGTCCACGACCTCGACGTCCGGGTGGAAGCGCTTGAACACGCCGTTCGGCGCCTCGGTGTCGAACGCGCGAACCGAGATGCCGTGGGCGTGGAAGTAGTCGCGCAGAGTGCGGGAGACGGTCGTCTTGCCGACGCCGCCCTTGTCGGCGCCGACGATAATGACGTGGGGGCCCATGTAGGGTGCCTTTCTTTCTGTGATGGAGGACTATTTCGCGACCACGCTCGACGGCAGGCCGCGGAGGCCGTCGTTCTGCCGTTCGAGCCGGTCGATCAGTTTCTGCATCTCGTCGTAGCGACGATTGACGAGAAGCATTTCGAGGCCTTCGAGCCGCTCCACCCGTTTCTCGTCGGTGGCGGCTCGATAGTTGATCTCCTCTCGCGGAACGAGGTGTTCCTTGAGGGTCTTGATGTCGGTCTGGATCGGGGAGAGCGCTTGACTGCCGACGAACGCCAGCGTGGTGGTGATGAGACCCGCCGCCGAGATCAAGATGCCCCACGGCGTGCGATTGCGTTCGCCGAGCTGGGTGCCGAGGGACGACAGGGCCGAGCGAAACTCGGTCCCCAGCGCCGACCCCATCTTCTCGATCTTGCCGTCCAGCCCAAGGATGCGGTCATTGATCTGGCTGATGTCAGCATCAATGCCGCCCACCTTGACCTGCAGTGCCCTGACATCGGTCGCGAGCGTCGCTCCGTCAACTGCCGTCGTCATTACTCGCTCCCCGCTGCGCGAGCGCGCACGTTGTCGTACCACTCACCGCTCTCCTTCAGCCGGCCATTCGCCTCGTCCAGCGCATCGCGCGTCTGTGCGAGGCGTGCCTTGCCGCTATCGTTTAGCTTTAAAGAAGGGACCGAGACGGGGGACATGAAGCCGGGACGCCCGGGCAGGTCGCGGGACTGGGCCGCAAACTGCGGGGAGGTGTGCCCGCATGCCGCGCAAATCGTCGCAAGTGAGAGCATCACCATTGACCGGAGGAGGAAGGTGAGCGGCCGCCGCATCAGCTTCGGCCTTCGCAGCACGCTGCTCGAGCTCCTTGACATAGTCTGCAGTCCTTTCCTTTTCATCGGCAGCGCGGCTCTCGAGCCCCGCAGCCTTGAGCTTGGCTTCGGCAGCGGCTTTCTGCGCGTTTTCCTTGTCGGCATTCGCCGCGTCGATCTGCGACTGCAGCGCGGCGGTCTGGCACTCGGCTTCGGCAGCCGAGCGGCCCATTTCGTAGAGCTTGAAGCCGGAAGCCCCGAGGGCTGCGGCGATCAGGCCGGCGACGATCGCGCCGGCCGCAAAGCCCGAGATCTTCAGTCCGAAGAGGCCCGCAACACGGGCGAGGAAGGTGGCGACTGCGCCGGTAAGCATCAGGCCCTCCCCGCGCGGTAATCATCGACATGGCGTCGCTCGATCTTGTCGGCGACGAACCAGACGGCCAGGCCAGCGGCCGCCAGCACGACCAGCACCACGACCGCCGCGCCGATGACGACCCAGCCGGTCTCGGAAATCCCGAGCCCGCCGACCGCCTCCTTGGCGCTGGAGATCGCGGTCGCCTTCTCGGTGACAAGGCCGAGCGCGCCGGTGACACCCAGACCGGTGCCGCCGCCGAACAGCCGCCCGCCCCACCCCTTCACCTTGTCGGTGAAGGAGATCGTGTCGGACCCCTGCTCGCGCAGATCGGAGGCCGAGGCGTTCGCCCGCTCCTCGGACACCTGCGGCGGCGTCGCCTTGGCGAGCGCCGTCAGGAAGTCGTCGTCGATGGTCGGCGTCAGCGGCAGGCCGTTCTTGTTGCGGAAGGCCAGGATCGCGTCCTCGGTCTTGCCGTGCGGCGTCAGGTTGCCGTCGACGGCGCCGACCTGCGGATAACCAAGCTCCCGGAGCTTCTGCTGCACATGGGCCACCGTGTCCGGATCGACGTGATCCGGCACGGAGGCCAGCGCGGCGAAGGCCTGCGGATGCGCCGTCTCGAGCCCCCTCTCGAACAGCGCAGCTTCCGCGTCGCGGCGGTCGCGCAGACCGCGCGAATCCGGCCACAGCCGCTTCATGGAGCGGATCAGCCCCGGGATGCGTTCCAGATTGCCGGACTTCACGCATGAGCGGATGTCCCGCATCTCAGCAAAGCGCGGGCCCGCGTTGGAGAACGAGGCGCCGCGGTTGAACACGACAGACAGGAGAACGCCCTTGCAGTCGGGCGCGAGCTCGTCGACGCCCGGACAGCCATGGCGGAGCATCGCCATGTAGCGCGGCACGTCGTGATTGGAGAACACGTCCTCGGCGACATCCCACGGGATGTCGACCACGGCGCGGAGCTTCTGGGCAAGTGCCCGGGCAGGAACACCGGTGACGCCGCAGGTCTTGGCGAGCGCCTTGACCATGGCGTCGGGGATCTTGCCGGTCCAGTCGGCGATGAACTGAGCGCGGCTCGTCTGTCCGACATCGTATCCGATGCCGATGGTAACGCCGGACTGCTCGCCCGGCCACTCGGGATGACGATAGCGGTGCTCATAGACCTCGCGGCTCGAGACTTCCGACTCGACAATAAGGTCGAATGCGGCCTGCGAAATGGCGTGCAAATCGAACATGGTTTCTCCGGATTTAAGATTGTGGGAGCCAGAAAAGCGAAGGCCGCCCGAAGGCGGCCCCGCTGGATCGTGGTTTGTGGTGAAGGCCGTCAGGCCGGGATGGTGATGCCGAGCGCGGTCGCGATCGCGCTCATGCGATCGGCGCCGAGGACCGTGACCAGCGTGCTCCAGCCGGCCTTGAAGCGGTCGTTGGTGGTATCCATCGGGTCGCGCTGCGCGAGCAGCGAGAACCAGAGCAGCGCAGCCTGCGGGTTGGACGAGATCGCAGTCTGGATCGCCGCGATGTCGGCAGCCGTGAGCTGCGCCAGCAGGTCCTGCGGCGCAACGAGGTAGTTCGACGCGAGCTTCGCCTGCTGGTTGGCGTATTCGGCGTTGAAGGCGTCCTCGGTCGGGATCGTCTGGACGGTGTCCATCCAGACGATGTTGGCGAAGCCGTCGCCCGTGGTGTACCACTGGGCGAACGGCGTGAGCTGCTGCAGCGTGGCGGCGAGGATTTTCTGAGGAGAGATGTTCGTCATTGCATCACCACTCCCCAGATTTGGCCGTTACCCGAGCCGGTGTTTGTCGTGGTGAAGCCGGCTGTCGCGCTCATCCACGCGATCTCTGCGTGGTGCAGCACGAGCTCGGACAGGTCCGTCGCAATCTGCTGCGAGATCGTCGTGAACATTTGGCCGATCGTGCCGCTAAACGCTCCGTTCTGGCCCCACGTCTCGAGACCGCTGTTGTTCGATCCATCAATCCACAGCTCAAGCCATGACGTGGAAGCGGTCGTCCCGTTGTCGGCGAGGTCGATCGTCTGGCTGAACCCGAGCTGCACGGCGGTGCCGGCCCAGGTGATGAACTGGACGCGCTCCGCGCCGCCCCCCATCTCGGTGAATGAGGCCGTCGTCGTGGTGTACTGGCCGCCGGTGAGCTTGAGCAGCGGTCGCGGCCGCTGATTGAACCACGACGCGCAGAAGCGCTGGGTTGGCGTGTCAAAAATGGTATTGCCGTTGAGGAGAAAGACCATTCCGACCAAGGAGCGGCTCTCGTCAGCGACTTTGACCTCGATACCCAGATTTCCCGGCGCGGCGCTCGAGGTGTGCCCACTCTGCGAGAACTCCAGCGCGATCGCGCCAGTCCCGTTGACGAAGGCGTAGATGTAATAGCATCCCTGCGTCAGGCCGGAGGGGACAATGGCAAGCACCCCATTGGCCGGGATCGTGTAGAGCTTGCCGTTGATTTGCAGCGCGTTGCCCCGGTAGGGGATGAGCTGAACAGTGAACGTATTCGGAGCGATCAGCCGACCGCAGTGAACCGGCTGGGGCCCGACATTGATGTTGAGCAGTGCAGAACCGTCGACCGCCGGCAGCTTGCCGGAATTGTCGAGCTGAACGACGTTGCCCGGCTGGGCGCCGACATCCTCGGCCGCCGCGGTGCCCAGCGTGGGCAGTCCGGCCAGCGACGAATACTGCGTCGGCGCGGTGGTCACAGGAACGACAATCTGCAGCGCGGGGCTGTCCTGACTGACGACGACCGCGGGATCGGCAGTGACGACAATCGGAGCTGGGCTCATCGGGAGGCACCCAAGTTATTTTGCAGCGTGCCGCTCCAGACCGGGAGCGTCAGCGCCGGCCGACCGTTCGAGGCCGGCAGATTGCAGACGAGCGACTGCTGGAAGAGCCCCGTGGGGCTCTTCTGCATTCGCACTTTCTTGATGAGGACGGAGAAGATCCCGTTCGGGCCGTCCCAGATCGAAATCACCCCGGCGTCCGAGAGCGTCGAGGTGAGCATGAACAGCGCTGCCGGGTCCTGCATCGTGCGGCGCACGCCCATGATGAACGTGGCGCCGACGATGGAGATCGGCGTGATGCCGTCTGCTTCAGTGAACTGAAACAGGGTGTAGAAATCGGCATCGTTGCTGATCGTGATGTTGACGGTTGCGGGCATCTCGCCACCTTCCGTTAGTTGTACTGGCCGCCGCTCTGCGCAGTGCCGGCGATCGAGCCCGGGAAGAAGTTCACGCCCTGACCCTGCGTGGTGATGGTGCCGTTCACTGACGCCAGCCACTTCGCGCCCGTGACGTTGCCCGGGCTCACGAAGGTCGGGACGCCGACCGCCGGAACCGAGATGCTGCCGCCGCTCGATGCGACGCCCCACGCCGTGCACGTCAGCGCGACCGAGATCGTGAACACCGAGTTTTGCGCCAGGCCCACGAAACCACCGAACACGGCGTTGAGAGCCTGCGAGAAGTTACCCGCATAGGTGTGGTTGCCGACCGACACGAAGCACGGACCGAAGGCTTCGTGGACGGAGAACTGCACGAAGCCGGAAATCGTGTTCGCCGTGTTCAGCTGGGCGCCGGAGCCCTGCGCGATGAACAGGCAGGGAGGACCGCTGCCGGTCCCGGTAGTGCCCTTGAGGTTCTGCACCGTCATCTGGTTGGGACCATTGACGGCGAAGGTGTGGGCGTTGTTGGCGCCGGTCACCAGCACGTTGGCGGGGCTGGCAGCGTTGCCGGTGATGATGATTCCCGGGCCGGGGAACGACGGCGTCGAGACGGCCTCGTTGTAGGTTCCGTCCGCGAGCTGGATCGTGATGCTGAACACACTGGGCGGGAAGCTCCACGCCTTGTTGATCGCGGTCTGGATCTTCTGCAGCGGCCCCTTGGTGCCAGAGATGGTCGGCTGCGATCCATCGAAGTTGTCGTTGCCAATCGACGAATTGACGAAGATCGTCAGGTTCTGCTGCAGGGGCAGCAGCTGGTTCACGATCTGCCAGTTGGCGCCGTCGTAGAGCATCCACAACATCTCGCCGGCGCGCGCCGCGCCGAAGCCGAGCGGCTGGCCGGCAAGGCTCAGAACCGGGATGACGGTGCCGCCGCTGACCTGCAGGGTCGTCGGACCGGTGATCGGGTTCGCCAGCTTGACGATGATCGCAGCGCCTGCCGAAAGCGAGGTGATCGTCGGCGACGGCGTGACGGTGATGACGTTCGAGCTGGTCGAGGTGTCGGTGCCGAACGGAATGCCGACGGTATTGTTCGTCGTATTGGTGACGCCGCCGGAGCCCTGATAGTTTTTGATCTGCCAGTTCGCGCCATCGTAGATTAGGCCAACCACCTCGTTGGCCGAGATGTCGCCGGCGACGCTGGGGTTGCCGCTGGCGCGCTTGATGGAAACTACGCCGAGCCCGTTCAGGTTCAACGTCGCCGCACCGGAGATAGTGGTGCTCGACTGGATGTGGACTTCCATGCCGGGCACGAGCGCGCTCGGCACCGGAGAGACGTTCGCCACAAGCGCGTTGGTCGAAAACGCAATCGCGTCGCCGGAGTTGACGGTGGCGTTGACATTGGCCGAGAGCGTAACGGTGGTTGCGGTCTTGGATAGCACCGTCTGGCCGCCGCTGATGGCAGCCGGATTGGTGAGGTTGGCAGCCTTCATGCCGACCGCAACGTTCGCCGGCACGCTCGTGAACGTCAGCACGGCGCTCGAGGTAGCGGTCGAGGCGGACGTTGACGGCGCGAAGGTGCCGTTGGAGGTGTCCAGTCCGTAGAGCCACTTGCCCGACTGCACGCCGGCCGGCACGTCCGGCAGCTTGGTCGAGATGAAAGGCGCCGAGACAAGCGCCACGATGTTGGCCGACGTGATCTGGGTGGCGCCGTTGGCAACCGTGATCGCGTACAGCCCCGTGAAGCCGGCGTCCGGCGACGGAGTGGCCTGCGTGCCGGTGGCGGCCGACAGGCCAGCCTTCAGAGCCACCACGCACTTCACCTGACGGATGGTGAAGTTGCTGCTGCCCGCGTTAGCCGGACCCGAGAACGGGGCCGAGGGGTTGGCGGCATTGAAGTAGCTCAGCACCTGCGCGCCGGCGTCCACGTCCTGCAGGATCGCCTGCACGAGATAGACCTGGCTGAAGCCAGAGGTCCCCGGCGGGGTGATCGTCAGCTGCTGGGCCGACTGCAGGATGCCCTGCTTGTAGATCGTGGTGTTGTCCACGCCGAGGTCGCCATAGGCGCTCGCGTCAGTCGGGTCCTGCGCATAGATCGAGCCGACACCGACCGAAACGTGGAGGTCCGGCGTGGGCGACGTCGGCAGACAGACCAGTCCGTCGACATAGGTGTTGGTGCCGAGGATGGCTCGCATGCCGTAGGCCAGCGCCTGCATCATGAACTTGTTGGTGTTCAGGACGTCGGTGGTCTGCGGCAGCGCGCCGGTATAGACGATAGCTCGATCCATTTGCGCAAAGGTCCTCGGTTGCGCCCGCGCTACTCGCGCTGGCGACATTCGGAAGTGTTTGGGGTGTGGTGGGGTGAAGCCGCGCTGAGCCGCGGCCTCAGAGGATCTGCAGCCAGACCGTCACGCCGGTCGGCTTGGTGAACGTGATGAGCTTCTCGATGTGTTCATCGGTCACGCCGATGAGCCGGGTTGCATTGCCGACGAACTCGACTGAGCCGGAGCCGTAGCCTCCGGTGTATCCGCCGTAGCCGTCAGCGTTCGGGACGCCCGAGTTGGCGCCGCGCAGGACCTTCATGAACACCTGGCCCGGCAGGTTCATGCTGCCGTAGCCGCCCTGACCGACGCCGTATCCCATCTGGCCGTATAGCTGCGGATTGACCGCAACAGTGACAGCCGAGCTCGTGGTCGGAGTGTATGGCGTCGGCAAACTCAAGTCGGCGTAGCTGCCAACCTCGACCTGCGCACCCCAGACGTAGATTCCGGAGGAGCCGTCCCCTTGATAGGCCGAGTTGTTAAAGACGCCATCCTGCGATACCGCCACCAGTATGCTTGGGGTGCCGGTTCCGTTGGCCTTCACGCAGAAGGACACGCGATACCAGCCGGTGGTACCTACCGGGACGCAGAGTGCAGCGAGCGGAGCGCCGGCGCCCACAGTGATGGTGCCGTTGCCAAGGTGAACTTCCAGGATCGTGAACGGAAAAGCGCCGCCACCAGTGGTGCAGCCGAGAAGCGCGGAGCCGCGCTCGGCTGCCTTCAGGTGGCAGCTGATGACATAGTAGATGCCGTTCGCGACGCTGAAGGTCTGAGTAATCCAGTGCTGGCCGTTGGTTGCGGCCTCGACCAGCTTGTCGGCGGTCGACGTGCCGTCCGGCGCGATAGCCACATTCGGTGTGACCGAGGTGAGCGTGTCGAGCCAGATCGCATTGTCGAACTGCTGCGACCACAGCAGCATGTTCTTCGTGGTGACGCTGCCAGCCCCGCTGTAGGCGCCGGTGTCGCCCGTATTCCACGGCTCGAAAATCCACGGCGCCGAGCCGGTCAGGGTCGCGACCGCGTTCGACATGCCGCTGCGCGTGACACGCTCGGTGAAGATCGTGGCGTCGATCAGCTTGCGGAATACCTCGTCGGAGGCTGACCCGCGCGTCAAGTGCCGCTGCAGGAAGTCGTAGCAGAGCACGTCGAGCCAGATGCCGGTCGCCGTCGCGAGCCGCGTCTGCTTCCGCGCATACGTGGTCCAGTCGAAGCACCACGCCGCGAGATCGGAAAGGCCGCCGAGAATGGTATCGCGCAGCGGCGCGCCCCACTGCCACCACCTGCGCGGCAGCAGCCTCCGGACGCGCTCGAGGATGTTGTCGCTATCACCGATTGCCATCTGCTGGTCAGCTCACAATCACTTCGTTGGCCTTGATGGTTCCGATCACGTAGGTGAGCGCGAGGTCGTCGGTGACTGCGGTCGGCGAAAGCGAGGCGCCGTCGCCGTAGAGACCGTTCAGCAGAACGTCGACAACCGACGTCACGCCGGGCACCGAGTAGGCCCACGATGCGATGATCGACCACGGCAGCGGATTGCCGAGGCCAAGCTGGTTGATGTTGGTGCCGACTACGGCGGCGACCTGGGCGGCAACGGTGTTGTGGTCGAAACCGTCGGCAGTGCCGATCTGCATCGAGACGGTAGCTAGGGTGATCCGCGGACCGAACACACCGCACATGATGCCGAGCGGCCGCACCGCCTGCGCCGCCAGCGTCACCGTGGTCAGGAAGGCGTTGGTCGGGTTGCCGCTGCCATCGTCCGCGACGACGAAGAAGTACCCGGGGTGGTAGCTGCCATCGAGGTTATAGCCCTCGGTGACTGCGTACTGGACATTGACACCAGAGCCTTCGATCGAGGCGTTGAGGCCAAAGAGGTCGCCGCGCGCGAGGCCCAAGATGAAGTCCGAGAACCGCTTCTTGAGCTGGCTGTCGAGCTCCTGATCGACGCCGTTGATAAAGTCGGCGACGTTTATCACCGTGTCGATGCCGGTGATCGGCGACGTCATGACGGTGATGCTGCCCGCCTTCACGTTGCCCGACGCCCCCGCCACGACGGCCTGCACCGGCACGATCATGGAGGCGAGATTGGCCGGCAGCGTGTAGCCGTTGAGCACCGGGTCGAAATACGCGAACATCGCGTCCGCGGTGACCGTGAACTGCGTCTGTGCGCTGTCGTTGGTCCGTACGGTCGCGCCGACCGGAACAAAGCAGGTCGATGGCGCGGCCGTGAAGCGCGCGAAGGTCATCTGCCCGGACGCCGCCTGCGCCCCGAGGCGCGGCGACGGCACGCCGTTCGAGGTGCCCACCGTCGGCATGTAGTCGGCCGTGAAGGTGTCGACGTCGACGCCGGTCGAGGTCGATAGGCGCGAGGCCTTCAGGACCTCGAGCGCCAGCGCCTGAAACCAAAGAAAGGTCCCCGCGAAGCCCTCGGCGACGGCGCGGAAGGTCGAGCCCTGCGAGAAGTTGAGCAGCTTGCTGGCGCGCCCCTGAATGCCGGAGACCGTGTCCGTGACGATCTGGTTGAAGCTCTTGGTAGGAAGCGTAGCCATTCAGCCCTCACGCCGTGATCGTGAAAGAGACGGAGGCGCCGGTCTTGGCGTCCCAGTATTGGATGTCGATCGAGACGAACCCCGGATCGGTAAGCGACCGGGTCACGTTCAGTTGCGCAGGCGGGTTCGGAGCGACGGAGGCTTCGAGTGCGAGCTGCGCCGCGCACACCGCCTTGATCTGCGGGACCGAGAGCACCGAGCCGATCTTCTGCGGCAGGCCTGCGCCGTAGTCGGGATGCCAGAGGTAGCCCTTCACGGCCGTGAACAGCCGGCGCTCCAGCCTCTGACGGACCTCGACGTCGCCGTCCACGACCAACAGGTCGCCCGTGGCATCGAGCTGAAAATCCTCATGCCACTCCAGCGAGACGTCTGCCATGTCACCATCCAGTCGTTACGTCATAGGCGATGAGCGCAGTCACCGTGGTGAGCGCGCTAAGGGCCGCCTTCTTCTGTGCGTAGGTTTGCAGGACCTTGAGGTCGTGCTCGTTGAACGCGCCCGCGACGTTCTGCAGATCGGCCGCGGTCAGCGTGATCGGCACGGCCAGGCCGAGCGGGATCAGCCCGACCGACGACAGGTTCGTGACCGACGCGAAATAGCGCGACACGGCGAGATCGGAAGGGTCGAAGGCGAAGATACCGCTCGAGATCGACACCGTGAACGGCATCTGGCGGTTGATGCCGTAGAGCACGTCGAGCAGCGCGAGCCTGATCGCAAGGGCCTGCTTCACGGTCAGCGCCGGCGTCGCCGCCGCCATCGCCGTGAGCCACTGGTTGAGGTATCCCAGATAGGGCGTCGGATCGTCGAACCGCTCGGGGATCGCGACGCGGTCGTTGTAGTAGACCTCGCCGCCCTTCGTCACGTCGTACGACACGAAGGCGATATTGCTCGGCAGGCGATTGATGATCGGAGCCGGCACGGTGAATACGCGCATCACCGAGTTGGCCGTGTTGATCGAGAACTTGAGATTGAGGCTCGACATCAGGCAGGCACCGTGAAGGGCGGGATGGTGGGCTGGCTGCTCGGCGGGGAGACCGAGCTGTCGCTGACGCTGCCGCCGCCCTGCGCGGTGACGCCGCCGGACGCATCGAGGCCGACCGATCCGGAGGCCTGCACTTCGACATTGCCGCCAGCGCCGACGCCGGCATCGCCGCCGGCTTTGGCGATGAAGTTCTTCTGCGGCAGCAGCTTCACGTTGGCGCTCGCATCGACCTCGAGGTCCTTGCAGGCGATCTTGATGTTGCCGTTGCCGTCGAGCGTGATGGTCGCGCCGTTGCCATCGGTGAGGACGGCCGAGCCGTCCTTCTTGAAGTAGATCATCTGGCCTTTGCCGGCCTGTGCGCCGTTGGCGCTCTCGGCGCCGCCGTCCGACTTCTGGAAGCGGGTCCAGATCACCATCTCGCCGGATTGAACCTCCGGCGGCTTCTGGTCGTCGGAGTGCACGCGCTGGACGATCTTGCCGCCCTCGAAGTCGCCCTCCTGATAACGGACGACGACCTGATCGCCCGTGGTCTTGCCGTCTCCGGGCTGGAGACCGACCGCGATGCCGTAGCCGTCGCCGATGTGGCCGGTCTCGATCGGCAGCCAGCCGCTCTCCTGCCCTTCGGGCATGAACGTGACCTTGGCGAGGTGCTTCTTCGGGTCGTAGCTGGTGACGAGGCCGTGGCGCTCTGCGTAGCGGCTCGCGCTCCAGCGTTCGACGACGCCGAGAATGACGCGCTCGAGGTCGCCGTCTCCCATCATGTTGCTGATCGTCCTGATTTGGCGGAGCGCGCCGTGATGTGGCTGGTGTGACCCGACATGCCGAACTCATGGACGACGGTGTCGATGTCGAAGGTTTGGTCGTAGTAGCGGGTGCCCTGAAGCGAGAGCCCCATGCCGGCGGCGACCGCAGGGTCGCCGACCACGGTGGCCCGCACCTTGAGTTCGTGGCGCGCCTTCTCGTTGGCTTGCGCCTTGGCGTGCGCCTCGACCTGATCCTGCTTCAGCGTCGGGACATGGTAGCTGTAGCGCTTGGTCCCGCCGAAGCCGGGAATGACGGCGGTGTGCTGGTGGACCTTCTTGTCCTTTGGGTGCCAGGCCTTGAAGTCGACCTCGATGGTCTTGCCGGCTTGCTTGTTCTCGGTCACGCGCAGATGCAGGCAGTCTGACTTGATTGGCATCGAGCTTTGATCGACGAAGATCGAGTAGGTGCTGGTCGGGCTATTCAGCTTCGCGTAGTGGAACTGGCCCTGCGCATCGACCCACCACCGCGCGCCATCGCGCTCGGCGAGCTTGTGGATGACATAGGCGTAGCTGACGTTGTCGGAGAGCTTGACGAAGTCCTGCTCGAGGATCTTGCCCGCCATATTCTGCATGTCGTCGAACTTGCCGACCATGCCGATGCGGCCGATCAGGTCCTTCACAACGTCAGTGGTCGATTTGTTGACCCACTTCTCGCTCGACTTATTGTCGTGCAGTCCAGCCGACTTGTCGCGACCTGTGACGGTGATCTTCCGGCCGATGTAGTCGAAGTCGACGTCGTTGATCTGACCGGTGATGAGTCTGCTGGTCGCCCCGCGCGTCATCACGTCGATGGTAACTTCGTCGCTGCCGCCGATCTGGGCGAGCGCGTCGTAGGCGCCCTCCTCGTTGATCGGGATGATGCAGTGGAACTGCGAGCTCTTGCGCTGCGCGCTCTGCTGAACCTGGCCGCGCTCGATGAGAAAGCGGCCGCCGGCATTCAGCCACGCCGAATGCTTGCCGACGCCAGACGTGATCGCCATGAAATGATTACAGCCCGAGGATGCCGGTCTGGACGCCTTGCGGCAGCACCGGAGGAATTTTGAGGTCGACCTGGCCGTCGATCCACGGATCGGTCAGCCCGTTGAGAGCTGCGATGGCGACCCACTGCAGCGGATCACCGGTCTCCTGCATGGCGACCTCGAACAGGGTCGTGCCGGAGATGCGGACGATCTTGGCCGGGATCGTCGCCGCGATGTAGCCGGTGCTCATGATGGGACCTGATTGAGGTTGGCGGCCGCGCGCCCGGTCAGGCCCCGCATCAGCGAGAGCCTGTTCTGGTCGATCGCGGCCTGCGAGACGGTGAGGATGCCTTGCACGATCGAGGTGCCGTCGACCGGCGCCACGAACGTGTCGAGGATCGAGGGCGCGACCAGCGCATCCTGAATGTCGGAGACGAGCTGGGCGGCGTTGAGCTTGATCGCGGTGAGCGTGGCGCGACTGGCGGATGCCAGCGGGTTCGCCGCGTCGACCTGTGCCTGAAGGAAGGCAAGCTCGGCGAGGATGTTGGGAGAGATTGCCATATTGCCCTCAGATCGGCGGCGTGCCGGCCGGAACGGCCGCGCCGCCGAATGGATCGGTCGCCGCGCTCGAGGCCGAGCTCAGATCGCTTGAGACGTTGCTGTCGACGGAGGAGTCGACCGCGGTCAGGTCGCCCTGCGTGGGGTCCTGCGCGACCACGCAGGAAATGTCGTAGGTCACCCAATTCGGTAAGCGCTTCACCTTGAAGGTGAACTTCTCGATCACGACCTGCTTGGTCTGGCCTCCCCAGATCAGCGGGATGACCTCACCGGCAACGCGCATGGCGTCCAGCGCCAGCGCCTGATCGAACGCATTGTCGGCGAACATCTGTCCGGTGAACGCAACCGGAGCGTCGTCCGGCCCGAGCGTGTCGATGACGCGCGAACCGCCCGGCAGCTTGTGCACGACCATGGCTTGATTGCCGCCGCCGGGCATCTCGTTCGGAACGGAGAAATCCTCGAAGGCAAAGCCTCCGAGGATCAGGACGTCGGTTGCCATGGAGCGCCTTACGTTGTGACGGTGTTGTGATCGCCGTCGAACCAGCGGCCCACGCCATCAGGCGACGGGGCCCCGGTCGGGAAACCGAGCAGGGCCTCGAGCTCGTCGGAGATGGCCTGCGCCAGCGTCCGACCGTCGATCTGCAGCGAGAGCGAAATCTGGCTCGGCTTGTTGCGCTCGATGCCCGGATTCCAGCTCTGCAGCTGGATGCCGGGCTTGAGGTTCGGGTGATAGCCCGAGCGCGGATTGTAGGAAGGCGGCCCAGATGGGGTCGCCTGCGTCGTCGGAGGCACGCCGCCCGGCACGATGCCGCCCGGCGCGACTTCCGTGCCCAGCACCATGCCCGCCGGCGGTGACCACGCCGGTGACGGCGGAGCGGCCCCGTCGGACTTCGCGTCGCCGCGCGGCCCGCCTCCGGCCCTCGGGTTGTGGTTCGGCGCACTGCTGAACCAGCCGCCGATGGAGTGGTAGAGCGCCACGAGCTTGTCGACGAAGCCCGTGATCGCGCTGTAGATGCCGTTGAACGCGGCCTTGATGTCATCCCAGTGAAAGGCCGCGAAAGTCGCGGCCGCTGCGACGACAGCTGCGATGGCACCTCCGATCAGCGTCGCGCTGCCGACCAGCGCACCGATGGTCACCGTGCCGAGAGCAACAAGCAACACGGCGCCGATGGTCACGAGTCCCGCCGCAAGACCGGCCGTCACTTGGAAGATCATGTCGATGGTCTTGGGATCGAGGCCCCTCACCTTGTCGGTGACCCACTTGATGCCGTCGGCGATCTTGTTGAGGAAGGTCGCAAAGCGCTCTCCCTCCGGCCCGCCGATGGCAACCATCAGGTTGTGCCACGCGGTGCTCATGTTCTGCTGCGCGGCGTGGATGTTCTTGTCGTAGCCGGCAAGACCCTGATCGACGGTCGCGCCCTGCTCGAGGCCCTTGGTTTCGCGCTCGATCTGGGCGCGGGCAAGGTACATATCCGAGATGAAGCGCTGCGTCGTCTGGCGGCCCAGGATCTCCGAGATCGCCTGCATCTGCTTGTCGGTGTCGGTGATGCCCATCGCCTTGAAGCGATCGAGGATCGCGTTGACGAAGTTCATCGGGTCCTTGTTGACCAGACCGAGCAGGCGATCCTTGGCTTCGTCATGCAGGATGACGCGGCCGTGGTCGGTGTGAAATTCGCCGTCCTTGATAAGGCCGTACTTGTGCATCGCCTCGGCGTTGCGGGTGAACATCTGGCCCGTCATCTGCTGGCGCAGCGACAGAAGCGAGGTGCCGGCGCGGGCGCCGCCCATCATCTGGGAGACGATCGCCATGTGCTCGTAGCCTTCTTGCGAGAGACCACGGAGCGAGACGCCACCGCCCTGCTGGGCGAGCTGGAACAGAACGTCGGCGTTGACCTGGCCGTGGGTCGCGGCCTCAAGCCGCGCAGCCATGTCGAACCAGTCCTTCACCTTGTGCGGGTCGATCTTGCCTTGATCGTCGGTCAGTCGGCCGGAGTCCTCGCCCGCGCGCAGCAAGGTGCGGATGCTGTCCTCGGGATGGCTCCCGGGATGGCGCATCTGCATGAGGCGCGCGTAGCGCGAGGCGTAGGGCAAAAGCTCCATCGCCTCTTCGGGGTCCTGAATGGCGCCAAAGATGCCGCCGTAGATTTTGCTGACGTCCTCGACCTTCATGCCGAGTTCGCCGCCGATCTTGAACGATTGCCTCTGGATTTCGCCCGACTTGACGAGCTCCGCGACCTTCGGGTTCAGCTGCGAGACCTTGGTCATCACATCCTGAAAGTCGGCCGCCTTCTCCACGATCTTCGTCATGGCGCCGAGGATCGTGGCGCCGGTCAGGATCGCGCCGACGCCGAGCAGCGCCGTGCTCCAGCCGGCGAAGTTCTGGTTGATCTGTCCGGTCGAGGTATGGAGCTTGAGAAGATCCTGCCCTATGATTGCAAGGACCGGCGAGACGCCGTTGGCGAGAACAATGGAGACGCCAATCTGGTATGCGTTCACGTCGACACCTTGATTTTAGAGGCTTTTGATGCGTTTTTTCTTGATGGGCCCCCGAATGATGGGCCTTCGCCCCGGCATCAGCTTCGGGGCAAATGATTTCCGTCGCGCGGTGTCCCGGCAGGGTGCTGCCGACAACCACATGACCGGTACTTTCGTCTACGTGATCCGCGGCGCCGGAAATCGACACAAGATCGGCGTCTCCATCGACCCCATCACGCGGATCGCAGACCTGCAGACCGGCTCGCCCGAGCCGCTCGACTTCGCCTACATCGGCGTGACGCCCGGCACGGGCTACAACATCGAGAGCCTCGCCCACGACCTTCTGGACGACCATTGCGTCAGCGGCGAGTGGTTCGCGGTGCCGGCCTCGATCGCGATCGGCACCGTGCTGGAGGCCGCGAACCGGCTCGCCGAGCCGATCCAGCAGGTTCAGCCAGCGATGGTCCCGCAGATCATTCAGCTTGCGAAGCAGCCCGACCCGGCGACGGGCAAGAAGCCCGCGCCGCGGTGGATGTGGTGGACGCTGTGGGCCTGCATCGCGATCTTCGCGCTGCTGGTGCTGCTGGTCGAGACCGCGCCGAAGCACTAATCCTCGGTGATCCGGGCCTGTCCCGACAGCTTGCCGTGAACCGCCTTGCCGAGGCGCTCCAGCACTTCCGGCGTCTTTTCCTTCAGCGCCGGCTCGAGGAACGGTCGCGGCACCATGCGGCTGGTGCCGAGCTCCTGCCACACAGCGATCTTGCTGTCCGTGCCGATGGTCGCCTCGTTGTGCCCGACCCTGTGATGGATCGAGTCACGCAGCTCGCCGGTGCGCAGCAACGGCTTGTCGGCAGCGAAGCCCTTGTTGACGCGATCCCGCTTGGTTCGCTCCGAGAGCGGCAGCCAGGTCGTCGGCCAGTGCGCGTCGTAGGTGCCGATGTAGGCCTTGGCCTGCTTCTCGACGACCTTGGCCGCGCCCTCGAGGGCGCGATGGGTCTCGTGCTCGATCTCGAAGCCGACCGTTCCGAAGAACTTGGCGGCCTCGAACAGCGACATGGTCTTGGTCATCAGAGCTTCCCGTCGTCGTCTTTGGTGGCCTGCTGTTCGGGCGCCGGCGACCGCTCCGGCGTCGCTTCCTTGCCGTAGGTGAAGCCCGGGACGGACCCCATGTTGCGGAGCTGATACTGCTCGTAGCGGCCGCGCTCGCCGTTGATGTCGAAGTGCATCAGGTCGCGCTCGCCGCCGCCGCCGAGCGCAGTGCCGAAGGCGCCGCCCCATGCGAACTGGCCGTTGAGCTCGGGATGGCGAGCCTGCTGCTCACCGTGCGCGTGACGGGCGAGCAGCTGATACATCCCACCCGGGTCCTCGCCACGATTGCGCAGCGTGTTGCCGTCGGGGTCGATGATGTGGAAGTCCGCGGCGCGGCCGTTGTGGTTGACCTGACCCGGGCCGCGAAAGCCCGAGGTCATCTCGACCTTGTAGCCGGGCGGAAGGTGCGCGGCAGCAGCGCCAACGATCTCAGGGATGCGCGGATCGACCCGGCTGTCGACATTGCCGACCAGTCGGCCGCCGCCCGTCGATGGCCCCGTATAGGCCGGCGAGCTGGTCGCAGCCGAGGGGATGCTCATGGGGTTCGAGAGCTGCTCCTTGCGGCGCTCGACCTCCCTGCCCCAGCCCTGCTCGAAGCTGTCATGGGTCTGCGGACCGCGCATCCCGGGATACGGGTTGCCGCCGATGTTGGTCATGGCGCCGCGCGTGTAGAAACCGAGGCCCTGCTGGTGCATCAGGTACATCTCGGTGTCGGTCGGATCGCGGCCGAAGTTCTTCCTGAACGAGTTGCGGTTGGCGTCGAACATGCGGGCTGCCGCCATCGCGTTGTCGTGCGCCGAGTAAGGGTCACCACCCTGGCCGAAGCGCTCCCACTCGTTGCCCTCGCCGCGCGTCCCGACCTGATAGAGCCCCTTGTACTGGGTGTTCTTGTTCCGGTTGGACTCGGGGTCGTTGCTGCTCTCGATCGAGGCGACCGACCGCATGAAGTTCGGGTCGAGATGGTAGGCCTTGGCAGCGCCGACGATCTCCTTGTCGACCTCCGGCGAGCCGCGGTGGACGATGCGCCCGGTGGGGCGCGTCGGGCTCGGCAGCAGCGGATCGAGGTCGCCCTCGCCGCCGAAACGCTGCCTGACAGGCTGCGGCGCGGCATCGCGGTGCCCTGCCGGGTGACCCGGATAATGGTGGTTGTTGCTCACGCGGGGGCTCGCGCCCCCGCCCGAGATCGAATAGTCGGAAGGGCCTCGCCCCTCGGCGCGGCCTTCCGGGACATAGTCGGCACTGCCAGCGGTCGGCGTGACGCGCTCGGGCTCACCCTCGGTGAGCATGACGAGCCCGATCTCGCGGCCGCCGACCGTGATCTTGCCGATTTGCACTTGCTATGTCCCGATGAACGTCATGCGGTCCCAGTCGAACTGCTTGTTGCCGTTCTCGTACTGGGCAAAGGTGATCGCGTAGGAGACGAGCTCCCACTCTTCCATCGCGTGCGCGACATCGAACGGGACGCCGTTTTTGATGCACCAAAGGGTGAGCTTAAAAACGACGTCCTCGGTTAGTTTTTTGCCGTCTCTTTCGAGTCGACCTGGGTTTCTGCGGTCTGCAGCTTGGCGAGGGCGCGGCTGGCGGCGGCGAGACCTTCGGCATCGAGCATGTCGAACACGGCATCGAGCTCGCCCCGCGTCCGGGGGAACGGGATCGGCGCGCTGTTGATCTCGCAGACCGCGGCCGCGATCGCGAGCGGCAGGCGGTCCGGGACGAAATGTTTGACGCCGTCGGGGGTGATATGTTCGCCGGAGCCGGCCAGGTCCGGCGTCATGCCGGTGAGCTTAGTCTGCTCGGAGGGGCGCAGCTTGCGCACGCCGATCACGCGGCCGAGGTCGTCGGCCTCGCGCTCGATGCGCTTGTAGCGCGCCATGATCATCTCGCTCTGGGTGGGGTTCATTGCGTTCATCGAAATTCCTGTGGGGGCTTGGAGAGAGGACGTGATCCGGATCAGGCGATCTGGATCTTGGTGGACGCCATGCCGGTCAGCGTCAGCGTCGTCGCCTTGTCGCGGCTGATGTTGCCGTGATTGTCGAGGAAGATGACGAAGTTGCTGTACTGGTAGCGCGACACGGAGCCATCGGGATTGGTGATGCTCTCGTTGAGGAAGCCGGGCTTCTGAACCGCGCCAGCGTTGAAGTTCGCCTCGGACTTCACCATGAAGTCCTCGAGCGTCGGGCCGCTGCGGGTGATCGTGAAGTCGACCTTGTAGCCATCCGGCACGAAGCCGTAGCGCGGGAAGTCGTTGTACGGCATCGTCTTGATGTCGTGCTTGAGCGCCTGAATCTTGACGTCCTGCACGTCGCCCATGTCCACGATGGTGCCGGTGGCGCCATCGTAGAACGCAAGGCTGTAGTCCGTGCCGACGTTCATCCCATTGACGGGCATTGGCAGTTCTCCAAAGAAAAAGCCCGCTCACAAAGGAGCGGGCCGGGTTACGGGATGGGTTGGGATCAGACGCCGGAGTTGACCTGCGTCTGGAACTGCTGCGCGGTCGGCTGCGTCGACTGCACGGTGACGCTGACGTTGCCGCCACCCTGGAACTTGACCACGAAGTAGCGGACCACGTTCAGGTAGCGGACCGTCCAGTACAGGAACAGGTAACCGCGGGCCTGCAGGTCCGGCGGGTTGTTCGAGAGATCGCAGACCACCGACCAAGGCTTGTCGATCATGCCCTGCCCGTTGATGCCGAGGCCGACCTGCGGCGAGGCGAGCTGCGCCGAGAAGCCGTCGAACAGCGCCTTCGCCTTCGCGCGGGTCTGGTCGTTGGGCTGAATGGACTGCAGCTGACCGATGATGCTGCCTGCCGCCTTGCTCTGCGCAGCGCGGATCAGGAAGTTCGTCATGCGGGTGTATTCGACACCGTTCGCTGCCGTGTTGCTCGAGGCGTTACGGCCGGTGGCGAACGAGAAGTAGAACCCGCCGGGCGAGGAGCTCGGCGGCAGGATGGTGTCGATGCCGCCGAGGTTGATCTGCGACAACTCGGTGTCCGAATAGGTCTGTCCGAGCTGGCTGCGCTGCGTGGAAGTGACACCCCCCAGCGGCTTGTTCAGCGGCGACTGCTGCGGCGAGAGATTGCCGACGATGCCGATGCCGAACGCAGCCGGGTTGATGAGCCGCGTGTAGCCGTTGAAGCTGTCGAAGAACGACGGCCAGTCGCCCATGAGGAGCCACATCCACGGCGTGTCGACGCCGGAATTGATCCGCGTCGCCAGCGCGTTGGCGATGCTGTCGCCCTTCACGGTGCCCATGATGGGCATCATGGTCTCGGAGAGGCCGAAAGACGTGATCGCGGCGTAGAAGGCCGGCGTCGACAGATCGCACAGCGTGAAGCAGTCGCAGCTCGAGTTGCGCAGGACATACATGCCCTTGCGCGGCACGACGTCCTGACCCATCAGCGTCGCGTCGGTGACACCGGCGGCGCCGTCGGTGCCGCCGGAGAACGTGTAGGTCTGGCCCACCACCGGCATCAGGGTCGAGACGCCCGCGGTCGCAACCACGAACTGGCTCTGGCCGCGCACCGCGTTGCCGTTGTTGATGACGTTGGCGAGATTGGTCCAGAAGGTCTGCCACGTGCCGACGCCGCCCGTGAGCGTCGCGCCAGAAACCGTGATGTTGGTCGAGACCTTGGCAAGCGTCAGCGCGTTACCGCCGGTGCCCGCGTTGGTGCCCGTCCCGGAGAACTGGTTCGCCGTGATCGAGAGCGTCGAGCCCGACAGGCCGTAGGTGCACTTGACGAGGCCGGTATCCTGCGAGGCCAGCAGGAAGGTCAGCAGGTTCGACAGCGTGACCGGCAGCGAGGTGCCGATGTTGACCTGCATCCCGGTCGCGCCGGACGCCACGAAGGTGATCGCGGAGCCCGCGATGGTCAGCGTGTCGTTGGCGGTGGGCTGGCCCGTGAAGGTGGCTGAGCCGGTCGCTGCCGTCGGACCCGCCACGTTGTTGAACTGCTCGGGCACCAGCCCGGGGAACGCCACGATCGCCATCAGCGACTGCGCGGCCGTGCCGAACTGCAGCGATGCCGTGATCTGGTTGCCGAGCGACCCGGTGCACGCCCCGGTCAGCGTCAGCGCACCGGACTGGATCGACGCGGTCGCGGCCAGGTCGGTGCCGTCGGTGACGCGCACGCAATAGAAGCCGATCGAGCCGCCGACTTGCGTGGCTGCCGACACATAGGACGAGATGTCGTAGGGTCGCACCTGCGGCGGGCCGATGTAGATCGCCGCGTCAGCGGGCTTGGACACCGGGATCAGCGCGTTGGTCTTGCCCCACGAGGCAACGCCGACCAGACCTTCGATGTTGGTCGGCGTGCCCGCGATGAACGGGGTCGGAAGGATGATGTCGCCATAGACGCCCGGAACGCTGAGCGCGGCGAGGTTCTGCTGGCCGTCGAGGAAAACGGGCATCGAGTGCTTCTCCAATAAAAAACCCGCCTTGCGGCGGGTTCACATCGAGGGATGGACGGACGGGTGTGACGGCGGATCAGGTCGCCGACGACGCGGATGAGGCGGCGGCAGGAGCCGGGGCCTGAACCGAAGCGGGCGTCGCGGCCGGAGCGGCCGAGGTCGCCGGAGCCGGGGTCACAGGCGCCGCGGGCGCCGGAGCTGCCGCTGCGGCGTTGGTCGGCGTGCCAGCCACCTTGTTGACGTGGACGTGGTTGTGGCTCGCGAGGATCTGCTCGATCTCGCTCACCTCGGTGACGAGCTGACCCTTCAGGTAGTTGCCGAACTCATGGATGATGACGAGGACGTGGTTCACGGTGGTGCCCTTCAGCTGATGGCGTTGGTGACGAGAGGATTGTCGGGGTGGGTGATCGAGACCTGCGTCGAGGTGATCTCGTAGCCGTCGAACAGCTCGACGGTGGCGTATTCGACATCGAACACGAGGTCGCGCCGGTAGATCGCCTGCGTCTGCATCTCGTCGATGTTGGTGGTGCGGTTGTAGATCACGAGCGCCTGCGACGAGTCGGGCATCGTGATCTTGTTGGCCTTCTTCAGCGCAACGTCGATTGCCTTGCCGAGCGTGCCGCGGATGGCACTCGACGGCGCCCAGACGGTGGTCATGATCGACTGGCGTTGGCGATGCAGCACCTTGCCGAGCACGCCCTTGCCGCCTTGCCGGGCGACGATGGAGTGGGTGCCCGGGATCGTCAGCGTCGTCGCCGTGCTCGCGACTTGCGGATAATCAGTCTGAGCCTGAGATGCCAGCGCGGCCAGGAGCTCCGCAATCGTGCTGCCAGATGCAGAATAGACATGAGCATCATCGGCGATCACCGTGAGGTATTCGGCCGCGACCGGCTGTCCCGACACCGTGATGACGTTGTCGGCGAGCGTGAAGGTCATGCCGTGGGTCGGTCGCGACACCACATAGGTCTCGTCGAGGATCTGATAGACCGTGGCGCCCTGCCCCTGCATCGGGAAGATCGAGACGCTGGCGACCGGGCCACCCGGACGCGCGACCACCTGCTTTGAGGCGTCGAGCATCTTGCCCGCCATGTCGAGGTCGAGCTGGTCGGGCGTCGGCCAGCCCTCGAAGATACGGATGTCCATCGCAGCGATCGACGGCTGCGCGGTGCCGCCCGGATAGACCGCGGCGAACGCGGTCTGGGCGAAGTAGGCCGTGACGTCGGTAATATCGGCCACTCACGCCTCCAGACGGATGCACATCAGTTTGTATCCGAGGACGTTCCAGTAGGCCTGGCCGACCTCGTAGCGGTACTGCAGGTCGTCGACGATGATGTCGCGATCGCGCACCGCGCCCTTCGCGAGCGCGGTCACCGGGACGTAGATGTCCCACGTCGGGTTCGAGACGACGTCTTGCGGCAAGCCGCTGTCGCGCTTGCGCCCTGCTGCCCCTGCCTGAATGCTGGCAGGGATGTTGGTGAACAGCACCGCCTCGCCGCGCGGGTTGTTGGCATCGGTCGAGGCCTCGGCGCCGGAATAGCCGGTCAATCCGATGGCGTCGCTGGCGCCGGCGACGGTCTTGATGCGGCGGATTTCAATCCTGCTGACGTAGATCACGGCCACACCCCCTGCGAAGGCGTGGTGCGCTTGTAGCTGGAGAGCGTACCCAGCACGGTGACCGGGATTTGCGGATCGTCCTGCGCCATCTTGCTCGTCGTGCTCGAGCCGGGATTGGCGAACTCATACTGAGTGTCGCCCGCGCGCACCGAGGTGACGTTGGTCGGGATCGCGGTCATCTGCTTCTGCAGATAGAGGTCCTTGATCCAGTTGAGGCAGGCCTGCACGATGTCGTCAGGGACCGTCGCGTAGCCCGAATTGTAGACCAGCGTGACGTTCTGGAAGCCGCGCGTGAAGCGATAGCCCTTCACCGCCACCGCGTAGGCGTTGGCGCTATAGCCCGGATTGAACGAGCCGTTGGCGCTGACGGGGATGACATGGCCGTCGATGGTGACCGACGACACGGAGTTCAGCGGCAGGTCAGGCACGAACAGCAACCGCGTCCCCTCGCCGTCGAAGGTCCGGGTGTAATCGGCCTTCGCCAGCGAGTAACCGAGGTAGTTGGTGACTTGTCCGGAGATGCCGGAGATGATCCGCTGCACGGCGCAGTCGGGGTCGGAGGTCAATCCGAGCCAGTCGAGCGCGCGCGACAGCGGCACGAGGTCACCGGCCTTGGGACCAGTCCCCATCGGCAGCACCACGCGCTCGCAGAGCGTGTTGCCCGCAGCCGTCGTGACGATGTTCTGGAGGATGTAGTTGGCATCCTCCGTGCCGCCGGCGAGCGTGATCTGGGTGCGCGTGGTCGTGAACGTATTGGAGACGATCTGCAGCTGGCTGTCGCCGCTGATGATCGACCACGTCGAGCCCACGACTGTGTCGGTCCCGAGCTGCCCCGTCCAGTCAATGTCGAACGGTTCCTGATCGACCGGCCATTTCGCGCCGCCCCACACCAGCATGTCGGATCGTCCTTTGTCTTACGTTTTGGGTGGAACGGACACCGTGCGGCTGGGCGCAGCCACGGTGGCAACTTGCGAGCCGGCGACTGCCGTCGCGACGCGATTGCTTGTGCCGACGGAGACGGCGCTTGTTGCGGGAGGGGCGACTGCAGCGCCCGGACCAGCGGGTGCAACAGCAGGCCCCGGCCCGGTGGGCGCGACAGCGGGGCTCGGCCCGGCGGCGGTGGCCGCCGAGGTGGACTGCGCCGGGCTACGCGCAACCCTCGTCGATGGTATGAACAGGCTGGGCAAAGCGCGCCCGAACGACTTGACGAAGCTCGAGGCGGCCAGAAGGTGCAGCGTGCGGAACGCCACGCCGCCGGCCGCGCGACCGACGCCGCTCGCAAGGAGCGACACAGATCCACGGATCGCGGCGGAGCCTGCGCCCGACGCAAGGCCGCGCGCATGCAGCGCGGCGCTGCCGACCGGCTTGGCGATGCCGTGAGCGACGGCCTGGCCGCGTGCAGCGAGCCGCATGCCGAGCCCGAAGCTCGCCTTGCCGGTCGCCTTGATGGCGCCGCGCACCGAGAGCGGCAGCGTAGCGGTGAGGCCGGCGCGCCCGATCGAGCGCGCGACGCCAACCGCCTGCATGAACAGGCTTAGCTTGATGGTGGACTGCCCGGAGGCTGCAGCGCGGCCGGAGGCGGTCAGCGAAGTAGTGCCCGCCATGGATCCCCGGCCCGTCGCCTTGGCGATGCCCCGGGCGAACAGCGCGACCGCCTCGGATGAGGACAATCGACCGAATGACCGTGCGGCGCCCTGCGCGAACAGAAGCGCCCTGCCGGTGAACCCGACGCTGCCCTTGGCAACGGAAAGTCCCCTGCCCGTGAGCCGCGCGCTGAACGACGCAGCCGCCACACTGAGCAACGCCGACTTGGTCGCAGCGCCGAGATTGGCGACCGCGCCAAGCGCGCTAAACCCGTGCGCAGCCGCCTTGCCGCTGGCCGTGATGCGCGCGACAAAACCGGCGGCAGTTCGACCGCTCGATTTTGCCGCGCTCCTGCCTGACAGGCTGGCGGCGCCTGCGACGCCGCCGGCGCCGAACGATGCTGCCTTGGTCGCGCCACGCAGTTGCGTGGTCCCTGCCGGGGCTGCGCGACCGGATGACACTGCCCGAGTCGCGCCTCGCAGCGGCGTGGAGCCGGCGAAGGTGATGCGGCCGAACGACGACGCCTTCGACAAGGCCCCCAGCTGGGTACTTCCGCCAGAGGTGGCCTTGCCGAATGCCCTGCCCGCAGTCGCAGCCGCGAGCGAGGCGCGCCCCGAAGGCGCGGCCTTGCCGAACGAGACCGAGATCGACGTCGCTCGAAGCGAGGTGCGGCCCGCGAATGCGACACGCCCGAAGGTCCTTGCGGTGCCCTTTGCCTGCAGCGCGCGCGGGGTGGACCACCCGCCGAGAGCCTGCCGGCCGATTGCGTCAAAGCCGAGTAGAGACATGCCTCTGACGCTTCCTCGCCGGCTATAGCTCCGCGGTTAGCAGGAGGTTGACGTTCGGCGATACGAACAGGTTGCCGTTGTCGCCTTGGCTACCGCTGTAGGCGGCAGTGCTGGAGAACCGCAGCAGGCCGCCGCGCGCAGACCCGCCAGAGAGCGATACCGAGATCGTGCCGGCGTTGGTCAGGAACCCGGGAACGTTGTTGTCGAAGAACGCCACGACGTTGCCGGAGGTCGGGTTCGACGCCTGCCACGTCGGCGTCGTTCCGACAAAGCCAAACGGCGGTATCCGCATCGGCAGCGGCAGCGATACCGGGATGTCGATGGTCGTGGATGACGTCCTTGCGCCAAGAGAAGGAAGGACGATCGAGGTTCCCAGCCCCACCTGTCCCTGCGCAACCGGGTACAGGTAGCGATAGGCGAGCATCAACTCGTCGGACGGATCGCGAAAGAAGATCGGCGGCGGGAAGCTCGTCAAGCCAGCAGGAAACGACGGGGTCGGTTGGAGATCGACCTCGGTGATGGCGATGGTCTTGGTGTTGGCGTTGAGCGCGCCGAAATCGAACCAGACCTCATAACCGTTCTTGGCATTCAGGGAGACCAAGAAGGTGAGCGCCACACGGACTACACCGTTGTTCGGGATGCTCTGAAACGAGACCGCGTTGAGATCGTTGGTCGCAGTCGTCCAGTTGTCGACGGCGTTGGGGAACGCGGCGCCGGCGGTCGGCGTGATCGTGGCGCCGCTGTTGTTGGTGATGAGCGCCTGCAGGGTGCAGCGTCGACCGGCGAGCTTGGCGGCCTTGTTCGACTCGATGCGCTGCATGAGCTGCACATCGGTGTTGCTGGTCGCGCCGGTGATCTGCGCGGCCCATTGCGAGTTTCCAGTAGCGAAAACCTGGGCAATCGTGCAGGCGGCACCGACCGAATCCAGCATCCAGCCGTCCGGACCATACTGGAACGTTCCGGTGGCGGTGTTGGTGAACGACGTGCCGCGCTGCCAGATGTCGAAGCAGCCGTTGCGCAGCGCGTTGGTGTCGCCCCTCAGCGTATTGAGGTCTGCCGACAGTGCGCCGATGCCGACGATCGGGGTGGTCGAGAAGCTGATCTTCCCCGTCGTACCGAGCGAGTTAGCCAGCACAATCTGGCGGCCGAGCGTCGTGCCCGACCACGTTCCGATGCCGATCTCCCACAGGGTGAGATCGGCGCTTTCGGCGCGGTAGCTGTAGCTCGCGCTGGTGATGGCGCCAGCGGTGCTCGGGGTCTGGTAGCCGGCAAGCGCGCTTCCGACGGTGAAGTCCGCGGTTCCGGCCACGCCGGAGATGAACCGGCAGACGTCGAGGAAGGAACTTGCCATCGGGTGAGCCTGTGCGGGCTCAGGCCACGCTGAGCGTCATGCTGGATGCGGAGAACGACGCCGTGATGCCGCCGGGCAGCGACTGCGATGCGACCTTGCGTACCGAGCCCGAGCCCGACGCCGAGGTGTTGACGCCGGTGACGTTGAAGGTGTCGGCGGTGACGCCGGCGACCGTCTGCAGGCCGGTGTAGCTGCCGGCCGAGAAGGTCGGCGCGGTGCCGCCGTACTCGGTCGAGAAGATGAAGCTGTCGCCGTTGGCGTAGCCGTGCGCCTTCGCGGTGATGACGCCGGGAGATGCAGCCGTGACGGTCGCGGGCAGCCAGCTGAACTGGCCCATGTAGTCCCAGAACGTCAGGTTGCCCGCGCTCGATGCGTCGAAGAGCCCCCACGCAATCAGCGTGCCCCAGCCGGTGGACGTCGAGGCCGCAAACGTGACCTGCGCACCGTTCGATGCGAGGACCGGCGCCGAGCCGGTCGCATCCGGGAAGGCCGAATAGGTGATGCTGTCGCCGGACGAGATGGCGAACGCCGCGTTTGCGGTCAGGGTGACCGTGGTGGCGCCGACCAACTGCACCGTCCCGACGACATTGCCGGTCGTAGCGTCGCGCGCCTGCATTCCGACGGTGATCCAGGAGGGCACCGCCGAATGCGTGATGGTCGGGCTCGCGGTGGTGGTGGCTGCCGTCGTTGCGACGGAGCCAGCCACCTGCACGCGCGCGTAGCCGTTGCCCGCGACCTCGGTGAAGCCGGTGCCTGCGTCGGTACCGACCGCCGTGAACAGCGCGAGCCAGACACCGGTGAGAGCCGGCATGGCCTTCGCGCCGGTCAGATAGTTCAGGGCGTTCTTGGCGGAGTAGTCGGTAAAGCCGGTCATGCGATCGGTGTCCCCTACGAGGTGATACGGGTGCGCGGAGCGATCCGCGCGTTACTTGCCGGCGCCGTCGCCAGCGGCGCCAGTCGCGCCGGTCGCGGCCTTGGCGGGCTTCTTCTTGACCGCGGCCAGCAGCGCAGCGACGAGCTTGTCGGCGCGCATGGCCGGGTTCGCGGCGACGCCGAGCGCCTCGAGCACCGCGATCATGTCGTCGCGGCCGATCGTGATCTTCTCGGAGGGCGCGGGCGGCGCCTCGCCGGAGACGAAACCGTGCGGGATCAGATGCTCGACGACGTGCTCGGCAACCTCGACGGTGCCGTCCTCGGCAACAGTGAACTCGTGACCGGCGTGCGAGAACGAGTTGACGCCTTCCGGCGCAAACAGCTTGGGCATTGGTAGCTCCAGTGGTGGGGGTGCAAAGGCGAGAGAGGCAGAGGCGCGCGTACGCGCCCCTGCCGACGCTGCGAGAGCGTCAATTAGCCGTTGGCGATGTTCGAGATCATCGCGAAGGCGGGCGGGAAGTAGCACTGCAGCACTTCGTCGGCGTAGACGCCCGACTCGTACTTGCGGGTCCGCAGCGGCCACTCGATCTGGTAGTAGTCCTGACGGCAGCGGACCTGCAGGACGTTGGCGATACCCGAGACCGGGTACGGCAGCGACTTCGACGTCATCACGATCGTGCCCGCGGGCATGTTCGGATGGATGCGGATGTCGAGGGTCTTGGCGCCGCCCATGCTGAAACGGTTCAGATAGGTGCGGACCATGATGCCGCCGCCGAGGCTGTCGCGCTCGGAGTTGAACACGAACCGCTGGGCCGCGTTGGACGAGCCCTGCAGGATCTTCTTGGAGATGTTCAACGCCTCCTGCGAGTTCACCCAGATGGTGTCGGGCGACAGGCGGAAGTTGTCCCAGCGATCCTTCAGCGCGGCGTCGATCTCGACGATGCCGCCGGAGCCGTCCGAGGTCAGCGGCGTACCGACGCCGGCAGCGCCGGTGGCGAGACGGCCGACATAGGCATTCGACCCGGCCTTGAGCAGCTGGGTCATGATGCCGTCGAACACGAGGCTGTTGGTCGACTGGTCGCTCGACGGCAGCGAGGCTGCGGTCTGCGTGCCGGTCGCGGCCGCCACGATGGCAACCGAATTGATCGAGGTGATCGCACCGAGCACCTCGGAGCCAGCCGCGCCCCAGAACCAAGCGTAGCCGCAGGCGCCGTTGACCGCCGCAACGGTCGCCGTCAGCGAGCCGGTGGTGCCGCTCGCGACGGTGCCGGTGGCAGCCACCGACTTCTGCGCGGAGCCGCCGCCGAACGTGTCGGACGAACCGTCAGCGTTGGCGCGGGTGATCGAGGCCTGGATACCGCCGGCGATCGAGCCGTTGACCATGGCATCGAACGCGAGCGCGACGCAGATCACCGAGTAGGTCGCGGCAGCCAGAACGCCGCCGGTGATCGAGGCCGCGACCGTCGGGGTCGGGGTGATGCCGAGCTGCAGCGAGGTGTTGCCACCGAGCAGCAGCGCCTCTTCGCCGATCATGGTGGCCTCGAGGCCGACCTTGGCCGCGATCGCCCGGATGTCGTCGAAGCCGCGGCCAGCGTACTCGGCCTCGAAGTCGACGTTGGTTTCCAGACCGATGCCGCGGTAAGCCGCCGCGTAGTCCTGCGTGGAGACCGCCTGCACGCCGCCGCGGTTACCGGCCGAGACGCCGATCCGCATGTTGGCGGTGTTCACGCCGGTGACCGCACGCCAAGCGGCCTGAATGCCGCCCTTGCCGGTCACGCGCGGAATTTCGTTCCGCAGCGGGGTGAGAACCGGGTACACGAACTTCGCGCCCAGCTCGAGGTCGTAGTAGGTCAGGCCCGTGGTGGGCGAGCCGGCCTGCTGGAACGTCGCCGACTTGGCGAACATCTCCGGGACGAAGTTGCGCGCCTCGTGCGACTTCGACATCGACGCGAGGAAGGACTGCACTTCGGCGGCGATCGCAGCGCGATCGAGGTTGCCGTTGACGGTGTAGATCGGCGCCCACGACTTCTGCAGCTCGTGCGGCAGGAAGTCGGTATACTTGACGAGAGCGTTCATCGCTCAAGACTCCAAAACTGGTGATTGCGGGGTGTGGTGGGTGCGCCGTGGTGCCGTCCCCGGCAGGCGCGAGCAGACGCGCGACGTCGTTCCCGCAGTGACCGTCCCCGGCCCGGGTTCTCGTCGCGATGAAGGCTGCGGCGCCCTACCCGTCCCCGGGTGGGCGCCTAGCCGAATTTCAGGAAGTGATCAGACCTGGCCGCGCGTCGGCATCTGCCGACGCATGGACGCCTCGGTGGCTCGGGTGTTGAGCTCCTCGGACGTGATCTTCGCCAGATCACTGGTCACCATGTCGATGGCCTTCTCCGCGACGCGGTAGGGACCGTTCGGCACGGCGGCCGGATAGAGCGAGACCTCGGCGACACGCTTGGTGAGGTCGCCGTTCTGGGTGGTCAGGGTCGCGATCTCCTCGCGGAGCGGGCCCGTGGCCTTGGCGACCTCGTCGCTGATCTTCAGCGCGATGCCGGCCTCGATGTCCTTGAACAGCTGGGCCTGCGCGGCCGAAGCGGCAGCGACCTGCGCCTTGAGCAGATCGTTCGCCTCGATCGCCTTGCCGAGATCGTCGCCGGCGGCCTTCTCCGCAGCACCGCAGCAGCCCTTGTCGAGCTTGACCATGGTGTCGTGGATCTCCTTGATCGCGGCGCGATCCTTGGCGCTGTGCCGCGCGCCGCGCTTGAGGAGATCGGCCAGCGGAGCTGCGCGCGTCAGCGCCTCGCTCTGCTCTTCGGCCTTGATGTGGGTCAGCACGGTGTCGAGCACGGCGGCGACGATGTCGCCGAGGTCGACCAGCGCGGTACCGAAGCGGTCGCGCAGCTCCTTCGGCACCTCGATGCCCCACTCGCCCTCGGTCATGTTCTCGCACGCCTGAACGCACGCGAGCATGTTGGTGAGGTCGCCCATCATGTAGAGGCCGGCGCCCTTGGCGAGCTCGTCGCCCTCGATCGCCTCGCCCTTGAACACGAGTCCCTCGGGCAGCTTGTCGACGAGCGACAGCGCACGGGCGGCCTTGACCAGCTCGCGGGTCTCCACGTGGGAGGCGTTCAATGCGTCGAACAGCGTGATCGCCTTCTCGACGCCCTCGGCGGTGGTGAGGTCAGCCTTCTCGACGGTCGCGGTCTCGCCTTCGGGCTTCGCATCGCCCTCGGCACCCTTGGCGACCTCGGCGGGCTTTTCGCCGGTCTTGAGCGCATCGAGCACGGGAGCGGCCGCCTTGGCGACCGCGTCCTTGGCTTCGAGCTCGGCGAGCGCCTTCAGCAGATCGCCCTTCTTGGCGAAGGTCTGGTTCGGCAGGCGCGGCGACGCCCAGACCTGGGCGACGTCGTCGGGAGTGGTCTTGGTCAAATCGACGCCCTCGGTTGCGGTGTTTTCGATCGTGCCGCCGGCTTCGACGGTGGCGGTGGCGCCCTTGGCGACCTCGGCAGCGGCCGCCTCAGCGGCGACCGGCTCAGCAGCGGGCTGCTCAACGGGAGCGGCCTTCTTGGCGGCGGCCTCGTCCTCGAGCGCCTTGCGGGCGTCGGCGATGTGCACCAGCCAGTCGCCACCCTTCTCGGTCGCGATCTCGGTGGCGCGCTTGGCGACCATGTCGTTGGTGATGACGATCTCCTCGGTGGTCTCCGGCTTGGAGGCCTCGCCGCCGGCGAACTTGCGCATCTCCTCGGTGCCGTCCGCCTTGATCATGGAGAACGTGGCGGAGGGGCCGCACGGCAGGTCGACCAGCGAAATCTCGGAGGGCGCGGCGGTGTAGCGCTTTGCGTCACCGTCCTGCCAGCGCTTCAGATAGCGGCCGCCGATGGAGAAGCCGGTGTAGACGCCCTCCTCGACCTTCTTCCACTCATTGTCGTCGACGACCTTGGCGGCGATGTCGATCGCCTTGCGCGCATCGTCGAAGCCGATGTCGGTCAGCTTGCCGGCCGCGATCGCCGAGTGCATCGAGCGCACGTTGCCGAAACTCTTGCCGTCGGTCACCTTCGCGATGTCGCCCGACCACCTCTCGAAGTGCGGCTTCGAGGTCGCGTAGTCGAAGATCTCGTTGGCGCGATCGACTTCCTCGACCACTGCGGTGCCGTAAACGATGCGCTTGGCGGCATCGACCTTCGCGATTTGCACGAAGAGCGAAAGATTATCCATGTCCAGTTCTCCTGCGTCGCGTTTTTCGACGACGGTTGACATCCAGTTTTCTTTGATCTCGGCCCACTGCTCGGGTCCGAACTCAAGCACGCCGTCGAACGGCGCCATCTCGTCGATGACGATGTCCGCTCCCTGATAGGTGAGCGTGACGTGCGATTTGAAGTCAGGCCACCGCCAGACGGCGCCTGCGTCGTGGATCTCGCGATGACGCGAGGCGAGCTCGTCGGAGTGGAAGCGAAGCACGAGGGCTTCACCTTCCTTGCCGAGGCGCTCGAGGTGACGCTCACCGCCTTCGACCCGGAAGATCGGCACGCTGGAGCGCGGCACGCCGGACCATTCGACCGGCTCTTTCGAGTAGGCGATGGTGACGTGGAAATCGTCGATGGGCAGCGTGACCGGGAAGCCGTTGGCTGCGGCCCAGCTCTTGAGTGCCTCGCCGTTGCGAAGGCTGCGCTTGATGTAGAGCGTGCGCTTGTCGCCCTTGGCGAAGCGCATCGGGCCGCCCTCGACGACGGAAATGACGAGCGGCAGCGAAGCGCGGACGCCAGGATGCAGCGGCTCGGGCGGCGCGCGCAGATATTCCCAGCGCGCCTCGGTGTGCTCGTCGTTCAGCTTGACGGCGAGCTTCTCCTCGACGCGCTGAACGAAGGTGGTGAAGTCGACCCGGCCGGTTGCGATCTGGCAGACCTGGCCGCGGATACCCGCAGGGTCGAGCGTGATGCCGGCCTCTTCGAGCGTCTCGCGGATCGCGGCCTCTTCGGCCGTCTCGCCCGCGTCGATGCCCCCACCCGGGAAATTCCACTCGCCGCCGTGGTCCCCGCCCGGAGCCCGCTTCATGAACAGCGCGCGCCCATCCGGGGTCACGATGGCGATGCCGGCCGCCTGATGGCGGCCTGCGTCCGGATCGACGGCCGCCTTGGTGGCGTCCTTCTTCTTTTTCTTCTTCTGGCCCTCGAGGTCGTAGCCCTGAAGGCCGGACGTTGCCGACGCCGGCGCGGCGAAGGTCGATTTCTCCGCCGCGGTCATGGCGTCTCCGGGAGCTGGGGGATCAGGTGAGCGTGTTGGCCCACGCCGTGATGGTCGGCGTGATGTTCGTGTTGCCAAGCGCGTTCGGGTGAATGCCGTCGGCGGTGAGAACGCCGCCCGAGACCTTCCACTTGCCGGGGTTGGCCGGATCTTCGACCACCGCGGCGACGTCGATGACGCCGTCGATGGTCACGCCGACCTGCGTCAGCAGCCATGCGTTGAACAGGCCGCGGATGCCGGTGCTTTCGTAGTTGGCAACGACGGTCTGGCCGCCCGTCGTGGTGAAGCCGTCCGACGAGGTGCAGCGCGGCAGCAGCGTGCATTGGTAGACCTTGAGGCCCCGCGCCTTCGCCGACTTCCAGTTCGCGAGGGCCAACGTCTGCATGCTGGCGAGCGAGACGCCGCCGGCAGGGTCGTTGTTGCCCATGTCGGTGACGTAGTGGGTGGCGAAGTCCATCAGGCTGTCGCGCCGCCAGCCGTGCCCGATCGCGCCCTCGCCCTGCAGGCTGTCGCCGGCACGCGCGAGGTTCATGAACGGGATCGCGCCGCCGGAGGCTGCGATCAGGCCGCGCTCGAGGAAGCCGTTGGCGCCGACGTTGTTGTTCACGTCAGCCACGCCGACCGCGATGCTGTCACCGCGGATCACGACGGCGGGCGTCGGCGTCAGCGGGTAGCCGAGCACTGCGAGGGGGCCATACCCCTTCGAGACCAGCACGCCGCCGTTCCCGACCATGGCGCCGGTGACGCCGAGCACCTGGCTGCTGCCGGAGGTGTTCTCGACGAACGTGTCGGCGGTGGTCAGCGTCAGCACGCCGTACTGCACGAATTGACCGGCAGACGCGACGGTGACGCCCGTCCGGATGGCGAAATCGGTCGAGGGCGCGAAGTCCGCGCCGATCTTGTCCGTGATGAAGTAGTGGGCGCCGGCGGAGAGCAGCCGGTTGACCTGGCCGCCGAAGAACGCTCGGCGCGTGAACACGCCAGTCAGCGATTCCAGCGCCGCCTCCACCGTGATGTCGTTCGGCGCGTCAGCGTCCGAGCTGGTCGCGTTGGCAAGGAAGTTGCCGTACAGGAGGCAGATGTCGCGCACATAGACCGGCGCCGAGCGCATCTTGATGCGGCTCTCGAACCGGGTCGCGGTGCCGCCGCCCTGCGTGTAGTCGCCCATGACGCGGCCGCGCGTGGCGACGACCTGCAGCTTGCGCGGGGAGATGCGTTGGAAGTCGGTCATCGGTTCACATCCTTACGAGCGTGACGACGGGCTCGGCTGCGGAGCGCGAGGTCGCAGCGGTCACGCGCTGCCCGTTGAAGGTGACGAAATCCCAGCGAGTGCCGGCCGGTGCGGCCACGCCACCGGCGTAGGAGGCGGCGACCCGCACCGACGAGGCGGTGCGGTCGAGTGTCGCCCGGCGCGCGATCGACGCGCGGCGGGCCAGCTGCAGCCGGCTCACGCCGCGATCCACGCAATCTTGTCGCCGGCGTCGACCAGAATATCGACGGCGCCGAAGCTCGGATCGAAGTAGCGCAGCGGACCCACGTTGGTGTCCGCGTTCGGGCCGACGGTGTAGAAGATCGCGGCCGAGGCGTTGATCGTCAGCATCGGCAGCAGCAGCTGCGCGTTCGGCAGAACGCTGCCGGCCTGCGCCGCGATGGAGGACTGCCCGGGGTTCGCCATCAGCTGCGACCCGGTCGCGCCGTAAGGCAGCGCGACATGGGGCACGCCACCGGCAAAGCCGACGTTGCAGTATCCGAAAGTGATGTGAACGCCAGACAGAGCCATGGAGGTGTCCTACCGGTTGAGCGCGGTTGAGGGCGTGAGATCAGGCGGTGGCGCCCGTCTCGTTCTTCCAGTTCTTGCCGTCCCAGATCACCAGGTGGTTGATCGTGGTGTCGTAGAAGCGGAAGCCGATGAGCAGCGGATGAGTGCCGAGCGCCGAGGTCGGCCGCGCGGTGGTCGGGCCGGACGGCGCCAGCAGCATCCAGCCGTTGGCCTGCAGCCCTGCCGAGTCGAACTCGGGCACGTCCTGCACTCCGCCCGCCGGATCGAAGGTGCGACCGTTGACGGTGACCTTGCGGCCGTTCGCGGGCGGGATCAGACGGTGGGTGGTGATGGTGGAGTTGATGGTCACGGCGTTACCCATTGAATTTGTCCCCCAAGGGTTCGAGCTCGCCGACCGAGACATACTTGTCCGGTCGCGCGAGCTGAGCGGCCGCCGCGTTGCGGTGGGCCATCTCGTTGATCCGGCGAAGCTCGGCGAGCGTCAGCATCTGCTGGCCGCTCTCCTTCGCCTCGTTGCGGCGAGCGCCGCGGTATGATCCGGCTGGTCGGGCCATCACTTGTCCTTCTTGGTCGGCGGCTTGGAGCCGTCGACCTTGGTTGAGGGGGTCTTTGTGGAGGGGGTTTTGGTGGAGCCCGGCTCGGGCGCCGTGGGCTGCGGGACGGCTTGCGCCATCGCCTTCGCCTCGGCCACCTTGTTGTCGAGCAGGTTGGCGTCGATCGGCACAAGGCCGCTCGGCGTCATGACCATCAGCATGTTGGCGGCCGGGCTCGGGTCCGGCTCTTCGCCGATCCGGTCGCGCACCTGATTGATGGTCAGGTTGCCGCTCTCTTGGTAGCCGCGCAGGATGGTCGACTGCTTCTCCGGGTCGATCTCCTGCTCTTCCGCCCACGCGAACTCGAGCTCGTCGTCGGAGAACTCGCGCATCAGCACGTCGTTGAGGGTCTCGGCGACCCACTGCTTCATGGGCTCGATGCCCTCCTCCTCGGCCTGCTTCTCGTGCTGCTCGGCGATCGAGCGGTTCGAGAGCGAGACGAAGGCGGCCGGCGGATAGGAGAACGCGAAGCAGACGATGCGGACCAGCCACTCGTCGAACTCGTTCTTGAGCGGCGGCTCCTTGAGCGGCGTGTAGGCGTTGCCGGAGCCGGTCGGGATGAACTTCATCCGGCGACGGTTGGCGAGGTTGCCCGAGAACAGATCGTCCCAATACTGCTGGAAGCGCTGGGTCTGGTCCGGCGTCCACTCGGCGGGCAGCGAATACACCGCGTCCGGCTGGTTGCCTTCGCGGAAGTATTCGAGCTGCGCCAGCGAGCGGTGCAGCGCGATCGAGATGGTCATCACGACCTGCTCGACCGGCGAATAGCCATAGACCCGGTTGGGGCGCAGATTGAGCGGCCGATAGATCAGGTCCGCCGTGGTGTAGTTCACTGCCGGGAGACCTTTCAGCACCTGCTGGTAGGCCGGAGGCAGCATCGCGAACTTCGGCGGCTTCATGCCGATCGGCGTCTGATGCGCGATCATGGAGCCGGGCACCAGCCGGAAACCGAAGGTTCGGTGGTTCTCCAGCGTGATGGTGTCGCCGTTCCACGTGAAGTCCTGCCCGGTGAACGGGATGGGCTCCGGGGTGCGGCCCCAATCGTCGATCACCCGCTTGATGGTGCCGCCGTCGACGTAGCGCAGGCCGATCAGCCCGCCGCCACGGTTGCGCTCGCAGAAGATCGACGGGGCGTCGATCACGAGCAGATCCTCGAGGATCGCGCGCAGCCAGGATCGGAAGGTCATCTCCCGGTCGGGCCGCTTGAAGAAGCGCGTGATCTCCTTGATGCGGTTCTGCTGAGCCGCAGGCAGCTCGGAGATCGCCGGCCGCTTCTTCTTGCTGGTGTCCTCGTGCTTGACGCGGATGGTCCACGGCAGGCGGCACATCTGATCCTTGCGCCGCTCGATGACGAGCCGCATCGGATCGTAGCTGTCGGCGAGGTTGCGCAGCGCCGGGAACGAGATTTCCTCGTAGGTGCGCGGCGTGGTGGCGAGGTTGTAGCCCGGGATGAAATCCCAGACGCGGCCTGCGACCTCGGGCGGGGCAATCGGCTGGATCGGGTTGAGAGGTCCGAACCAGTCGGCGCCCTGCGCGGTGCCGTAGCCCGCGCCCGGCGTGACCGGGCGCCCCTGCGACGACACGCTGACGTCGTAGGGAGAGAGCGACCGCATCGAGCGGCCTTCTCCGCGAGGGGTGGACACCATCCTGCAGCTTCCGTTTTTACGTTGTGGGCCCCGCTTGAGGCGTTGGCGCGGGCAGCGGGACGCGCTCCCAGCCCCGTTGCATGAAGGCTGAGGCGTCGTCCTTGCTGACGGCGATGATGCGGTTGGCCGGCGGGTATGCTGCCGTGCCGTCCATCAGGTAGACGGTCGAGACGTCGTCCGGCACGCGGATCAGCACCTTGTCGCGCGGAGGCGTGGCCGGTGTGATCTCGAAGCCGAACTGGGGACCTTCCGGAGGCGGGGCGCTTGCGGCCCCGCTGTGCTGCTGCGCGCCCTCGGCGAGCCGCTTGTAATACTCGATCCAGCTGTTGGCGCCGGAAGCGAGAGCCAGGTCGTTCACCGCCCAGATCCATGCGTCGGCCCGGTCGGGAGACTTGGGCCCCGTGTAGCCGAGCGTGGTGAAGGCGGTGAGCTGGTCCTCCAGCTCGTTGAAGCGTCCGACGTGGCGCACCCCGTTGCGGGTATACAGCGTGGAGATCGGCTCGGCGCGGACGTGCTTGCCCTTGCCTGCATGGACCACGCGCACCGGGACGGCGCCGTCCAGCGAGCGGATGACGTAGGCGACCATGTCGCCGCCGTAGTTGATCTCGGCGATGATGTGGTCGGCACCGTAGGCGTGGTAGGCGGCGATTGCCGCCTTGCCCCAGTTCTCGGGACCGCCGACGATCGACAGGTCGGCGCGCAGATAGACGCGGTTGTCCTTGCCAAGCGAGGCGACAACGATGCCGATCTCGTCGTTCTTCGGCTTCTGCTCGACGTCGGTCTTGTCGCCGGGCTCGGATGCGCCGGACGGGTCGATCGAGACCACGGTCTGCACATATTCCGGCTCGTCGCCGACGGCGACGCGGCAGCTCTCGATCAGCTCGGTGGTCCAGAGCGCACCGGCGTTCTCGTCGATGTAGGAGCCTTCCCAGAACCGCTTGCGATAGTTGCCGGTCGAGTTTTCGAGCTCCTTGATGTAGCCAGCGTCAAGGTTCGCCATGTTGTCAGCGGGATTGATGAACATCCGCTGGTAGTTCTCGGGGTCGTTGATCGCGACCTTGGTCTCGGGGTCCTTGAGGTCGCCGAACAGGACGTTGGTCCAGTGCGACTTGCCGACCGGGTTGATGTCGTAGAACATCCGCTGCCGGCAGCCGTCGACGACCTGGGCGAGACGCGAGCGGACCAGCTTGGCGGTGTACCAGCTGATCTGCGAGCACTCGTTGAGGAAGATGGTGCAGTATTCGGCACCGAGGATCTTGTCGGCGCGCGACGCATCGTCGAGGCCGCCGATCCAGATTTCCGACCCGTTCGGGAAGCGCACCACGTTGTGCGGGTGGCGCGAGTGCTTGTACTTGGTCCCTGGGAAGAAGAGCTTCATCACCTTCGGCAGGGTGTCGAGACCCACCGAGGCGTCGGCATGGACCGCGCGGTTACGCAAGATCACATGGCGGGAGCCCGGGAAGCGGAGCGCGCGCAGCACGATGGTGCGGACGAGCGTCGTGGTCTTACCGGAGCGGGCGCCGCCGACCAGACAGGTGTGGCGCTGATCGCCACCGAGCAGGATGGTGGCCTTCTCCTGCGCCGGCGTCGCGCCCTTCTCGCCCCATGACGAGAGCGGCGGGCCGCCGTTGTGCCCGATCTTCGTCGCGCCCTTCTCGCCGACAACGACGAACAAGGGGCCCCGGCTGGAGGCCTTTTTCTGCCGCTTGCCCTTAGAGCTTGGCATCAGCCGCCGAGATCACGAACACGGGCTGGGCCCCGCCCGCGACCTCGCCGGAGTGCTCGACCTTCTGCGGCGCGTAGAGCCCGAGCAGCTTGGCCTGAAACTCCATGGTGCGACGCGCCTGATCCATTCGCTCGCTGTCGCCCTCGAAGGCGTCGGCGAGCGTTGCGGTCAGCATCATCTCGAGGCGCGCGGCCATAAGGCTGCGCAGCTCTTCGACGCCCTCGATCGGCTGGCTCTCCATCGCGTAGCGGACGAGCTTGTAGGCGTAGGTGCGATTGACCTTCAGCTCCTCGCCGATCTGCTGGAACGTGTAGCCCTGCAGGCGATACTGAACGGCCTCCTCGGCCTTGCGCTTGAACGCCGCGGTGACCGCGATCTCGCGGGGCGACGTCGATGAGTTCTTGACGGTTTTCTTGCCCTTCTTCCTGCGACGGTCCTTGCCGTCCGACTGGGCTGCGACTGCTTTGTTGGGCATGGGGACACTGAATTTCGCTGGTCTCGTTGGTCTCAATGGTCGGGTGGCGGATGCCACAAAGAGAAAGGGGCCGCCCTGCGAAGGCGACCCCTTTCCCTGTCACTCCTCATGGGAGCGACGAACGTCGGCTAGAGCTTAGCTCTTGCCCGACTGCTTCTTCTTGTTCTTGGACTTTTTGGCCGACTTCTTCGTGGCCTTCTTCGCCTTCTTCGCCATGATGGCTGCTCCGTCGTGTGTTGCGTCAGTTTAAAGCGCTGCCGCTACGCCTTTTGTCCTCCCGCCGGGAGAACGCAGTCACCAGCCGCTCATACGATTTTTGCGGCGGGCGACTCTTCTGTAGACGAACTTTCGGCTTTGGCAAGTCGAAGCCCATCGACTCCGCAAGGATGTGGCCGTCGATGTACGTCAGCTCCTTGTCGAAGTAGCCGATCTTTTCCATGAACGCCTCGGCGCTCGCGCCGTCGGCGAACACGATCACCTTGTAATAGTCGGTCTTGCCCTGCTCCTCGTAGGCCTTGCCCTGACGCTTCAGGTCGGCCTTCATGGTCGAGGTCTGCGCGTCGTCGCCCTCGGCGGGCTCCGCACTCGGAGGCACCTTGCCGTTGAGCACGAGGTCGAGGCGCGCGATGCGCTCTTCGTTCTCCTGCTCGGGATCGAGCTCCTCGGGGATCTCGCCGATCGGATCGGTCTGGCGCTCCACGAAGTCGAGCGCCTTGGCGGCCTCTCGACGTTTCTTCATCGCGTTGGGGTCGAGCTTGCGCAGGCCCCCGCCTTCCCGCTTCTTGATACCGAGGGTGAGCTTTTTCAGCGCCATGGCGCGTCACCTCTGGATCGGCTGTCCGGTGGGCGTCGCGAAATACGGCGTCCGGTACAGCCCGAAGCGATCGAGCTTGATCTTCTTGTCGTTGTAGAGCGCGATGAAGCGATCCTGTCCGGCAGCATCGAGGTGCTGGAAGTAGAACTTCAGGTGCGCGATGCCCGAGCGCGGCTGGAATTTGACGTACTTGCCGATGTACTCGGTGCGCTCGTACGACGACAGGCCGTGTTGATCGCACAGCGCCTCGGTGAGCTCCTCGCCGCCGTCGTACGGGTGCGAGGAGATCGACGTGACGTGCACCTGGCCGGCGAGCGGCGACGGCACGTCACAGTAGATCTTGTAGTTCTTGTCGGTGCCGATCACGAGCGCGCCGGCCTCGATCTGGGCGAACAGATCGTCGGGGTGCATCGAGCCGCAATGCGAGCAGGCGCGGTGCCCATCCCGGGTCATCCACCAGTCATTGGACTTGTCCTGTGGGAGGAACGGCACTTCGAGGCGCCGCGGACAGCGGTGCCCCTCCGTGGGGTGCTTCTCGTCGACGTGCCCACGCAGTTTCCAGTAGGCGTTCGAGCCGCACTCCTCGTTCCCTGCACGGACGCCGAGGGGGCTGTCAGCGTCCTCGCCCCACTTGAACACCGAGGGGCAGTACGGACAGGCGTGATCGCTCGACATGAGTGCTCCTTTAGTCGTCGCCGCCGAAGTCGATGTCGATGCCGTCGCCGCCGAAGAAGCCGCCGTCGTCGACGATGTCGACGTCGATGCCGCTACCCACGATGACCGGGTCGACGTAGAGCGGGTCCACGATCATCGGCGCGGCGTAGACGTGAGGACCTGCCAGTGCGCTGCCGATCATCGCACCGGCCATGCCGGCGACCAGCACGTCGCCTGCGGAGGCACCGTGGTCGACGTGATGCACAACGGTCTGAGTTGGAGCGGCTGCGTAGACAGGCTGCGGAGCTGCGGCAGGAGCCGGGCCGGGTGACGGCGGCGTCGGGCGCGGCGCGTAGGCCGCGCCGCCCCACGGGTCGCCCTGCAACCCGCCAATCGAGCGGCGGACATCGCCGTAGGTCGACCGCCGGCGCTCGGTGTTCTGCTCGCGCAGCGAGAGGATGAACCAGAAGCAGCCGAACAGGATCGCAAGGACGAACAACGCAAACAGAACAGGGCAAAGCCGGAGATGTGCACGTGGTGCATGGCGTGGGGAGCCTATGGTTGGGGGACGGAGGTGGTTGGTCAGAGCCGCGATGCGAGCAGCAGCACCAGCAGCAGGATCAGGACGGCGTTCACCGCGTGGTCGAGCGCGAGAAGCCAGAAGAAGGAGCGGCGCCGCATCAGAGCATCGCCTGCACGGCGGTCACCAGCGTGTGGACCGAGGAGATCAGCATCGCGACCAGGCCGACGAGCAGCGAGGTCTCCATGATGGGGTCCTTCGAGAAGGCCTTGTCATGCCACCATGCCGAGATCAGGCACACCAGCAGGCAGCCCGAAGCAAGGGTCGCTACAACGCCGACGAAGATCATCACTGCCTCTGGAACATCCGGAATACATCGAGCCGGGTCACGCCGATCTCGTCGGCGACTTCCTGCATCGTCTTGCCACGGGCGCGCAGCTGCAGCGCCTTCTTGATGAGTGCATCTTGGACGGCGTGGCTGACAGTCTGCATGGACACCTTCGGTTCAAGGTCGCGGGGGATGGAGCGGCTCATGCGGTGAGCCGCTGGTTGATCTCGTAACGATGGATTTCCGCCTCAGCGAGCGGCATCCACTCGATGATCCGCGCATAGTCCTGCGGATAGTGCTCACGCAGCGGGATCAGGTAGAGGTACGACCAGCCGTCGAGCGAGCGCGGCAGGAACGTGTAGTCGGCCGGCAGCGAGATGCCCGACGCTTCGATATTGTCGAGCAGCTCCTTCTTCGACCAGTGCCAGATCGGAGCCCAGTTGCCCGCGGAGGGCCGGATCGGCCCGTGCTTGCGGATCGACATGAAGCGGATGGCGTTGTCGAGCGCCCGGATGCCGGTGGCCGAGAGGATGTCGCCCTCGATGCCTTCCTGCTTCTTGACCATCTTGACGACGTCCGCGTGGTTGATGCGCGGGATCGGGGCGGCGCCGAGGATCTCGGCGCGCCGCATCGGCTGGAACAGCCCGTCGGTCAGCTGCTTGTAGAAGGTCGGGTGCGGCATCCGTAGGATTTTGCGGCCGAACAGCGTGCGCTCGTAATAGTCGAGGCTCTCGTCGACGAACTGCAGGCCGGGGATGTCGTCGTAGTAGAACGGGATCATCTCGATCTTGTCGCGCAGCGCAATCGCGGTGGCGATCGAGTCCTTGCCGCGCGAGAAGGCAATCAGCGTCTTGTCGCCGTACCGTTCCTTGTATTCGGCGATCAGCGCGTCGCCCCGGGGGTGATTGATCTTGTCGAGGCCGCTCACTGCCGTGGCCTCCGAAGTGTCAGCTTGGCGTGCATCCGGTTCGGATCATCGGGGTCGCGCCAGCACTCGATCTCCGGCTTGGGCATCAGGATGTCCATGAACGGCCGGATGACCTCGGAGAGCTCGGCGCGGGTGAGGACGCCGTCCCCTGCCCGTTCCATGATCTCGGCGTGGATGATCTCGCCGACGAGGTCGAGCTTCGGAAGCTGCGCTGTCACTTCTTGCGAGCCTTGAGCTGGCGTACGGCGGAGGCGAGTTCGCCTGCCTCGATGTCGAGCTTCTTGATGTGCGCGTCACGCATCTCGAGCTCGCGCGTGGCGGACCGGCGAAGGTCCGCCAGCGCCGATTTGAGGAAATCGTTCTCGTCCTTCAGCGCGCGGACCTGCCGGCGCAGCTTGACGAACGAGTTGTCCGGGGCTGAGCCCGTGCTGACCTTGACGATGTAGGGCTGCTTCACGAGGCGAGCGCCCGCAGATACTCGAGCACCTGGCTCGACGTGCCTTGGAAGTGGCCCATTGCGGTGGCGCGCTCCTGATAGGTGCGCTGCCGTGTGAGGTGCCCGGCAGGGAGCTCCCTGCCCTCGCGCGCCCAGTAGCGCTGACGGATCACCTCGGGGTGCTCCTGAATGAACACCGGCGTGACGTGGAAGCCGACATGCTCCAGCGGCGCGACGATCTGCGACATCGAGAACGGCGTCTCGATCAGCAGCGGCCGCTTCGCGGTGTGCGACTGCCGGCAAATCTCGGCGGTGTAGGAGGCGCCCGGCGCCGCCTTGAACTGATCGTGCGGCACGTAGTGGTAGAGGCCGGCGAGCTGGCCGCAGACCCATGACTTGCCCGAGCCCGGGCAGCCGACGACCAAGAACGCGGTGAGGTTCGCCGGGATCATCAGGCGACCCCGCTCAGCAGCGCGCAGAACCAGATGGCCTTGCACGTGACGTGGAGACCCTGGTCGGCGCTGTAGCCGATGCGGCCCGAGCACTTGGTGAAGTCGATCACCGCGTGGGCGACCAGCTCCGCCCCTGCGAGGAGCCACGAACCGGTGGCGAGCTTGACGGCTCCGGCGTGGATCGCGGCGTGCGAGAGCATCGCGCCCGGCCAGATCACCTCGCCGGAGACCAGCGAGAGCGTGTGGTTCTTGGCCTTCGACAGCCAGTCGCCCTGCAGCGGATAGTCCGCTACCGCGTGGCAGATCAGCATCCAGAACAGAGGGCCGAGGGCGTCCAGCATGTCAGGCGGCCTTCTGCTCGCGGGTGCCGAGCTGGCACTTCCAGCCGGCGAGGCGCTCGGCGGGATGCTGCTTCATCCACTCGGCGATCGCCGGCAGACCGACCATGCACTGGGTCATGGTCATCGGCTGGAAGTCGGAGTTGGTCACGGTGACCTCGTGGCAGTCCGCGGGGGCCGCGAGGCTGCACAGGGTCGCGATGATCTTGATCATTGGGGGTCCTTGCGGTGCGCCGCGAGCAGCGCGTCGATGAATGGCGCGGACTTCGCCGCCATCTCGGCGGAGAGCTTCTTCTTCCAGTCGGGGCCGTACTTGGCCTTCTGGATCGCGACGAACTCGGCGATGATCGCCTTCACCTCGGGTGATGGCTCCGGGCGGGGTCTATCGCTCACGGCGCCTCGCCGAACTTGTCGATCAGATGCGCCTTCGCGACGTACCAGCCCTCGAAGTAGCCGACCAGCACGGCGACGTAGCCGATGATCCACGCGAGATACGGGTAGTGGCTCTCCGCCAGTGCGAGGCAGATGCAGATCAGGATGACCTCGGCGACCGTCAGGACGCCGATGATGACGTGGGTCTCGTCGACCATCACGCCACCGGCGCCGCGAGGCGAGCCATGTGGGTGCGACCGACCTTCTTCGGGCCCCGGTAGGGCTCCGGGTTCTCGACAGGCTCGCAGAGCGCGGGGCACTTGCCGTGGCGCCCGAGCGGTGCGCTGCAGTTCGAGCAGCGCCCGGCCGCCTTGAGGTCGGCCGGGCCAGCCTCGACGAACCGCGTGATGCTGAAGGGCCGCTCGAAACCGGTCAGGTGATAGTTGCCGTCGCGGTGGTTGGCGATCCAGACCTCGTAGAGGCGGCCAACGGTGAGTTCGTCACGCGCAAGCGTGTTGTCGATGCACTTCACGAAGAGGGGCATGGTGGATGGTCTCCGGGGTGTGGCCCGCGTCGATGGTCAGTCGGTGCGGGAAGTCAGGCGATCAGAGCAGCGGCACCAGCACGTTCACCTCGTCGACCTGCAACAGGCCGGCGCGTGATGGATGCGGGTCATGGGCTAGCTTGCCGTCGCGATAGACCACTGCGTGGAGCACGCCCCGCTCGGCGGGGCCGTAGGCGAGATAGTGGACGCCAGAGGTGCGCAGCCAGTAGTCGAAGTCGCCGTTGCGCAGGGCCAGGATCGCCATGCCGCGCGAACGCACGAAGTTGTGAAAGCCGGCCCAGAAGCCCTCTTCGCAATCGTGGAAGTTTGGTACCTGATGGAGCGGAAGCTCCAAGATCGAGGCGACGGCGGCCTGCTGGCAGTTGCCGCGAGCGCCGGTCTCCTTGTCGTGGAATTTGTCTTGGTCGACAGGCTTCATGGAGCTCTCGATCCCGATGCTGATCTGTGGTTTAACCCGCGCCTCGATACCCCTGTGGGGCGATTCCACGCGAAGCCAAGCAGTGCCAAGATGGACGAACACTTCAAAATCATACGAAACGGCGTCGGCGAGAACGCACGACCGACCGGCCTAATCCGCATCAAGCAGCTCAACCTCAAGGAGGGCCGCCTCCAGTATCAGTGGCGCGGATCGAAGGGAGCGGCGTGGATCGACGTTCCGTATGTGGACGTGAACGGCAAGGAGGTCAGTCCCCTCCACTTCATGCTTCCGTCCGGTGGGAAGAACTGAAGCTCAGCGCGTCACGGCTCCGACGACGCGCTCGCATGCGTCGCACATGAAGTACGGCTCATCGAAGCGACAGAGCTTGCCGCAGGTCGTGCATTCGACCGCCGGCAGGAACGTGATGTGCGTCGGCTTGACCGTGATCGGCCGGTTGATCTGCTTGAGGAGCTGCAGCAGGCTCTCCTCAGTGAGCGGCTTGGCCTCGTCGGCCGGATTGCGCAGCGGCCCGATGTCGATCTTCACAGCTCGACGCCTCGCCGTTCGAGCTCGTCCTCGACCGCGGTGAAGGCGCCCTCGAGGGGCGCGAGCATCATCGCCATCGTGGCGATCATGGCGTTGCGCCATGCGAGCAGGAACAGCGTCGGGATCATCACAGCTCCTGCAGTGCGGGCTTGGATCGCGGCGGGATGACCGACAGGTCGATCTCGCCGATGAAGCCGCCGTGCACCAGCGTGTAGGCGACGCGGCCGTGCGGCTTCCTGCCGAAGTTCTCATCCGAGTTGGCCTTGCCGAGGATGTGGCAGCGGCCGAGCAGGCCGTCTGCCGAGAGCGCCTCGCAGATCGCCATGACGAGATCGCCGTGCGAGGACGCCTCCTCGGTCCACGCCACCGCGATCAGGTCGATGTCGCGGGCGAGGCTGCCGTGCACAGCGACCGCGTAGCCGCGGTCGCGCGCCACCGTCCGGATCGTCGGCAGCATGCTGTCGAGCAGCGACTGGCAGAACGCGCCGGTCGCGAAGCGGACGGCTACGGGCTGGGTGTCTTTCATGATGCCCTCTTCAGTCGACACGCAGGAAACCAGCCGCTCTTTGGTCCGCTGTAGGAGGCGAAATACGCCACCTGAAACGAGAGCCCTTCCGGGTTGACGGCAATCGCGACGACCTTGCCTACGACGCCCACGTCGATCATGACGGCGTCGCCAAGATCGAACGGCATATCGAGGATGGCGCCGTTCTCGTCCATCGTGAGGATGCGGGCGATCACTTGCTCTTGCCCGTCGGCGCCATCGGGAACAGGCTGGCCGCCACCTTGATCTCGAAGGTGCTGTCGTCGATCTTGCGGACCACGCCGCGCTCGTCGTCGAACATCTCGTCGCCCAGGCGGGGGACGTAGCCGAACGAGAACACGAAGGCGTGCATCAGCTCGCGCGGCTTGATCGCGGCCTCCGACGTGGAGCCGGTGATGCGGATCTTGCCGAGGTCGTCGCCGGTCCCGAGCTGAAGGACGTAGCGCTCCGCCTTGGCGGCGCCGCAGACCGTGGTCGGGATCGTGACCAGCAGCTGCGGCTCGGTGCCCGGCTTGGACTGCCCGGTGCCGCGCACCTTGGGACGCATGTAGGTCAGCTTCGCCGTCGGCGGCTGATTGGTCTTGGTGACCGTCTCGATCTCTTCAAAGGCCATTGGTCTGGTCCTTGGGGTGATGCAGTGGGGGACTGCGGGGATGCAGCCGCTCAGCGGCGGCTGAAGTCGAATTGCTCGTCGCGCACCGGCTGGGGACGCGAGAGCATCCACGACCATTCGGTGAAGGACATCGAGAGCAGCAGCTTGCCGTCCTTCTCGATGTAGATCCGCTCGTGCTTGGCGGACTGGTAGATTTGGTAGGGGTTGGAGGGCACCGCCGGGACGCTCATGCGTGTGCGGTCACCTTGTGCAGCGACTTGACGAGCAGCTCCCCGTGATGGAGCCGCCGCTTCAGGTCGAACCACATCACCTTGACGAACTTGTCGCCGGGGATGGTGACGGTGAGCGGCACGTAGGGCTGCCCCTTGATCGCAACGACGTCGCCGACAGCCAGGTCGGCGCCGTTCTCGATGTCAACGCGAACCTCGGCCATCAGCGCGAGCCCTTCGGCACGCAGACGAAGTAGAGCGTCGAGGCCCAGCCGTCGAACTTCTCCTTGGCCGCGCGCGCCGCTTGAACGCAGGAGCGCTCGTCGGCGAACTCGGCGGTGGTGATCGAGCCGGCGCTGTGCGCCGACCCGACGTACATCAGTGCGATCAGGATGTAGGCGGGCATGGGGGACCGTGGGGATTGTTGTGGAGGCTTGCAGACCCCCGACGATGTTTCGCCCCATCGCCTTACAGCGGGCTGGTTTGGTCGCCGGTTTCTTTGCCTTCAGTCGGGACGTGCCTTTCTCCGACTTCCGCTGTGGAGGGTATCTCTCCCCCGCTCCGGGCACGTGGCTCCCCGGTCAGCGCGGCTTGCATGGCGGGGTCCGTTGACCGAGCCGTTGCCACGGCAGTCTCGGGCGGATACCCCTGGGTGTGTGAAGTGAAACGCGACAGCCCGCCCTATACGGCGTCCCGACCGCGCACGGGCGCGGCGGGCGGGCTTGTGTGGGCGAGAGAGCCGGGCGCTCGTTTGACACTTGGCGTCAACGAAGCGACGGACGGCGCCCTGCTCTCTCGGATCGTCGGGGCTACGCGATACAAGCGCCCCTATCTCGTAGAAAACTAGGTGTACTCGAGGTGCTCGATCGTTGCGATCAGCAGGTTCGAGCGGCAGATGTCTTGGTTCATGTTGAACCAAACGACCGCCGCGATGTGACCCTCGATGTGCTCGATGGTGACCGGCACCTCGTCGCCCTTGGTCATGACGACGTCGCCGACCTTGAAGTCGTGCTCCGGCACCGTCCACGGATCGGCCTCGACGCGCTCGCCGAACTTCTCTTCGGTCTCGACGGTCTCATTGATAGTCTGATCGCCAGTGGTCACTGGGTGGGGTCCTTCGCAGTGTGGGGGTGGACGTGTGGGGGTGGAATTGGCTTCAGTGATGCCCGCATCGCGCGCGCATCCAACGGCGGCTGTCGCCCCGATCCCGCAAGCCTTGGGCCCGGCCACGGGTCTCCGCTGAGTCCTCGGCCAGTCCGCGATTGGGTTGCTGGCGCACAGGGGATCTGGACCGTTCAACGAAGGCCGCTTGCGGTACCTGAAACGCTGACCTGACCAGCGGCCCGTAGCGCCCACCTTCGTTGAACGGATTGATGCGGCGGTGTTTTCGGCGAACCTCTGCCTACCATTAAGCGCCCCGCAAACGGCGCACCGCGAGAGGGCCCATCTAGGGGCCCTTTGAACTAGATGACCTTGAAGTACTCGCGCCCGAAGAACACCGGGTGGCGACCGCGCCATGTCGAGCCGCGGCGAAGCCAGCGCCTCAGATGCTGCGGGCTGCGGAAGCGGTAGACGATCCTGGCCGTCCAGTTGCCGTATCCGTAGATGCGCTTGATGCCATCGAGCAGCGCGAGCCGGCTGGCCTCAGCCTCTTCGCCGCCGCGCGCGATATGCGGCGTGGTCTCGTCGACCACGATGTCACCGTACTCCGCGTCCTCGTCGACGTTGAAGCACTCGATCACGACCAGCTCGTTGCGGCGGCGCTTCATGAGGACCTTCAGAATGGGAGCGCGGCTGCCGGGCAGATGCCGGCCAAGTAGCGCAGCGCACGGACAGCCAGATCGAGCTCGGTCGGCGGCTGCGCGTCGACGAACAGCGTCATCGCGAGCTGGTCGGAGCAGCGCTTGGTCGAGCCCCTGATCTCGCACACGGCGCCGGCGCGACCCGGGACGGTGAGAGCGGCGTACTTGGCGCCGCGCGAAACGCGGCGCTCGTCGGACAGCCTGTCGAACGAGATCGTCTCGACGATGGGCCCATCCCGGTGCCGCAGCGTGAAGGTGCACTTCTCGCCGGGAGCGTGGTTCACCTCGAACTTCTCGCCGATGTGCCCCTCGTCCTCGTCGTGGACGCCGATCTGGTCCTGCAGGTTGTTCTCGAGGGCGAAGATCCGCGCAGCGGCTGCGACCGGCTTCATGGCCTCGGGGATGTCGCCGGCCGCGACCGGCGAGAGCAATGCTGCGAGCGCAGCGGCGGCGATCCTGGCGGTCCACATGGAGCCGACGCATATCACCGGCCGCGATTGGTGCCAAGGGATGGGGTCGAACCACCGACGCCCGCGCCTTCAACGCGGCGCTCTACCGGCTGAGCTACCTTGGCGAATTGGAAGCGCCTGACGGAGGTTTTCCGGAATCCCCCGCTCACACCGTCGAACGGGCGACGGCGACCCGGCGACACCAGACCGGATTGCGGTGCTACTTGCCTTCCGTGGCTGTTCGGCACCTATCTCGAAACGATTGCAGGCGGGCCGACATGCCCTGACCCCTTCGGCGCCGCAGACGTGCAGCGCACCTGCACTGCGAGACCCCACAGGGTGGCACCCCACTGAGCCCCGCGAATGAGCAGCCCTGCCCCCGGCGCGACCGGGTTCAATCGAACCGCCGCTGCGTATTGCCATGGTGCGCAGCGGCGACAAGATCGGGAGGCGTCCTGAGACGCGCAGGGCATGAAACTGACTGAGGGACCGCCTCCGACAGAGACGGCCCCTCGATAGTCGGTCACGACGAACTGACAAACAATGCGCGAAGGAGCGGTACGAGCACCTCGTTGCATCGGGGGCGCGTATAGCGCGCCCCGCCAGCACGATGGAAGAAAAATCTTGGTCTCACGATCAGTAATTCGTGAGTGCCCGGCGTGGAGACTTCACCACCACGCATCCACGATCTGGTCTTGCGGTACGAAGGCCTTACCGCCGTCGAGCACGTAGACGCGGGCGCCCATCTCGGGGACGATCACCTTGGTGATCACTCGCGGCGTGTTCGGGAAGCACTTGGTGCGGACCGTCATGCCGGCGCGGTAGCCGCGCACGTGATCGAAGGCGCGTTCAGTGGCGGTCCGCGCAGGACCGAGGGCGCGGAAGCCATCGCGGAACGTGACGCTTCCCACCGGGGTCACGCGCGCACCAGACCGTTGGCCTCGGTGAGCGAGCCCGCCTCGATCTGGCGGAGCCGCCGCGCCACTGCGCGGGGACCGTTGAGACCGTTCTTGTAGTAGGCGGCGGTGCGCTGACCGCGTGTGAGCCGGCGGGTGTAGCGGCGGGAGACATAGCTGCCGGCGGCCGCCGCTTGAGCAGCTGCCGCTGAGAGTGCACGTTTGAACATGGTGGGGACCTGCGTGGGTGCTTGACATGGAAATGCCCGGGCTGGGCCCGGGCATGATGGTTGCCGCTGTTCTCAAAGCCGGATGCGCCCCCACGGACATCACAGCGAGGGCCCGACGGGAGACCAATCTCGTCGGCTAGGCACGCGGCTCTCCCCATGGCCTAGAGGTGGCCCCGCCCCTGTTGGTCCAGAGGCGAGGCCGTTGTTGTGGTCGTTACCGCGCGGCGGGAGCCGCAGGAGCCGCAGCAGCGGCAGGGTCAGCAGCAGGAGCAGCGGCCGGTGCCTGAGTGGCGTCGGTCGGGGCGGCAGCGGGAGCCTCGCCGGCGCCGGAAGCCGGGCCGCTGTTCATGTCACCGGTCGGAGCCGACGCCACCGGCGGATTGAGCACGGTGTTGGCGGTGGCGACCAGCGACGTCAGCGTGTTCACGACGCTGTCGATGTTGGCCGCGGAGGCTTCGACGACATGCGGGTCGACGCCCGGCGCTTGGCTCGCGACGCTGGCGAGCTTCTGGGTCTCGGTCTGGATGACGCCGATGACCTGCGGCAGCAGGTTGAGCAACGCGGCGACGGCGGTGGTGAGATGATCCTGTTCAGCGGACATATGCTGCAGCTCCAGTTCAAGGTGAGCCATCCGCTCCTCCATGGAGAGGTGCGAAGGACGAGATGCGCGGCGCTGATTGCGCTTGGCGCGGTGGATGTTGATGAGGTCGAGTAGTTCAGCGAACATCAGGCGATCTCCGGTGGGGCGCCTTCTTTGGCGAAACCGATCAGGTCGATGAGCGCGTCGCGCTCGCGCTGCTGGCGCGAGCCGATCAGCGGCGCGGCTGGCGGGAGAGAGCGCGTGAAGCGCTCGATCTCGTGCTACAGCCGCAGATACTGAAACGTGGTGAAGGGAACGACGTTGGACACCGTCAGAGCCCCGTCTGGATCGCCGGGAAGTCGGGGTGCCCCGGATGGGGCCGCGACTGGGTGGGAAGCCCGAGCTTGGCGCGGACCTTGATCTTGTTCGCGGTGTCCATCGCGTACCCGCCGTCGACCACGGTGCGGAACGTGATGCCGTGACCCTTCAGCGTCTTGCGCAGCTTGCTGAGGTGGACGTCCACCGTCTTGTCGCACGGCAGATCGCAGTCCGGCCGGTGGCCGTACAGCATCGCGTAGAGCGCGTCGTGGGTGACGAAGGAGCGGTTCAGCAGCATGCCGAGGATCTTCGGCTGCGTGGCACCGGTGAGGCCGAAGGCCAGGCGCAGCTGCACGAGGAACGGCTCGTCGACGCCGAGGATCGCCTCCAGCTGGGCAACGCGATCGCGCAGCGCTTCGAGCTCAGTCATGCGTCCCCGCTTCGGCGCCGTTGAAATGCACGCATAGCGGATCGGAGCCGGCCTCGAAGGATCGGCACACGTCCGGACGGTCCTCGTAGATCGTGCAGCGGCCGTCGGCGCCGAGCTTCGGGCACGTCCACTCGAAGGTGGCGTAAGACCGCCCGCTCTCCGGATCGACGTAGCTCGACAGCGGCGCGATGGGCTCGAACGGCAGACCGTGCGCGCGCGCCTGCGCGCTCACGTCCTTGTCGGTCCAGACCGTCAGCGGCTCGCCGTTCTGCGACAGATGCATCACCCGGCAGCACTGACCGGGCGCGTAGCAGCGATCACAGAGGCTCACCGCGACTTTTCCCACTCTCGCTCGCGATACTCGCGCAGCTCGATGCGATAGCTGTCGGCTTCCTCATAGACCCGGACCGGGATCACCCGGCTCTCGGTATCCTTGTGAGTGTCCTTCAGCAGTTCGACCGCCTCGGCCTTGGTCCACCGGATGGTGTCGCCCCAGATGCCTTGGCAGTCGTTGGCGAGGGCCCACGCCTCGGTGCCGCCGTGCAACTGGATATTGCAGGCCGGGCACCTCGGGCCGAACTCGTCGGTGTTGAGGACGGACGCGCGCGGGTCAGCCGCGTCGAAGAAGTGCTCGCACTCCTCGCAGACCAGCCGGAGGTCCGGCTGCGCGGGCGCCTTGCAGCTGTCCTTGATGCAGGCTGCGAGCGTGAAGCAGCTCTCGGAGCAGTGCAGCGGGAAGCTCTTCATCAGATCGGCCTGTAGTTCGCCGGGTGCGCGAAGTAGAGCTCGAGGTCGGCGACCTTGAAGTGCGCGACGACGAGATACTCGGGCACGCCCAGCTGATGCTTCAGCTCGTGCACCTTGGCGACCGCCTTCTCCCGGGTGGAGGCCGCGACGAACCAGCAGGACCGGTTGTCGTCGCAGTAGGCGATCGCCATAAACGGGTTGAGCCTGATCTCGTCGAGCGAGAGGAAGCCGGTGCCGCCGTTAGCCACGTCGGGCGCGCTCGGCCAGCATCAGCTCGGCGACGTCGTAAGCGGTCGAGGCCAGGTCGCGATGATCGACGACGCAGGAGGCCAACAGCCCGGACATCGCATGAGCCGCGAACACGTCGCGCATGTAGGCGACGGCTTCGGGGTCCAGCTCGGGAGCTTTGGTGGTGGACCCCGGAGGGGCGACCAGAAGGTCGCTAAGGTCAGCGCCCGTGCCGGGGCCCGGCTTCGCTTGAGCTGCGCCGGTCCCGACCATCGTCTCCACCCCGGAGGCCGCGGCCTGACCGAGTACCGCCGGGTCGAGGACCTTGAACACATCCTCGGAGCGGTACCGCGAGAGCGGGTCGGGCGCCTGACGGCCAGCGATGATGTCGGGCGGAGCGACGCCATCCAGCGGACGGTTGAAGTTGCCGAAGGGCGGAGTGTGAAAGACGACCCCGGGCGGGACCTCGATGGTCGGCGTGTCCCCGAACAGGACGCGCGACAGCTCCTCGACCGTGCGAGGCGCGTTGTTGCGAGCCGGCTCGAACACGATCGAGCCGACGGTGAGGTCTTTCGACATCGAGGGGTCCAACGATGGGGGCTGAGCGGAACTGGACGGGGACGTCCAATGGTGTTTCCCCACCTCCCCCTTCCCGGCCAGGATGGGCGGGGTCGGGACGGAAGCGGGGGCGGAAAGCGACGGAGGCCAGCGTCAGCCGTGCCTAGGAGGGCTGGCGCTGACCTCACGTGACCGGCTATCGGAGGGCCGGATCGGGGGAAACTGGTTGGGGACTACGAGGGACGTCGTCGCGGGGTGACGCGGGACCATCGGGACCGCGCGGTCTCCGGTCCGGGTGACCGGGCGCAGCTTCCCGTTAGGAGGTACCCTCATGGATACCTTCCCCCAAATCTGACGATGTTCCTGAGTGAACGGCACACCCTCGCTTGATGCTCGGGGTGCCTCATGACGCAGTGGTGGCCGCGCCCGGGCGTGTGTAGGCCACGGTTTTGACAGAAAAAACAAGATTAATTTGCGTTTACGACTTGGAACAGAGGGTCGATGCACCGGCTAAACGGCTTGAAGCATCGACAGGATCGGCTCTGATCACGTTTTCGTGAAATGCACCATGCTGGTGCACGATGAAAGCTCGGAGCCGAGGCGTTTGACCAGCCACTCGGTGTAGCTGACAGCTGATTCGTCGAGAGGGACATCCGACAATGTCCCATTGTCCCCTGATTGTCCCGTCGAATGTCCCTGCGATCTGGCGCCCTGCCCGGGCTCCTTGACGATGGCCTTGGCGAACCTCTCCCCAAGGAAGGCCGACCACGACAGCTTGGGCGATCCCTCCTTGCGCGACTTGTACTCGGCCTTGAGGCGGTCGCGATCTACGCGGTCGAGCCCGCTGTAGAGCTCGGTCAGCGCGTCATAGGCCTCGCGGTTCTCATGGGTGCGGTGGACCCGGTCCTTGAGCTGGGTGTACTCGCGGTTGATCCGCTTCATGGTGCCGTCGCGCTGCCAGCGGGCGAGCGCCTCCTCCACCCTCCGGGCAACGCTGGCGAAGGTCGTGGTGACGTCGCAGTCCTCGATCGGGGTGATGCCGGCGCAGAACGCCGTGCCTCGGACCAGCTCCACCACGGCGTCGACCTCGGCCGCGACCATCAGGCCATCCCTCGACTGCTGGATCTGGCGGTTGGCCTCGAACAGCTGCTTCAGGACGGCTGCGGCCTCGCGCTCGGTCCGGAACCAGACCTTGGTGCCGCGCGCCTTCATGGCGGCGATGCACCGGCTCACCATGCGCGTCTTGGACGCGCCCGGCAGCCGGTCGATCAGGATGCAGGTCAGGCCCAAGCGCTCCAGGAAATCCTCGGCGAGACGGGGGGCGGGACCTTTGGGAGAGGAGATCGACACGCTGTGAAGCATGGACATCTCGCTTATCTGCTTCGCAGAATCCTCGACAACGACCTTTCGTCTATCACCGTAATTGTACGGAACCGTAAAGCCGCGCGGGATGCCAGCACACCCGAAGGGACATGCTTAGGGGACATTGGGTGGACAGTGAACATTGATGGATGCCCCTTGTTTCACGTGCAACACTCTGGTGCAGAGGCGGCACGGGGTTTGACGCGGAGGCGCTCACGCGGGTATTGTTGCGACATGCCCAGACCCCGCAAGCCAGATGGCGCCGTGACCGGCAGCGAGAGCCGATCGCGCACCCTCCCGGCAACGTGGACCGACGGCTCCCGCGTGCTGGCATCCGATCTCCAGCCGGGCGCGACCTACGAGCTTGACCCGGAGACCGGCGCGATCCGCCGATCCCAGCAGCCGGTCCGATAGCCCCGCTCACGCGACGGCCAGGTTCGACGCCCTTTCCCGATCTCAGCGCCTCACGTGAAGGCGACGGCCTAGCCGTCATCAGGCTGCGATGGGATGGGCCGGGGCCGGTTTTTTCGGCTTTTCAGACATTTTTGGCCGTTTTCGGCCCTTTGGGGCCCGTTTTGGGGCCCTTCCCGGGCCTCCCTGCCCGTGATTCGGGGGCCCGGGGTCCGTCCATCTCTCCCGGGGGCCGGGCCGGGCTTCCTGCCCGCCCGGCGCCCGTTGCCGGGCCCTCTACCGGGCTTTCCCTGCCCGGGGCCCGATTCGGGGCCCTCCCGGGGCCGGCTCCGGGCCCTTTGCCGTTTCCCGGGCTTCCGGGGCCCTGCTAGGGCCCTCCCGTTTCCGGGCTTCCCAAGGTCCAGCCGGGGCCGGTTCCCTAATCAGCGGCGTTTCTAGGGGCCCGATTCCCGGGCTTTGGGGGGCCCGCACATTCGCGTTTCCGGTGCACCCGCAGGGGTCTATTTGCACCTGTTAGGTGCATTGCCAGCCCTGCCATGGGGCCGCAGAATCCCGGTTCCGGCCCTCAACAGCCAATTAACGCGCGTTTTCAATAGGTTAACCGGTGCATCAATTCGCCCTTCCGGCGCATTTTACTCTTTACTATATGCACCGGTCCGGTGCATTATGTGTCCGGGGCCCTCCCGGGGCCCCACGGCACACCCGGCCAAGCAGCCCCCCATCTTTGGGCAATAGGGTCTTTCGGCAGCTAGTGCCGTTAGCCTTGGAGAGTCCCGACAATGGATCGGGCCCCGCACAAGCCCGTCATATACGGGCCCGTGGGGCCGGTGCCCGGAGTCACAGTGGCTTTCCCTCTCCGCGCGCAGCGTCGCCATGGGGGCAGGGTTATCGGCATGGTCTAGGCTTGTCGGGTGGCGGTTTGGCCCAATAGGTCGTTGCGCACGCATTCACAGGCGCATGCAAGTCAAACCAATGCCGGTCTCCCGCGCCAATCGTAACCCGCCCGGTTCCATTCATTTGGCCGTGTTAGGTAGCCAAGCGCGCAGCATCCAGCCGCGCGCAAGGTAATCAGCGAAAGCCCCCGGGGGCCGTCATATACCGCCCCCGGGGCTTTGCTTAGTACGGCGCATGTCCGCCGCACCAATCAAAGCCCCATCTTTCATCGCCCGCGCCAACAGCGCGGGCTTTTTGTTGCCCCAAACCAAAGGAGACCACGATGACCAAGTTCACCGCTTACCTTCACTGGTTCAACGCCGATGGCGAGTTCGAGTGCCACGTCCCAGTCGGACGCGGCCGGCCCCCCCCCCCCCCGCGAGGAGAACGCGCCCTTCGCTCGCGACGGCGTCCCCTTCACCAAATGTTTCGTGCGCATCTTCGGCGACGGCCGCATGGTCAAGCGTTTCGACGCCTGCAAGACCAAGGGCTGGCGCGTCGCCGCCTGATCCGCCCGCGTCCCACCGACTGGGTGCTGACGCTCGCTGACGGCACCACTAAGACCGTCACCATCTACGACAACCGCCATCTCCGCGAGGAGATGGCACGGCTCGGCGCCAAGCGCGCCGAGCCCACCGAGACCATCTGACCCCAACCGCCGTTTCGCAGACGGCACTCAAGGAGACCATCCCATGAAGTCCATCGTCCCGAACTACCCGATGCCCTCGCAGTCGATCCTCGTCCCCAACGAGACCGATGTCCGCGTCCGCCTCTGGGCGACGTCCTCCGTAACCATCTCGTGGGTCGAGATGGGCATGATCCTGGCCGCGCACGTTTGCCTCGGCTTCCTTCTCGGCCTCGCACTCTGAGGAGGATCACATGCCCTGCCAACACCGAGACGACGGCCGCGGTCGCTGCATCGACTGCGATGAAGCGATCCCCGAGCCGCAGCTCAAGAAATACACGGTCACCATCCGGGAGACTGCCGTCTACCGGGTCGAGGTCGAGGTCGCGAACCGCGGCGAAGCCGAGGAGGCCGCGCTCGCGATCTTCCTCGACGCCGAGGACACCAACACGTTCTTCGATCATGTCGAGCAACGCGACGCCGACGTCACCGGATAAACCCACCCGCCGCCTTCGCAGGACGGCATCACAAGGAGACCATCATGGAACAATTCGTGACGAAGCTCGGCAAGACCCGGGCTGGAGACCGCACGCGCATCTGGATCGAGGGCAAACGCCTCACCGAACACGGCTTCAAGGTCGGCGACCTGTTCGCCAAGCATTGGAACGAGAAGCATCGCGAGCTGGTGCTGTCGAAGATCCATCCGCGCACCACCGAGATGATGAAGCGCGAGAGCTACGGCAAGGTGTCCGGCAAGGGCGAGAAGCCGATCATCGACATCACTGGCGCCAAGATGCAGGCGACGTTCGGCCTGTTCGAGAGCGTCGTCGTTACCTACGACCGTGGCTCGATCCGGATCGAGTTGGGGACCGCGATCAAGGTCGGGAGGGTCTGATGAGCACCACCCACCTGATCGCCATCAACGGCGACCTGCTCTCGCGCATCAACGACGACCCGGCGGCATTCGCCGACGCCGTCGTTGCGATCTGCTCGCGCTCCGGCGGATCGCCGGCGGACCGAGAGCACCTCCAGCAGTTCGGAGCGAAGTATCTCAACGCCAGCATGAACGGCGCCGACGCCGCCCTTCGAGCGTTCCTCGCAGCTGACTGGGAGCTCTTCACCGGGCATCCGCCCTGTCAGTACGTCGCACCTCGCGACAAGTAACCCACTCACGCCCGTTCGCAGCGGGCTCAACAAGGAGACCACCATCATGACGAACGAAGATCGCCGACAGCACGGCCGCGCCGTGCTGCAGACTTACGAGGCCCTGCCGGGCGTCGAGACCCGCGCCGATGGCGCGCCGCTCGATCAGGTCCTGACCGACCTGCTTACCGACCTCCGCCACACCGTGTCGATGGACGTGTTCGCGAAAGCGGTTAGCCTGTCGGAGACGCACTTCCATGCCGAGGCAGGCCGATGAGGAAAACATCCCCAATATTGTACCTTACGGACCCAGAGGCTACCATGAGTGACGCCGGGAATCCTTTCACACCCGGCAGGCCTCGGAGCCTGTGGGAAATGATAAACTGCTCGGTTATGGCGATTTGTTCGATTGGGTCTCAATTCATGCTCGAACAGCTTATGCGTGAGGATGATTTACCCGGGCCATTGTCTCTTGAAGAGTCCATGAAGCAATTAACAAGTGAGGAAGCGTTCAAAATCGGGAAATGGATGGATGAAGCCGAGTCTATATCGAAAGATTTTGAATGCACCGCCGCGTTAGAGCGAATTGCGATCATCCGTAAATCCCTTGCTCGGGGAATGACGCATCGTGTTCTTTGTGTGGAACTCCGGGTATTGCGAGAGACCATAGACAGCGGCCTGAACAATCAGTTGATCTATCGATATCCAGCCGAAAAAGCCCGGGTATTTGGCAACTGGAAATCGGATTGGGAAAAAGTCATCGTGGCCTTCCCGTCCGCAAAAAAGGATATTCTAGAATGCGTTGACCTTTGGGCTATGGCTCATCCCACAGCTAGCGTATTTCACGCCATGCGCATCCTTGAGCATGGACTCCGCGCGCTGGCTAAGCACGTTGGCAAGACCTTCGATATTCAGAATTGGCAAAACATAATCGATGAAATCGAAAGCGGGATTCGAGATCGAGCCAAAAAAATGCCGAGAGGGAGCGACAAGAACGAAAAGTTGAAATTCCTGTCAGAGGCCGCGAAGGAATTTACCTATTTCAAAGACGGATGGCGCAATTACGTTTCGCACAATCGATCCGACTATGATGAGCATCAGGCCCGGAGTGTGTACGAACATGTGCGCACGTTCATGACCGTACTTTCTTCGCAGATGGGCGAGGTGACGACCCGATAATCCGATCTAGAGTGCGGTCAAATTCTTTCCCGGTTTCATCCACGCCAAGGTCCTGATCGCCTGCGAGTACACCGGCCCCGTGCGACGCGCATTCGCCGCACGGGGCCATGATGTCTGGTCCTGCGACCTGCTTCCCTCGCCCGATGGCAGCAACCGCCACATCGCCGACGACGTCCGCAACGTGCTCGACGACGACTGGGACTTCCTCACACCCGCCGTGCACCAGGCTCGCGAACAGCGGCGTGCGCTGGCTCGACGAGCCGCCCGGTCGACTGACGGCCGAGCACTACTCGGCGAAGGAGATCGCCGCCTACGCCACGATGAACCGGCGCGAGCGCCTGGACTTCATCTGGTTCAAGCTCGAGGAAGGCGCCAAGCTGTTCTCCACGCTCTGGGACGCGAAGATACCGCGCAAGGTGCTAACCCGGTGATGCACAAGCACGCCAAGAAACGCATCCGCCGCTACCGCGAGTTTTCGCAGTCGATCCAGCCGTGGATGTTCGGCGACTTCGAGACCAAGCGGACGTGCTTCTGGACCGACTTCGAGGGCGAGGACGCGCCGCCGCTCAAGCCCACCTACCGGACGATGGAAGAGTGCCGCAAGGCGCTCGACCTGCCGAGAGGTGCGAAGCCCGTCGACCGCGTCCACAAGGCAGCCCCCGGCCCGAAGCGATGGGCCGAGCGCAGCAAGTTCTTCCCGAAGGTGGCGGAGCAACTCGCCATTCAATACGCAGGATAGGACGCCATGACAGCGTTCATCTACAGCGATGCGATCGGCCGCTCCGGCGACTGGACCAAACAGGCGCACCCTCGGATGCACAAGTTCGATCAGTACTATCACGAGGGCAAGAACGCCTACCTCAGCGTCATGAAGGACGGATCGTGGGAGCTGTTCCTGCCCGTCGAGGTCGCCGGCATCGAATGTTTCCCCAGTGCGCCAACGCACCGGGGCACGACCGAGCAGGAGCTCGTCCCCTACCTGTAACCCTGCCCCGTTTCGCAGACGGGCAACTCAAGGAGACCAACCACATGAGAACACTCTATCAATACACCGACCCGAAGATCGGCGCGAAGATCAAGCTGGTCGAGCGGACCACGCTCGTGCCCGCCACGCCGTTCCAGCGGGCGACCGAGCGCAAGGCCTTCGCCGTCACCCTCGACATCCCCGGCGAGTACGCGACGTTCGAGAGGTACGACGACGTCGAGTACGCCGCCGGCGCCTTCATCAACACGTGCGAGATGTTCGGCGACGTGATGATGCGCAATCACGTGGTGTTCCTGCCATGAGAAAGAGCAACGTCGGACCGCTGGTCGACGAGCTGGGCCTGCTGGAGGCCAGGATCGCCGACATCGAGATCATGGCCCAGCCGCTCCGTGACCAGATCAAGGCGATGGGCGCCGGAGCCTACGAGGGCGAGCTGTTCCGGGCGGTCGTCTCCGAATACGACCGCAAGAACCTCAACATGAAGGCGGTGAAGCAGAAGCTCTCCCCGCAGTTCATCCGCGCCCACACCAAATACACGCCGACCACGAGCCTCACCGTCAAGGGGCGCAACGCGATCGACGTGACCACCGAGGGCGACGACTAGTCGCCTTCCACGACCCGGCACCGGGCCTTCGCAGGGCCCGGGCCGGAGACCTGCAACCTCAAACAAGGAGACCATCCCATGAGAACCATCACGATCGAGCTATTCCAGTTCGACGAATTGAGCGACGCCGCCAAGGTGAAGGCGCGCGACTGGTATCGCGAGGCGAGCGCCGGCGACATCGACTTCGCCGACAGCATCTACGAGGACGCGAGCGAGATCGCCACGCGGCTCGGCATCACGTTCAAGCTCCGGACCTGCCAGACGGTCGGCGGCCGAACCTTCACGCAGCCCTGCATCTGGTGGAGCGGCTTCTCGTCTCAGGGCGATGGCGCCTGCTTCGAGGGTGGCTACGGCGCACCGGAGGCCAGAGAAGGCAAGGAAGCGTGGGCATCGTTGAGCGCGCTGGATCGCGTGAAGGAGTACGCCCCGACCGACGAGGTGCTGCACGGCATCGCCGGCAGGCTGGACGCCTTGCAGGCGAAGTGCTCGCAGCGCCTCACCGCGATCATCACCCACCGGGGCAACTACTACCACGCCCTCACGATGGACGTGGACGCCGAGCTGCTCAATGCGGACAGCGAGGCGATCGACATCGCGGAGGATGACGAGAAGGAGCTGCGCGAATGCTTCGTTGCCTTCGCCAACTGGATTTACCGCGAGCTTGAGGAGGAGAACACCTACCGGAACACGGACGAGTACGTGGACGACACCATCCGCGCCAACGAGTACGAGTTCCACGCCGACGGCCGGAGGGATCGCACATGAGCATCCAGATCGCCCGCGATTCCTTCGCCCGTCAGGACCTGTGCCGCGAGGTCGTCGCAACCTCGCAGGACTGCGATTGGTGCGGCGGCTTCCGCTATCGCAGCGGCCGCAAGCTGCAGGCCCTGTTCCGCTACAGCACCGAGACCGACGGCGGCCGCACGCACGATCATCGCGGCCTGTTCTGCTCGAAGGGCTGTCACGACAGCTACCACGACCAATGAGCAAGCCCGTCTACATGGTGCTGCGCCGGGCGGAGCCCGGCACACACTACGTGCTTGCGACCCATCGCAAGTTCTATCGCTACAGCGAGGCCGCCCTGTTCACCCAGAGCCTCGCTGTTTCCTGCAACCCCATCATCCTGATGATCTGACAAGGAGACCAACCGTGATCCGCAATACCCCCACCTTCCGCTTTAAGTGCGCCTACATGGGCTGCGTCGAGTACGAGGTCTGCGACGAGAGCGGACACTACCTCGTCGAGATCAGGGAGCGCAGCCCGGACGCCTACGCCCTGTCGATCGCCAACGGCGACGGCGTCCGCTCCGAATGGAAGTCGTCGGTCGGTATCCTTCGCCGCGCCTCCGGCTGGAGCAAAGGCGAGAACGGCCGCTACTCGTTCGAGGTCGCGCCCGACACGGTGGACGCCTTCAACGAGTGGCGCATGGAGGAGCACCTCGCCGCGATCGCCAAGATCGAGGCGCAGCCCGAGCGCTACGGCGTTCTCACCGCTGACGATCCGATCCGCCGTCCGCCTCCGCTGGCGCGCGGCGGCGACTACCGGTTCGGTGAGTATGTCTGGGACGTCACCCATGCCCTCGCCTGATCGCATGACGCACGACTGGCAGCCGCTTCCCGCCGCCGATGGCTGCGCGACCAAGGGGAAATGGGAGCACGTCCCCGGCAAGCCGGTCTGCCTCGTGCGGACCGAGCCGACGCCGCAGGGGTTTCTGTGGCAGCACGGCAAGCAATACGGCTTCGGCAAGACCCTTGCCGAGGCCAAGGAGTGGGCGGAGGCAGCCAGAGAGTTCTGGCCGCGTCATCTGCCCGGATAACGACGACCCCGCGCGACCGATTTCGCAGATCGCCGCGCGGGCCCCACCCGGATCACCTCACACAAGGAGACCATCACCATGGGTTACACCCACTACTGGACGCAGAAGCGCGACTTCACCAAGACGCAGTGGACCGAGATCACCGCCGACATCAAGGCGATCCTGGCCCACGCCCAGCACGTCGAGGGCATCGTGCTCGCCGGCGCCGGCGGCGAAGGCAAGACCTCCCCGCAGTTTGACGCCGACGCGATCATGTTCAACGGCCTCGGCGACGACAGCCACGAGACGTTCGTCGTTCACCGCAAGCGGCCGCCGCTGGAGGAGTGGCAGACTCCGGACCGCCGCGGTTGGGACTTCTGCAAGACCGCCCGCAAGCCATACGACCGCGCCGTGGTCGCCTGCCTGTGCTACCTCGCGACCGTGACGCGGAAGGAGGACCCGACGACCCACGAGCCGATCATCGGCAGCGAGGCGTTCTCGGTGTCGTCGGATGGCGACACCGCCGACTTCCTCGCCGGCCTCGACATGGCGCGGGTGGCGTTGCCGCAGTATGGCAACGTCCTCGACCTGCCGCTCACGCTGATGGAGAACGACCGCTGGTGCGCGCCGTGGATTTACCTGCGAAGCAACAAGCCGAAGCACGAGGTGCACTTCTGCATCGACGGTCACGGCTATGTGCTCAAGGGCAAACAGAGCTACCGCTTCGAGACGCACGAGGCGCTGGCCCGATGGCTGGAGAGCACCAAGGCGGCCCGGATGCACGGCTGGAAGGCGGCCGATACCGGCTGGGGCACTTATCCGTCGCATGAGCCCGACATCTGGAACGCGAGCGGATCGTTCGACAACGTGCGCACCAGCGCATTGCGAAGGCGCAAGAGGTCGCGCTCGCAACGCTGTTTCCGGTGCCCGCTGCCAACGCGCATCAGCCGCCGGCATTCGTTCGCCCCGGCCAGATGCCGGAGAACGGCGGACGCGAGTTCTGCTACAGCGTCACCGAGCTGCTCGACCGCCTGTCGGTGAAGGCGGCCTGATACCCGATACCGCGCGACGGCTTTCGCAGAGCCGCCGCGCGCCCCATCCCCATCATCATCAAGGAGACCAACATGACCCGCATTATCCTCAAGTGCTATCCCGCCTCCCGCGTTGACGGCAACGTCCAGATCGCGGTGACCTCCGACGGCCCGCACCCGCAGCGGACCGTGGAGATCGTCCGCGCGGCCGAAGCCGAGGCCGAGTTCAAGGCCTACTGCGCGGAGGTCGAGGCCACCGGCAAGGGCGCGGCCGTCTCGATGTCGCTCGGCCGGGGCGAGCGCGCACCGAACGGCTTTCACAAGCTGCCCGGCGCCAAGACCTTCCACCCCGTCAACATCTGACGACCAACGGCGCCGCTTCGCAGGCGGCGCCCTTCCCCATCACAAGGAGACCAGATCAATGAACGCTCACGTCAAGATCGGGCAAGAGATCGCCCGCCAACGCAGCCTGCCCGAGATCATCGCCGAATACGAGGCGAAGGCGCAGGCCATTGCCGACGGCCTGCGCGCCTGCGGCAAGGCGCAACTCGACCTGCAGACGACGGCAACGCTTGCCGGCGTCTACGGCAACAGCCACCTCGACTTCAAACTGCCGTCCGAGCGAGACCTGCACCAGCACCTGCTCAGGTCCGCGTGGCTGCACGCCTACGCTGGCTGCAACATCGAACTCCTGTCGTCGCCGACCGACAAGAGCCTGTGGAAGCAGCAACTGGAGAAGCTTCCGCCCTTCACGCTGGAGAACATCCGCGAGCTGTTCGGAAAGTTCCTGATCGACCCCCGCGCCAGTATGCTGCGCGGGCTCGCCGAAGTGTTCTGTGGCCTGGACCAAGCCTTCAAGAGCCACGACGTCGTGAAGATCGGCGTCAAGGGTCTGCCGAAGCGCATCATCATGTCGGGCTTCTCCAAGTATTCGACCTACGGCCGGGAAAAGCTGGAGACGGTCCTCAATGCGCTGGCTGCCTATCAGGGCAAGCCATTGGTCGATCACGTCGAGCTGAGCGCCATCTTCGACAACGAGGACGCGCTGCTCAAGGCAGGGACGCTGACGAAGTACGACAAGACCACGATCGAGCACCCTGCCCGTGGCGTCCGCCTGCGCACATTCGACAACGGCAACGGTCACCTGTTCTTTGAGCCCGACACGCTCAAGGACGTGAACCTGGCCCTCGCCGAGTTCTACGGCGACGTGCTGCCCGACACCCCGGACGAGAACCCGGTCAAGGCGAAGTCGACCGCGGTCTCCAAGGACCTGCAGTATTACCCGACGCCGGTGAAGGTGGTCGAGGCGATCTTCGATCGCATGTACCGCAACTTCGAGGGCGAGCGGGTGCTGGAGCCATCGTGCGGCGACGGCCGCATTCTGGACGCCCTCGTCAAGCGCAAGGCCATCGTCTACGGCATCGAGGTCGATCCGATGCGCGCCGTGCAGTCCCGCGCCAAGGGACACTCGGTGCTGATCGCCAACTTCCTCGAGTGCGCGCCGAACCCGATCTACGACCGGGTGGTGATGAACCCGCCCTTCTACGGCACGCACTGGGCCAAGCACGTCCGCCACGCCTATGACTTCCTCAAGGCCGGCGGCACGCTGACGGCGATCCTGCCGGTAACGGCGCGCGATAGCGGCCTGATCGACGATCTGGTCGGCAAGGACCGCTACAACGATCCGTGGCACGACCTCCCGGTCGGGTCGTTCTCCGAGAGCGGCACCAACATCAACACGGTGTGCGTCAGCATCCACAAACCGGGAAAGAGGTGAGCCATGACAAATCTCGGACCACTGCAGCGCTACCGTGATGCGCTGGTCGACGTCGACCAGCCCGCAGCAACCTACGCGGTCGCCCTCGTCAACATCCTGAAACGGATGGCGGAGATCGAGAGACGGAGCGTCACCAAGAGCCACTACCGGGACCTCGGCCCCGATGAACAGGACGAACCGCCGACCGGCGACACCTACAATGAGCTGTGGGACGCCGTGCTCGACGAGATCAAGGCCGTCACCACCTAGAGCCCCGGGCTTTCGCAGGCCCATCACAAGGAGACCAAGACTATGCCTGATACCACATGGACCACGATGCACGTCGGCGGCGCGCTGCCGTCCGACAAGATCGAAGCGTTCCTCGAAGCAATCGAGAACGACTTCTCCTACGAATGTCAGGAGGCGCCCGACGACGAAGAGGATCTTCGTGCGATCGTCGCCAAGGGCGAGAGCGTCAAGCTGCAGGCGCACGTCTACGGCAACCCGGATAGGGTCGTCGCCTTCTGCAAGGAGAACGGCCTGCCGTTCTGGATGCACTGCGAGGCTGGCTACGAGTGGGACGCCTTCATCTCGATCTGGGCGCCCGGCATGGCGAAGGAGGAAGAGTGCCCGGCCTCCGGGCAGGGCTACACACCGCAGGTCGATCTATCGACCCTGCGAACGTGGGCCGGCAACGGCATCCTGATGCTCATAAGGGATGTCGAGCGGTTCGAGAGCGAGCGCGTCCCGCCGCTGACCATCACAGAGATGGTTGAGACGGGCGAGCCGATCGGCGCCATCACGCCGTCGGGTGATCGCCTCGATCACTGGGACGAGCGGCTGCGCGCCGCCGACTGCACCCTGATCTACCGCATGGTGCCGAAGGTGGAGGAGAAGTCCAATGTCTGATGAACTCGTCGTCACCATCATCGTCAAGGACGGGTGCGTGATCGACGCCCTCGTCCCGGACGGCGTCCGCGTCATCGTCAAGGACTACGACGTGCAGGACGCTGACCCCGATCACCTGCGCGACGACCGCGGCCCTTTCACCCAAGACGAATGGACCCACCGCCGCCTCAAGTCGCCGGGCTGCGAGCATCAGCATGAAGGCGAGCCGCACTGTCAGCCCGCCTTCCTCAACAGCTACCACTGCGACGCGTGTGACGTGTCGTGGGAGGACCAGCACTCCTGCGGGTGCGATGACGAGTGCCCGGAGTGCGGGACCGCCATCAGCCCGGAAACCTCGGAGGTGATCGCAGCATGCGCTTGCGAAAGCCTCTGAGCACATTCGACCGAGACCTCACGTTCTTCATGATCGGCGCCGCTGTCGGCGCCCTCATGGCGATCGGGTGGCAGCTTCACTAACCAATCCCAACGGGCTTCGCAGGCCCATCATCAAGGAGACCAGACTATGAGTCATTTCACCGTTCTCGTGATCTCGCCGAGCGAGCTTACCGACGACGCCCTCGAGCCGATCCTGGCCCCGTGGCATGAGTTCGAGAGCACCGGCGTCGACGATCAGTATGTCGTCGATGTCGACAAGACCGAGGAGGTCCTCGCCGAATATCGCGAGCAGACTCGCTCGATGATCCGTTCCCCTGACGGCATTCAGGTCGCGGCCCACGACGATCGGTTCTACCGCAACCCGACCGAGCAGGAGCAGCAGATCATGGGCAAAGTCCCGGGCACGGGAAGTCGCGGCGATTTGTCGTGGACGAGCAAGGACTGGGGTGACGGCCGGGGCTATCGCGGCAAGGTGCACTTCGTGCCTGACGGATATAGCAAGGTGGAAGTGCCGTGCAGTGAGGTCATGACCATCGCCGAGTTTATCGACTGGTGGCACAGCGGCAAGATCGTTCGCAGCGAGGCCGAGATCGACCGGAAGGGCGAGCACAAATACGGCCACGCGCTCGTTGCCGAGAACGGCGACCTGATCCGGATGATCGACCGCACCAACCCGAACCGGAAGTGGGATGGTTGGACGGTCGGCGGCCGCTGGTCGGGCATGTTCGCCGCTCCCGGCTACGATCCCGAGAAGGACCCGGCCAATCAGGAGACCTGCACCCTGTGTGGCGGTTCCGGCCAGCGTACGTTTCGGGCGGAGGAGATCGTCTGCAACAAGTGCGATGGCAAGGGCACTGCGGTCAAGTGGCCGAGCAGCTGGGTCGACATCGGCAACCGCGCCCAGCTCAAGGACATCCCGCTGGAGGCGATCCGCAACCACGCCGAGATCGAGGCGCTCAAGCTCCACGACAAGGCGCAGGAGGTGATCGCCGGCCGGGGCTTCAAACGGTGGGACGAGGTCAAGGCCGACAATGGCGGCGACATCGACAAGACCCGCGAGGCCTACCGCGGCCAGCAAGTGCTCAAGGACCTCGAGGAAGCCAAGCTGGTCAGCTTCTTCGATGACGACGAGATCATCGGACTGTTCTGGATGTCACGCGCAGATCGGGCCACCCGCGCTCGCAACAACGCGCTTCGCACCTTCGCCGTCGTCAAGGACGGTCAGTGGTACGAGCGCGGCGAGATGGGCTGGTTCGGCTGCGTCGCTGACGAGAAGGACTCCGAACAATGGTCGCGCGAGTTCGCGGCCCTGCTCGACGGCCTGCCGCCCGAGACCTGGCTCGCCGTCGTCGACTGCCACATCTGATCTGAAACCCCAACCGGGGCCGCTTCGCAGGCGGCCCCATCATTCCACAAGGAGACCAACTATGACTGACATCACCATCAACGGCCTGACCCGCGCCGACATCAAGGCGGGCGAGAGCTACGAGTTCCGCATGGGCGGCAGCATCCAGAGTATCGAGGTGCGCGCCGTCGGCGACGACGGCTTCATGACCCAGTTCGGCCCGATGCCGTGGAGCAACGCCGGAATGTTGACCCGGCCGACCCCGGCGACGACCATGGATACGCCGGAGATCAAGGCGATGGTCGCGGAGGCGGCCGCCGATGCCGAGGCCGCGGCCCCGAAGGGCCGCAGGACCAAGGCCAAGGCCGAAGCCAAGGCCGAGGTCGCGGCCGAGCTGCCCGCCACGGCGCCCGACCCGGAGCCCGCAGCGGTCCCGGCTCCCGCCAAGAAACCGAGCCTGACCCGGAGCCAAGAGATCGCCGCCGACGTGGCGGCGCTGCTCCGCGCTCGCAATCCGCTGTTGTGGATCGTGACCCGGGAGGAGGCCCGGGCGGAGCGCTACCTCGTGAGCGCCGCCGCCGCTGCTGGCTTCGTCCCGCGCATGTGGGATTGCGGTCAGGGCGTCACCGATGTCGCGGCCAAGGTCGAGAGCATCGGCTCCAACGACATCGGTGAGACGCTCGGCGCGATCCGCGCCCGGGCCGACGCCAAGTCCGACCGCGGCGCGTGGGTCATGCGCGATCTGCCGCCGTGGCTGGTTGGCCCCGCCGGCATGGTGACGTGCCGACAGGTGCGCAACCTGGCCCGCTTCCTGCCGGGCGTAGAGCGCGATGGCGCGCAGGCGCTGATCGTGCTGTCTCCGTCGGGCGATGTCCCGCCGGAGCTCGCCAACCACGCCACGGTGATCGAGTGGCCGATGCCGGATCGCGCCGAGATCGCCAGCCTGCTGGACGACACGATCAACGGCCTGCCCGACGAGATGCGGGAGTCGGCCGCGCCCAACGGCACCCGGGAGGCGGCGATCGACTCCGCGATCGGGCTCACCGGCGAGGAAGCGCAGGCCTGCTACTCGAAGTCGCTTGTGCAGCTGCGCAAGATCGACCCGACCGCCGTGTCGAGGGAGAAAAAGCGCGTCATCGCTCGCGAGAAGGTCCTCGAATGGTTCGACCCGATCCCCGGCGGCCTTGCGGCCGTCGGCGGTCTCGGCAACCTCAAGGACTGGCTGATGCAGCGTAAGCTCGCCTACTCCCCGGCCGCGCGCGCCTACGGCCTGCCGGCGCCGAAGGGCTGCTTCCTCGTCGGCATCCCGGGCTGCGGCAAGTCGCTGATCTCGAAGGCGACCGCCACCGCCTTCGATGCGCCGCTGCTCAAGCTCGACCTGGGCGCGCTCAAGGGCAAGTTCGTCGGCGAGAGCGAGGCCAACATGCGCAAGGCGCTTCGGACCATCGAAGCGATCGGCCGCTGTGTGGTCTGGATCGACGAGATCGAGAAGGCCCTGACCGGGGCCACCGCCGGCGGCTCGGACGGCGGCGTCTCGTCGGACCAGCTCGGCGCGCTGCTGCAGTGGATGCAGGAGCGCACCAGCGAGTCTTTCGTGATCGCCACCGCCAACTCGGTGGCGACCCTGCCGCCGGAGCTGCTCCGCAAGGGCCGGTTCGACGAGTTCTGGTTCGTCGACCTGCCGAACCCGAACGAGCGGGTTGAGATCCTCAACGCAGGGCTCAAGGCGCACGGCCGCAGCTTCTCGGACATCAAGGCCGAGGAGATCGCCAACGTGGTCGCCGCGACCGACGGCTTCACCGGCTCGGAGATCGCAGCCATCGTCCCGGACGCCCTGTTCGCAGCGTTCGCAGACGGCGGCCGTCAGATCACCTGTGTCGATCTGGAGAAGGCGGCGAAGGCCGTGACCCCGCTCTCGGTCACCGCGAAGGACAAGATCGCGGAGCTGCGCAACTGGGCTGCTGGCAAGGCCCGTCGCGCCACCGACGAGTGGACCGCGGAGACGGCAAAGGTTCGCTCAACCGGCCGCGCCCTCGACATCTGATCCACAACCGCATGAGACCCGCACTGTTACGACAGTGCGGGAAGCGTCCATCCCGTGTACTATCAAACCGCGGTTTCGCAGACCGCACATTCCAGCAAGGAGACCCACACTATGTCGATCATCAACACCACCATCCGTCCGGGCCGCATCGTTGTACTTCGGACCACGATCACCGGGAACGTCAACTACACCAAGTCGGTCATCGAGGCCGAGCGCGTCGAGGCGGACGGCGCCAAGCGCGCCAAATGGGAGACCGAGCGCGTCGTCATCAACCCGGACGAATACGAGGAGGCCACCACGCTGCGCGACAAGGTCCGGCAGACCATCGCCGGCCTGTGCATCAAGACCACCTTCGGCCTGCTCTGCTCGGAGGAGAAGGTCGAGAAGCTCGAGGCCGCGTTCACCGAGGCGCGCCGGCTCGCCGACGAGTTCAACGGCCGCGCCTCCACGACCCAGATCAACGTGTTCGTGATCGCGGGCCGGGTGGCAGCCGATGACGTCGAGGCGATGCGGGCGATCAACTCGGAGGTCCGCGAGCTGATGCAGGACATGGAGACCGGCCTGCAGAACCTCGATGCGAAGGCGGTGCGCGATGCCGCCAAGAAAGCGCGGCTGCTCGGCTCGATGCTCTCCGACGACGCATCGGAGCGGGTCAAGCAGGCCATCGAGACCGCCCGCAAGGCGGCCAACGACATGGTCAAGGCCGCTGAGACGAGCTCGGCCGAGATCGACCTGCAGGCGATCCGCAAGATCACGGAGAGCCGCACCGCGTTCCTCGACATCACCGGCGACAACGTCGAGATCGCGGCTCCCGTGCACGGCGCTCGCGCGCTCGACTTCGAGCCGACCGAGGGCCAGGCGCCCGCGTCCGCGCCCGAGGTCGACGAGGAGGTCGCGCCGATCGCTCCGGCTGCTCCTGCCGTCAAGGCGCCCCAGCTCGAGATGGACTAACGACAACGACCCGGCGGGCTTTGCAGGCCCGCCGGCTTCGCTTCAACCCCAACATTCAAGGAGACCAACATGGCTTGTGACACATGGCGTGCCAACGAGAAGCAGACCCTTACCGAGCGCAAGGAAGAGATCAAGCGCGTGATCGACCTCGTCGCGCAGGAGATCGTCAAGGGGCGCGTTAAGCCCAAGGTGGGCGCGCAGGGCGCGATCACCTTCGAGGGACTGGACGCGGTCACCGACCGGCGCGGCGTCACCGACGCTTGCGTCTATCGCCGGATCATGTCGACCGGATCGGCAATGGCGAAGCAGCAGCTCGCCCGCGCCGAGCAACTGGCCGGACGCCGCGTCGAGGCGCGGGCGCTGGCCGGCGGCCACCACTCTCACGATGGAGGCACGACATGGCACAAGCACTAACGCCAAGGAGCCGGCTTCACTACGAGGCCGAGCTCTACACCCAATGCAATCGCTGGGACGACATCCACGTCGCCATCCGCGTGATGTGGCCGCATGGCGGCTGGATCGTCTGGAACTGGGACCTCTGCCGCTGGGATGACTGCGGATGAAGATGGCGAAAACCAAGCAAGTCTACATCTCGGTGTGCGTCGGAAGCGAAGGCGACACCGAATGCTTCCTGTTGACCAAGCGTCAGTTCAACGGGATGTCGAACGCCTCGGACCCCCTGCAGTGGATCATCGACGGCGGCGAGAAGCGCGACAAAGGGTTGAAGAAATTCGACTCGGTCAAGGACCTCTTCGCACATATCCGGGCCAACAATCTGGAGGTCGTCGAAGAGATCAACGGCCTTTTGTACTGACCACCACAAGGAGACCAACATGAGCAAGATGGTTAGAGTTTTACTCGACGACGAGACCGAGCGCCGGCTCGGCATCATTGCCAAAGCCCTCGACCGCAAGGAAGGCGACCTGATCGACTCGGCAGTGTCCGAGGCGATCAACGACTACTGGAAGAATTTCCAGTGCGGCTTGGGTGCGCTGGTGAACACCGCCAGTCACGCCGATCTGGATAACTGGGCGAGCGATGGAGGTCGACGTGAAGCTGTCGAAAGCCATTGAACAGCTTCAAGCGATCCAGGCCCGCTTCGGCGACCTCGACATCGTCGGCGGCTTCCTGCAGGACGACACGCCACTCGGTAACATATGTGTCGTCAACAGCGAGGGCATGGAGATCTTTGTCAATCGGCGTTTGACTGGGCCCCCCTATCGGCCTGCCGAAACACAGAGATCTTCCCCAAAGACCCGAACGGCGTCGGTCAGGCTGACGTCGAAGGCGTGTTTCTAACCCCCTAGCCTGTTCGCAGCAGGCGCATTCAAGGAGACCATCAATGTCTGACGTAAGCTACGGCCCGTCTACGAGCAGGAGGAGAAGCGCAACGACGCCATCGCCTGCGCCAAGGAGTGGGCTCGCATCTTCAAGGTCGACGGCGCCGATCTGTGGACCCGGACGATGCCGCAGGCGCTGTTCGACACGCTGGAGGGCTTCTCGCCGCAATGCGCCATCGTTGCGGCCGAGGCGTTCCTCAAGCAGTTCGGATGGAAGATCGAGCGGCCGGGCGACGAGACGCGCGCCGACGCCGTGCACGAGGCTCTCACCGGCCTCGTCGACGAGGTGGAGAAGCTCTACCACCGCGCTCCGCGCCCTAGCGACCTGCCCCATGAGCCCGGCGTCTACGCCGCCAACATGCCGGACAGCCAGCGATGGTCCTGCCCGTACCACCCGAACGAGATCGCCGAGCACATCCGCTCGAAGATCGACGACATCGTCGAGATCGCCGTCAATCCCGTTCGCTGAAACAAGGTGGGGCTGGAGTTCGCAGCTCCAGCCCCGGCTCAAGGGAGGTAAACCGCCAAGGAGACCATCCACGGGGTCCATCAACCAAGAGCATCCACATCACCTAACACAAACAAGGAGACCTTCAAGTGACCAACACCGAAACGGTGCAAGAACATCTCGTCTCAGCTGGGGATACTGTCTGGGTCCTCGTGATCGACAACCGAAGCGGAACCCATGTCGACGCCTTCAAGACGAAGGAGGCCGCCGACGCCGCGCTGTTCGATTATTGCGACGAGTGGTGGGATCAGGAGTTTGGCGCTCATAGCCGGCCGGCCGATGACCAGCTCGTCAAGACCTACTGGGAGCGAGAGAGCGCGCGCGGCGAGGAATGGCACGTTCTGCAGGAGAGCCGGGTCAAGCAGCTCGCGGTCCCCGCGTAGGACCCCGCAAAGGAATTGGGCGCGGCGACTTCGCAGGTCACCGCGCCGATCGTCGGCGCTGCCGTTTCAAGGAGACCATCCGAGAAGAAGGTGGCGCGCATCAACTACAACCAACGTAGGACCACATGCATGGATAATCAACGATGACGAGACAGGTTTCGATACAGGAGCTGCTGCGCGCCGTGTTGAAGCTGCCACCCACCTCGTTCGAGAGCGAGTTCCTGTTCAAGAGCGGGTACGACACGCATCAGGATCACTGGAAGGCGTGGCTGGAGCAATACAACAGCCCCGGCTACTACGGCCGCAGCGACACCACGATCAGCGATGCCCGCACAGTCTACGTGAGGCTGAACTGCGGCCCGATGATCATCTGGTTGAACGAGGCGGCCGGCGAGAGCGGCTCAGTGATCCAGGCCGCGGCGCGTGACATGCGGCTCAACGGGAAGGGCCGCGCCCAGACCGAAGCCAAGATCGTCCGATCCCATCTACCATGGGAGCGGGCGTCCCTGCTCCTGTTTCGCTAGGAGCTTGTCTGGATAGTCGCTGTTCAAATCTGGTCGGGTCTGATTCAACATTGGGCGATGAGCAAGTATTTTCGGCCTTGGAACATCGATCAGACGCTGCTTCTGCCGCCGAATGTGCAGGACTTCGTGCCGAAAGGCCATGTCTCGCGGTTTATGGTTGATCTGGTGCGGGAGAGCCTCGATCTCAGGGAGATCATGGGCAGCTATGTGAGCGGGCTTGGGCAGCCGCCGTTTGATCCGCGGATGATGGTGGCGCTGCTGCTGCATAGCTATGCGAGTGGGCTGTATTCGTCGCGTCGGATTGCCAAGGCCTGCCGGGAGCGGAACGATTTTGTGATGATCGTGGCGCTGGATGCGCCGGATTTTCGGACGATCAGCGACTTTCGCAAGCGACATTTGAAGGCGCTCGGCGCGCTATTCGTGCAGGTTCTGAAGTTGTGCGAGACGGCCGGGCTGGTCAAGCTCGGTCATGTCGCGCTGGATGGTACGAAGATCAAGGCGAACGCGTCGAAACACAAGGCGATGAGTTATGAGCGCATGAAGAAGCGCGAGGCGGAATTGAAGGCCGAGGTCGCTCGCATGCTGGCGGCCGCCGAGGCGGCGGATGCCTCGGAGGATGAGACTTTCGGCAACAGCGACGAACTGCCGGACTGGACCGTCGACAAGCAGAAACGGCTGGCGAAGATCCAGCAAGCGATGGCGGCGCTGGAAGCGGACGCCAAACTGGCGGCGGAGGAAGAGCGCCGCATCGAGGCCGAAAAGGAACAGCAGCGCCAGGCCGAAGGCCGCAAGAAGCCGGGCAAACCGGCGGCGCTGCCATCGGAGGAACCCAATCCCAAGGCGCAACGCAACTTCACCGATCCGGAAAGCCGCATCATGAAGTCGAAGGATGGCTTCGTTCAGGCCTATAATGCCCAGGCGGCCGTCGATGCACATGCCCAGATCATTGTCGCGCAAGAACTGACCCAGCACGGCAGCGATCAGGGCCAGTTGGTGCCCCTGATCGAGGCCATCGAGAGCAATCTTGGCCGCAAGCCGCGGCAGGCCTCAGCGGATTCCGGCTACTGCAGCGAAGCCAATCTCGAAGCGCTCGACACACGCAGCATCGATGGCTATGTCGCGCCCGGACGCGCCAAACACCCGACAGTAGCGAACGGAAAAGTCGGCGGCCCGCTGACACAGGCCATGCGAAAGAAGATCGACGATGGCGGCTTCGAAACACCCTACCGATTGCGAAAGCAAGTGGTGGAGCCGGTGTTCGGGCAGATCAAACAGGCAAGAGGCTTCCGCCAGTTCCTGTTGCGGGGCATCGAGAAAGTGCGCGCCGAGTGGACAATGATCTGCACCGTCCATAACCTCCTCAAGCTGTTCAACCTCGCAAACGCAGCCTGAGCCTGCTACTCTACAACAAATGCCCGTCACGAAAACATATCTGGACGGGCTCCTAGACGCTGAAAAAGCCAAGGGCCCCGGCGGGTTAGTCCCTGCCGGGGCCCTTTTTCTTTGCTCACTTGGCGGTATTTAGGTATTGTCCCGTTTCGGTCCTATAGGGCCGTTTTAAGGGCCGTACAGGGCCCCGGGGCCGGGCCCGGGTAGTGGGTCAGTTTGAAAACTGCCCCCGAAAGAAATCTCTTGGTTAACTCGGGGAACGCCTTCCTATGACTCGCCCAACAGGGGAACCCGCGCCTAAATTCGCGGCATGCGATGGCTCATCGATAAGATTCTTGGCGGCATCATCGGCAAGATCGCCGGCGTCATCCTGTCTGCGGTTTTCCTGATGTGGGGAATCGCACCGGAAACCTGGTTCGCGGAAATTCTGCAAAACCCACCTCATTGGGTCTTGAACCCATGGACTAGATTGGGCGTGGTCATCGTTGGCGTGATTGTAGCGCTCGCCGTCATGATAGTGAGATTTAGATCGAGACCGGATCTCTCCAAGGGCGAGAAGCCGAGCGGACATACGCTCACCCAGTACTCGCCTCCAGTTCCATCCGGCCTGTACACAAGGCAATGGGTTCTAGTCTACAACCCATCAAATCCTAAGGGCCGCAAGAACATCTCATTCAATGAAGACGGCACCATTGGAGAAGGCAGAAATCACAACGAATGGCGATGGAGCTACACCAACGATCATCTAGACGTCTGGATGAAGGACAATCGCCTGCACAATCGTTTCAAGTATGACCCTCCTAGCGGTAGATTCCATTCCACAAATGATTTGGAAATGCACGGGATGGTAAAAAACCAAGTGATTTATCAAGGAAAGGTCTAGCCCGTCTTATTCGTCAGAGTGCGCCTGAGAGGCTGGCGAGCGTGGTGTAAAGCGCTGATGCGGCGTAGGATTCGGTTGCGAAGCCAACCCCATCACCTCAACCGCGAACGCCACGCCCGCCATGACCGATGATACGATTCTGCCCTTCTCGTTTCCAGCCGTTCACGCCAAGAAAGTCACAGCTGCCTTCGATGGCGGTCGGCTGACCTCGAACGGGGGCGTGATGCTTCTGGCGATGGCCGAGCGGCGTCTCGGCTTGGCCGACAATTTGGCCCGGGTGTTCCCGGATCGGCGCGATCCGACGCGGGTCGTGCACAGCCTTGTCGATATGTTCCGCGCGCGCATGTTCGCGATCTGCTGCGGCTACGAGGACGCCGACGACCTCGATCATCTGCGGTCCGATCCCGCATTCAAGCTGGCCTGCGGACGGCTGCCGGACACGGGTCGCGATCTGTGTTCCCAACCGACGCTGTCGCGGCTGGAGAATGCTCCGCGCCTGCGCGACGTGATCCGACTGACCTACACTTTGGTCGACGCATGGATGGATAGCTACCCGCGCGAGCCGGCATCCGTCACGCTCGACATCGATGATACCTGCGATGTCGTCCACGGCCATCAGCAGCTCTCGCTGTTCAACGCTCATTATGACGAACGCTGCTTCCTGCCGATCCACGTCTACGACACGGAGAAGAGCCGGCCCGTGGCGGTCGTGCTGCGGCCCGGCAAGACGCCGGGCGGCGTCGAGGTGCGTGCCCACCTGCGCCGCCTGATCCGGCATATCCGGACGCGGTGGCACAACACGCGAATTACGTTCCGTGGCGACGGGCACTATGCCCGGCCGGAGGCAATGGCGTGGTGCGAGACCAACGGCATCGACTACATCTTCGGTCTGTCCGGCACCAAGCCGCTCGCCAGAAAACTCGACGAGGCCGCCGACGACATCCGCACGCGACGCGCCATCGAGAACCTGCCGGTTCTGCGCGGCTATACCGAGACGCGCCACAAGGCCAAGTCCTGGGATCGCGAACGGCGTACCGTCGCCCGTATTGAGGCGACGATGCTCGGCCTCGACATCCGTTTCGTCGTCACCAGCCTCGATGTCGGCTCGGCCGAGTGGATCTACGACAGCCTGTATTGCGCACGCGGCCAAGCCGAGAATCTGATCAAGCTGCATAAGACACAGCTCGCCTCCGATCGCACCAGCTGCCGTTCGGCGCTCGCCAATCAAGTCCGCCTCGTTCTCCACACCGCCGCTTATTGGCTGATGCTGACCGTGCGCGACGCGATTCCCAAAGCCCGGGAATTGGCCACAGCCGAGTTCGCGACGCTGCGTCTTCGTCTCTTGAAACTCGCTGCCCGTGTCGTCGAGACCACGAGCCGCATTCGCCTTGCGTTTGCCGCGGCATGTCCCGAAGCCGACCTGATCCGCGGCTTGCCAGGCGCGCTGCTGCCGCTCGGTCCTTGACCGGCGGGGCGTCCGCCCCCCCCGTTCGCCCAACCCATCCCTCAAGCGCGTTGCAAAGTACCGGTCGTCAGGCGGTGAAAAGCCGAAGGCAATCCTGTGCGCCTCGTCAGAGCAGATGTGCGGCCACATCAATCGGACTAAAAAAAAGCACTCTCACGAATAGGACGGGCTAGTTCTTTTTTCCATTCTCAATGAGCCACGCGCGCGACTTATCCTTGATCCATTCGAGCGCTTCATTCTCGCTCTGGAAACCAAAGACGCTATCCACTTCTCCGCCGCGCCACATGACGCTAACCGAATGTCCCTTGCCGATGGCGTACTGGCGAACGACGAACTGACACTCCGGCTTGAAGTTCGCCAGCTCCCACTGCTCCAGCATCACAACCAAGTCTTCCATCTCCCAAAGCTTGTCAGTCACGCCAGCGGCCATTGCTGGCGTCACCTTGAGGGTCTGATGAATGCGCACGAAGTTGTAGTACATCGTATGCAGCGCAATCGCTGCGGCGTGGTTCTCAACCTTCTTTGAGAAGGCGTTCGTCAATCGCGTGAAGCGGCGCATGTGCATGCGCATGGTCAGGTTGCTGCGCTCGGCATAGGACGTGCTGATATGCTTCCACTCCGGGTTGCCGCTCTTGGGCTCTTTGCGAGCGCCAATGCACTTGGCCGGGCTGTAGCGGACTTCCGCCTCCGGGGCCGCGCCATACAGCTTGATGAGCATGGCGTAATCCACCTCGCCGCCAAACGCAGCATCAACGGCTTGCAGGTAAGGTGCATGCCCATCGCTCGTTAACTGGACCCGGTTGGCGATCCTGCTTTCAAGATCATGGGTGAACGCCATAGCCGCGTCCAGATCGCGAGCACCAAGCAGCCAACTAACAATCAGCTTTGTATCGGCATCGATGGCGGTCCACGTCCAAACGTCGCCAGCGCTCGCCGGGGCCGCTTTAGCGCCCTTCACGTTCGCGGCCTTGGCGTAAACGAACGACCAGATTTCATCCATCTGGACACGCTTGCAGGTCAGATTGCGCAGCGTCTTGTCCTGATAGGCGGCGCAGGCGTGGCCGGCGTCTACCAACAGCTTTGCGACGGTGTTCTTGCTGGCGCCTGTCAGGCGGGTAATGGCGCGGATCGACTGCCCTTCGCAGAGGAGGTGCAGGATTTGGGCGCGCGCCTTTCGGTCCAGTTTGTTCATGGCTGGACTATATGACCCTTTATGCTTAGCGTCAAGTATAACTGTCAAGTAGACGACTGGAGGGTTCCCAGTTTACCTTGGGTTGAGTGAGTCAGAACGTCACACCTAATTTGGCTTGACATATATGTCAATTCGTTCCCATATCAAAGAGCTGGTTAAGTCGGAGCGGCTCGTTCCTTGGAGGCCACCCGGGCAACCGGCCAAGCGGCGTCTGCTTCTCACCAAAGATGCGGTGCGTGACTTGGGCACAGGTGGAGTGGTTGGCATCATGGGGCTCCGTGGTGACACAGAGGCTGGACTTAAGCGATGGGTACACGGCGGATCGGTTTATGTTGGCCTCGACGGCAAACCACGATTCCTAAAACCACTTTGCCCGCCACCTCCAGGAATCTGGGAGCTTCGCTTCACTGATCCGCGCGTTCAGCTAAGGCTATTTTGCCGGTTCGCTGAGCCAGACACTCTGATAGGAACGAAATTTCACACTAGGGCAATATTGGGTGACAAGGGGTCCAGAAGTTGGAAAAACGCACTCGACCAATGCGAAGCGACATGGGGAGAACTGTTTCCAAGCTTTAGTCCGTTTTCAGCGACAACTATCCATAAGTATGTGACGGAGAACTGCGATGCCTTCCAAGTCTGCAACAATTGAGCCGATGACGCCGAAGGACCGTGCTAGGTACGGCGCGGCTGTTGCCAAGGATGCCGCATTCGACGCAGTACACGAACTGTGGCGCCGGCGTCATGCTGAGGGTTTAACGCAGAGGGAAGCGGCCAATTCAATCGGTGCCGATGAAGGTTGGTTTTCGAAGCAATTCAACGGCCCAAGAAATTGGACGATGGAGAGCTTTGGCGCGCTAGTACAGTCCTTGAACGGTAGCGTTGAAATAGTGGTTCGCGCCATAGAGGACGTAGTGAAAACGAACCTCACAAATTACGACGCATATGATGAAATGGACGATCTGCCGCCACATAACCCAAAGCAGTGGAACCCGAAGGAATTGAAGCCATCAACTGAAACGAAAGGCACTGTAAAGGCCAATCCGCATTTTGAAGGCGCGTGATGAGCGACTTGAAAGTCAAGTTTGCATTCGTTTGCGACGACGCTCGCAGAGAAGACAACGGCAAGCTGATTTTTATTGGCGTCTACGCTGGAAGCATCCTCGTTCAATCCCTGCCCGCGAATTTGGTTCTTTGCTTGGTCATGAGTATCCAAACCGACAGGCAAATAGAAACTCCGATAGTTTTTCAAATACATTTTGATGGGGAGAGCGCCACTGAAGGCGCTACGGTAATAACCCTGCAAAAGGGAGATAACTTCTCAATTTTCCCCGGCATCCCGGTGGCAGCAACCCAACCCTGCCGCCTCTCGATTCGAGTAAAATTCGGAGAGGAGGAATGGCAAGAGGTAGTGTCCGCCGAAGTTCTCACTCTTCCCTCTGCGACCACCGCTTCTCAGCCGCCCGCCGAGCAATCTCGGCGCGACGCTCGGGACTCATAGCGTCCGCGCGCGCCTTCCCGCCCTTTCGGCCCAACTCGACCGCAGCCGGGTCTTTGCCCTCTTCCTCTGGCGTAGGATCGCGGTCGGGCGTTTCGCCTGTAGCGATATCAATGATTCGCTTGGCGAGCTGGTTGGGGTCTCTGGGGCGTTTGGGGGTCATTTCGCATAACCCTGCGATCTGAGCCAAATTATCTTGCGGTTCCCATCTATCCACGCGCGGGCGTCCTCGTTGCTTGTGAGGCCGTCGATGATTCTGATCTCCGCCCCCGGGACGCTGGCTTCAATTTGCCAATTGCCCTCGGCGATCCGCTTGGGAGTAAAGGTGACACGAGGAGATTTGCTCATGCCACCAATATGGCTTGCAAACTGTCAACATTCCACCCAGGAACTTCGCCACAATTAAACTGACCCACTACCCGGGCCCGGCCCCTTGGTAGCACCGGGCCTGTTTTAACGCGCCCTTGCCTGCCCTCCCGGCCACGGTTCCGGGGCCCTAAAGTAAGGCTAGCTGCCATTCCGGGGCCCCGGCCCCCGGGGCCGGTTCCTGCCCGGTTCCATAGGGGCCCGGGGGCCGGTTCCCTGCCCGTTTCCGGGCCCTGCCCGGGCCCCCTACGGGGGCCGGGGGCCGGTCCGGTTCTGCCAATGCTTCCCGGCCCTGTACCGTGATTCCATACCGCCGATATTTGGCGATGTGCACCAATCCCCGACGACACAGGTCCGAGCCGACGCGAAGGCCCATCGCGATGGTGGCGCCTTCCGGCAGCAACAGCGTGAGGAAGCGACGCTCGCGCGGTGTCAGCTTCATCCGATCCCTCCCGCCGCTTCGATTGCACTCCGCTTGAGACGATCCCAGACGCGCCACCAACGCGCGTCGAAGTGGACGCCGGCCTCGGGGCCGTATCGCCGCCACTGACGACGCAGCCGGCCCCAGACGCGGCGCTGGGCCAGCGGGACCGCCTTCCAGTGTTTGCCGCAGATCCACTGCACGTCGACACCGTTTCGACCTGGCTTCGTTGTGCGCCGGCAGAACGGCACAAGGCATCGCACCCGATCCGTCATGGCACGATGCCCTCCGCGATCAGCCGCTCGCGCACCTGCGGCCAGGACCAACCCTGCGGATGGCCGCGCCGGTGCCAGTTCGCGTAGGAGAGCTGCAGCTCCCGGTTGACGCGGACGCCGTACCAGCGCCGCTTCTGCTCCTTGACGCAGGTCTTGCAGCGGAGGCGGATGCCGCCGCGGGTCTCGCGGCAGCGTTCCTCGCGAACGTTGTCACCGATCAGCGGATGGCCCTTGCGACACATTGCCGGCATCAGCTGATGACCCATTCCGCGCCGGTCCAGATGATGCGGACCATCTCGGTCGGCAGCATCGCGCCCGGGTCGCCCGGCAATGGCCCCCACCCGATGATGTAGCGCCACTCGCCGACAACCGGGATGCGAGCCATGTCGACTGACCGCATCTCGTAGGTCACGGCGCGCTCACCGCTGTTGAGCGCCTTGATCTGATCGGCTGCGGTGATGGCGTCGCCGACACGCTCCAACAGCGTTGTCATGCCACGCTCTCCTTCCACGCCTTCACGCACTCCGGCACGATCGGCTCGATCAGCTGCAGCATCGCCTCGGCATAGACCCGGATCTCGTATTGAGAATGCGAGTGATGGCGCAGCGTGAGGAACTTCATCAGGTTCAGCAGGTCAACGCTCGCGAACTGGTGCGAGTATGTCGCGAACGGGAGAATGATCCGCGCGAGCTCGCGCGGCATCCCCTCGGCCAGGTGCTTGCGGTAGAGCGCGAAGCCTTGCTCCATGTAGGAGCGCTGCTCATCCTCCCAGCGCAGAAATTTTTGCCACTCCTCCGCCGAATACCCGTCGACGCCACCGATGTCGCGGACCTGCTTGTTCACCTTGCTCTGCGTGCCGTAATGCTCCGGCTTCGGCACATAGAACTCCTCGGGGAGCTCGGTGTACCGGGCGGACACTTCGTTGTATGACCACGTGCGATGCCGGTGCCATTGCCGGAACACGAAGATCGGCGCCTTCACCTCGAAGGTGAACGTCACCGCCTCGAACGGCGAGGTGTGGTGGTTGCGCCAGAGATAGCGGATCAGCCGATGGTCACTGCCGGTGTCCTCGCCGGCGCGCCATGCCGCGTCGTAAGACACGCGGGCGGCGCGGACCACGGACAGGTCGCTGCCCATGCTGTCGACCAGGCGCGCGTAGCCATGGTCGAGGACGTCGATCTTATTGGACGGATTGTCGTTCACTGTTGGTCTCCTTGGTTTTGGTCTTGCCAAACTGGCCGTGCGAAGCGCCCCGTTTGGCAGGTTCTGCGTATTCGAGAGTGGTCCAGCGGAAGCCGCAGCCGAGACATTCCCGGCGGCGGCGCATCGTGCGGGTCCGCGTCGAGCGTCCATTGACGAGGACGTGCGAATGGATCACGCGAGATTCGATGACGCGGGACGGGACCAGCTTGCGCGGTCCCGGCTTGCTCGGCTTGCAGCGCATGCAGATGATCGACATCAGAAGTCGCTCTGCTCCGCCTCCTCGGCCTCAATCCGAGTGATCGCCCACTTGAGATAGTTGGCGAGGTCGAGCGCCTCCTCGTAGGCGTGCTGCAGCCGGCCGCGGAGCGAGAAGTTCGGCTGCTCGCCGAGCGTCTTGCCGTACTTGGCGATGCCGAGCTGGGAGCGCTGCAGCAGGTCGGTGCGGACCGCGTCGATGACGCTGTCGCGCCGCGCCTCGACGTGACCGCACTCGTTGCGAACCAGCACGCCGTCGACGACGATGGTGAGCGGGAGATTGTAGGAGTTCTCACGCTCTTTGATGATGCGGCCGTTCTCGATGACGAGGTCGGCGCTGTTGTATAGTTGGGTATTGCCTCTCATTCTGGTCTCCTTGGGGTTAGACGTTGATCGGGCCGTTCGCGATCGCCCGGGCCCATCTCGGGTCGGTGTCGCGACAGCTGGGCCGCCCGCGCTTCTCGGGCCTGCGAAGCCCGAGGACGGAGGCGGAGGTGGCGGCATAGCGGGGGTGCAATCCCTCCGCCCTGCATGCTTCAGCGGAGGCCGCTGGCCCCTGCTCCATGTGGATCGCGACGAGCTCGAGCTCGCGCTTGAGCGAGACCTTGCGGCGTCGATTGTGTCCGGTCTGGACCATGATCGGTCTCCTTGTGCTGCCCTGCTGCGAACAGGGGGTTGGGTGAGGCGTTAGCGGGGATCTCCCTTGATCTCGATGGCGCCAATCGGCCCACCTGGCTGGTCGTCATCGAATACGCCGACGACCAGCCGGCCAGTGTGATAGGCGCGGGTGTCGAGGTTGGTGCGGCCCTTGAAGAGCTTGGGGCCGTCCTCGAAGTAATCGTGGCCGTGCACGACGTGGAGGTCGCGATAGCCGTCCTCGGCGCCAACCGGATAGCGCGACCAGAGCAGCAACTCGGTGCCCTGCTGCTCCAGCGGCACGCCCTGCTTGACGTAGGCGTGCACGAACACGCGGTGCGCGTCGACGTGATACAGCGGCAGCTGGTCCATCCAGTCGATGTGCGCCTCCGGTACGACGGTCGGGTCGTAGTCGCCGTACCTCACATGACCGTACGACATCAGCGTGGTGCCGCCGCCATTGGTGATCCACCAGTTGTGATCCAGCGGCTTGCGCAGGGTCTGGACCATCATGTCCTCGTGGTTGCCCTTGAGGCAGATGAATGGCAGGCCGCGCGCCTGCGCCTCCATCAGCGTCTCGATGATGCCTTTGCTCTGCGGGCCACGGTCGATGTAGTCGCCGAGCGTGATGATCTTGTGCTTCACGCCCTTGGCGTGGGCCTTGATGGACCACAGGGCGCGCTCGAGAAGATCGTAGCGGCCGTGCAGGTCCGCGATTGCATAGGTCCTTGACGTCATTTCAACCCCTCACCCGAACACGATCGCGGCGCAGGCCGCGCGAGATGATCTTGAGGCCGTACAGCACCCATTGCGGGATTTCAGCCTCGTCGATGGAATAGGTCTTGGCGGCCCAGAAGCCGACGGACTGGGCCACGTCGTCCGGCTCGTGCTTGAAGTAGCGCGGCATCCAGCCGAGCGCCTCCTCGCACAACTCGATCTCGATGCCGGACGGCGGGATGCGCTGGCGGTTCTGCTCGCGCTCCCATGCCTCCAGCTGCCCGGCCTCCTGCAGCTCGCGCTTGAACGCGAACAGCTCCGCCGCCGTCATCGCCTCGAAGCGCGGCCAGGCCGTGCCGAACTGCTTCGGCCAGATCCGCATCGGCGTGCGGCGCACGACCGAGGCGGCCTCGATCAACCGGCTGCCAACCAGACCATAATGCCAGACCCGCTCATGAAGGTTCAGGTTCACCATCACTCGCTCGCTCCCTCCAGCTCCGGCTCGCCGACGCTCTGCCCGGTCTCCTGCCCGGGCACGGGCTCCATCAGCTCCATCTCCGGCTCGACCAGCGGCGCATCGTCGCCGTCGAACTGCTCCCAATTGGTTTCGTTCTGATCGACCGGATCGCCCTCGTCGACCGGCGCCGCCTGCGGCGCGGTCTCCTGCTCGGGTGCCGCGATCATGCGCGCCTCGCCGCGAACCCGCTTGCCGGTGATCCAGACCCACGGATTGTCGCGACCGATCACGCCGGAGCGGATCAGGAAGTCGTTGGCGCGCTGCAGCGCCTTCTTGACGGCGTCCTCGCTGTCATCCTCGGCATAGTATTTCCGGTAGGCGGCGAACCAATAGCTGCGGTTGACGACGCGGGTGATCGCCTTGGGCAGCCGCAGGCTCGGCGGCGCCGCGATGCCGCTCTCCTCCATCGCCCGGAGCAGCGCGCGATAGACGTTGGCGCGCTGGTCGGTGAGCTGCACACCGCTCTCTTGCACGGTCTTGTCGGCCTCGCGGCTCTTCGGCGTGTCGATCCATTCGACCACGGCGCCCGGGATGATCTCGTTGTCCTCGTCGTAGCCGCAGATCACGCCGCGCAGGTAGAAGTCCGTGACTTCGCCATCCTCGCCCTCGCGCTGCTTGGACATCCGGGTGAAGCGACGGTCGCGCAGGTTGTTGCCGTCCTTGATCCTGGGCGGCGCGTCCTTCTCGGTGTGGTCGTAGCGGCCGACATGGATGGCAGTCTCGAAGGCGGCGTAGAGTGAGGTGTGGCCGCGCGGCCCGGTGCCGGATGCGTTCATGTGATGGACGAGCCACAGCCCGGTGTTCAGCTCCTCGCGGATGCGGTCGAGCCGCGACATCACGAGGCCGACCTCCTTGCCGTTGATCTCGTCCATCGCGGGCGTGACCTTGTTCAGCGTGTCGATCACGACCGCTTCGAGCTCGACCTGATCGTTCGGATAGGTCGCGTTCCACCACGCGACCCAGTATTTGCACTCGGCGATCAGCTCGGTGACCTGCTGGTCGTTGCCGAATAGGTCGAACTTCTTGGTCAGGCAGATGAACGGCAGATACACATCGTCAGGCAGACCCTTGCCCGCCGCATAGCCCGCGAACCGCTTGTAGACGAAGCCGGAGCCCGCCTCCGCCGCGCAATAGATCACGAGCCCGCGACGCACCTTGCGGCCGAGGTATTCCCCGCCCTGCGAGACCGCCATCGCCATGTCCTGGGTGAAGAAGCTCTTGCCCGACTGCGACGCGCCGTAGATCAGCACGGTCTCCCGGCGGGGGATCAGACCCTTGATGATGTATTCATACTTCTGCTGCGCGGTGCGCGGCTCGCCCCACACCACGGCGCCGAACTTCGACTTGAAGTTCTTGCTGAGCCACGCGAGGTCGAGCGCGGCGGTGTATTCGGCCGCCGTGCACGACTTCTCGTCGACCAGCCGGTAGAGCGCCTCCGAGGTGCCGCCGGCGGCGATCCAGTCCGAGGTGTCGCCCTTCTCCGGCAGGTCGGGCAGCGACAGGATGCGAATGCTTTCGGCGGCGCCCTCCAGCTTGGAGGCGACCAGCTTGACGTGATCCTGGCCGGGCAACACCGGGCGTCCATCGGGATGGAAGCGCGGTTCACCGGTGCGCGGGTTCTTGGCCTGCGGATCGTTGTCGGGCGGGATAACGACGTTGGCGCCCCTGAAATACTGCGTCAGCTCCTCGGGCCACTTCCCGGCGCCGCCTGCGTTGCAGGTCGCGGGAACGCCCATGGCCCACAGATTGTCGACGTCCTTCTCGCCCTCGACGACGAAGATGGTGCGCTCGTCGGCGATCGCCTCCAACAGCTCGGGCAGCCGGTACGGGACCTGCGGCTTGACGTCCTGCTTCCAGACCCAGCCGTTCTTGATGTCGTTCGGGTCGTCATCCTTGCGCGGCTTGCGGCGCTGCAGGAAATTCTTCGGCTCCATACGGACGACCTGAAACAGGAACTCGCCGCTGGCGTCGACATAGTCGTAGGTCTTGACGATCTTGGGCTTCGGACCGTCCTGCTTTGGCTTCGCCGGCGCCGGAGCCGGACGCTCGCGCTGATCGCGCTGATCGCGTCGCTCAGACCGCTGCTCGGGTGCGCGATCCTCGATCTCCAGCTTCAGCTCGGTCCGCATCCACTCGATGGCGTCCTTGCCCTCGAGTCCCATCTCGCGCTTGATCAGCGCGAGCGTGCCGCCGCCCTCGCCGGATTCGAAGTCATCCCAGAAGCCGGTGTCGGTGTTGACGCGGAGCGAGCCGCGCTTGCCGTAGCGCAACTCGTCCTTCTTGCTGGACGTCGGCTTGCCGAACAGAGCGTCGGCGACCGTTTCGATATTTTTACCCCAGTCGTCCATCTCTCAAATATCCAGTACGGCAGCGTAAAGGCCGTGGTTCGCAACAGCGTCGAGGATGGAGGCCGCGAACTCGTCGTATTCGACACCGCGCCTCTTTGCCTCTGCCCTCAAATCAACCGAGACGTTCGGCGTAACTCGCACCGTCAACGTCGATTTCCGCGCCTCGTCCGGCGCGACCTTCCTGCACATTCCCAAGCCCCCGCTCCTTGTGATGCTCGATCAGGCGTGTCCGGACACCTGGCCGTCGTATCCACCGGATGGACGCCCCAAGGCCTCCCACCCGGCGTTCAGTCGTTCGCAGAACTCGATCTGCTCCTCGATCAACCCCGCCATGGCGAGGGCGTCGTCGCTGCCCTTGCCATCTGCACGGAATGCCTTGGCGATGGAGCGCGCCGCGTCTGTCGTCAGGGCATTCCACTTCCGCGAGGTCGAAAACTTTAGGACCACGCAGTAACCGCGAAGTTCATCGAACACGCGGCCGCAAACGAGTTCCTGTCCCGGCTCGATATGGATGACCCAGCCTGCGTCACCCCACTTGATTGGCGCCTCCGATGTCATGGCGCTTTCTTCCGCGTTTTCGCGTCGATGACGGCGTCCACGTCCTCCTTGTTGGTGATCAGGAAATTCAGCGCGTTGCAGATCGCCTTGCGCGCGCGCACGTCGCTCTCGCGCCGCGCGATGTCGGCCGGCGTCGCGTCGGGATTGGTGCGCGTCGCATGCAGCATGGTCTCCGCGTAGACGAAATCGTTGTAGGCAATCTCCCAGAGACCCTGCGAGGTATGCGGGACGACCTTCTGCCGGGTCGCGCTGTCGAAGTTCACTGAGTGGGTACTCACCATGCGAGGACCCCCGCGGTGAACGCATCGCGTGGGACCTGGCCGTAGGGCGCGAAGGTCGAGCAGCCCCAGATCCACATGCCGCCAGCATCGGCGGCGTTGTCGTCGACGGCGACCCAGCCGACGTTCTTGCAGTAGGCAAGCATCGCCTGCTTGGCCCCGTCGCGGCCGTGAAACTTGGCGGTGCCGAGCGCCATCGCGCGCCACGTCTGGACCGCGACCGACCAGCATTGCACGTTGCGACTGCGTGCCATGCCGCAGATGCATCCATACAATCCATGCAAGAGCTGCGTGGTGCCGTAGTTGCTCTCGCCCTTGATGTAGAAGGGCTGCTCGACCACGATCAGCGCAGGCTGATGCTTCACGATCAGATCGTCGACCGCGCGCGCGCACCGGCCGTACACCTCGATGTCCGGGGTGTTGTCGTTGCCGAGCGTGACCGTGCCGAGTTCGGGCGTGCCCCCAATGGGGCCCGCGCCGTAGCCGAGCTTACGCGACGGGTCGAATGTCAGGATGGACGGCTTGGTCGTCATCGCACACCGTCGGAACGAAGTGCGGTATGCGACTGATACTCACGCTTCAACACCAACGGCGGCATGACTGGTCCCCTTGGAAAATCTGATCGTTCTGTCGTGGGCGATCCGGTGGTGCTGCGAACACCACGAACAGCCTTCTCCAACTACCGGTGCGCCGCAGTAGAAATACGGGGGCGTGTCGTGAAAATTGCCGAGCGGCCAATGACATTGGTCGTTGCGCAGCTCGAGCAGCGTCGGCGAACGCGGCTCGCCGCTTTCGGCGTCGACCGCGCGCTCCGTGACGGGCACGGCGGATTTCTTGTTGACTATAATCGCAGGCTCCGGCGTGGAGCCCTTGCGTGCGGCGATGACCTTGGCGACCCTTGGCGCGGTATTGACTGCACCCGGCGTAGCCGGACTCGGCCTGCGCGCCTTGGCGACGTTGGAGGGCTTGCGCCAGAACGAAAGCCCCAGCCTGTGCACCTTGCCGATGACGGCGTTGCGCGACAGCGTGTAGCCATCCGCCTTCATCGCAGCCTCCGCCTCGCCGGCGGACATCTTCTCCACCATCACGTAGTGGCGGAGCTTCTCGATCATGGTGTCGGACCAATCACCCACGATTGGTCTCCTCAGACTTCGCTGGTCGTCTGCGCGCCGCCAGCGTCGCCGCCCAGGATGCGAAGCACTTCGTCAAGCGAAGCAAGAGCTTCACGGCAATGCGGCGCGGAAGAGCCCTCCAGCTTTCGGCGTGCCATCGCGACCCCGTCGAGGGCGATGCGCCACTCGGCGGCGTCGGCTGCTTCCCGCAGCACGTCCATTTCCCATGCATCAATTCTTCGTGCTTCCCCATACCAAATGTCCCTCGCTCGCCCGTAAGCGATGCCCGTGCGTTCTGATGTTCGTGTGATTGCTGCCTTGACGTAGTCCCCCGCAGGGCATGGCTCGCTTGCGCGCTTCGCGAGATGCGCGGCGATCTCGGACGTTTTTTCCGAGCGGGAGGACGGCTTTTCTGTGCGTAAGGACTTGACGGCGCTCGAATCAACCAGCGCAATGGTTAGGTTACTCATGCGCGCACCTGCTGAAGCGAGTACGCGCCACCACGATCGTTTAGATCGCTGCGACCGTCGTTTAGATCATTAAGACTAAAACTATAGGCCTGTGACGCCCTCACCTTTTTTTGAGTACGAGAGTTTTTGCATGACCCAAGTTCTAAGGAAATGCTTGCGCTGGAACAGCGCAACCAGTCATAGAATTGCCGCAACTGGCGAGAAGGCCGAAAGAGCCGAGAATGGTTACAGATGCTTTGGAAGTGCGCACCCTCGACAAGGATCTGCTTCAGCCGATCGAGGTGAAATACATCGACGCCGACCGCTTCGAGTTCACGTTCCGCACCCGGAACGGCACGCTTGTGAAAAGCGTGTTGAACGCAGTGGGCATGGTCCACTGCATCAACCTCGCGATGAAGGCACTCAACGAGTACCCCACGCAGGCACTGCACGATCTGCTGTCGCTGTAGCCTGCCCATCAGCGCTTTGCCCGTTTTTTAACCGCAGCCTTGCCTCGCTTTTGAGCGGGCTTGGAGCGTGCGGCCATGGCGGGCTGGGTCTTGGCGATCGCGGGCAGATGATCGTCCGCGGTCACGAGACCCTTGGTGGCGTGCTTGATGCGCGCCCAGACGGTGGGCGTCGGGTAGTGCAGGAATTTTCGGTATCTGGTGACGGACCAGCGCGCGACGCCGATCTTGTCGGCGAACTGCTGGTCGGCACCCGACGGCGAAACGTCGGGATACGCAACCGCGTAGTATTCTGCGAGCGTCATTGGCTTTCCGGTGATGGAGGTGGGCGCGTCCGTCACCGACAAATGCACCATATAGGTGCACTGGTCAAGACGTCACACGCGGCTCCCTACACCTTTTCGGTGAAATGACACATGGCAGTACGTTTGGTACCGAACAGCGTGACTCAAAAAATACTTCAAGCGCACGGAATAGTCCCCTGCCCGGGCGACTCTGTTACGACGGTTCACTCCCGGTTGAGCGAAACTTTGACTAGTACAGAGATGGACATGATTGCGGACGGCCGCAGGCGGACAGGCAGCAGTCGCCTGAAGAACCCGCCGCCGGAAAACTCGATTCGCTACTACAGACAGCGCAAGGGATTGACGCTGAAGGAGGTTGCGACTCTCCTCGGCACCACCCACCAGACCATCCAGCGACTCGAGGAGCTCAATCAGGTTCTTACCCCGGACTGGGCAATGCGAATCGGTTCGGTGCTTGGCGGTATTCCCGGCGCCCTGATCGCCTATTCAGACGACGAGGACGCCTACCCGTGGGCCGCGAGGCCCATCCCGGTGATGGGGGTGATCGACGAGCGCCGGCAAATCGAGCTCCAGCAGGAGCCGCTTTACCGCGTAGGTCTGACCAACAGGCCGACCGGCACGGTTGCGATCGAGGTGCGCGACAGGACCATGCTGCTCGATGGCTGGCTCCTCCTCTACGACGACACCCAGGCCGAGCCGATCACCGATGACATCATCGCGCGGCAGGCCAACAACGAACGATTCGTCTGCCGCCTGACCGACGGCACCGTCTGGGTGCGCCGAATCGTGCCTGCTGCGAACGGTCTGCACCACCTCGAAACCGACCACGCGCCGCCGATCTACGACGCGCACGTCAAATCAGTTGCGTTGGTGCTGGGCTTCGAGAGACCGGGGCAGGACCTGCCTCCGAGATAGGGCGCGGCGATTCGCCACACAATTCCGGATTACTACGGATGACGCCCACGCGCGGTGCAGTCAGGGCTTCGTCATGGTCGGGACAAAGGGGACATCGCCCAACTGGCACACGGCTTGCAATATATCCAATAACTAAGATTCTTAGATCAAGTATATCCAAGAACTCAGAACAAGGGGGCCCCTATAGGGCCCCCGTTTTGTTTCTGATTTGAGAGCATTTCTAAAAACTGAGAATTTAATGTTGTGCAATGCGTGCCAGCGCGCGTAGACGGAATGCACCAGATTTTTTAGATTCGGTGCATTTGCACCCTTGACGATGCACCTTTCCGGTGCAATATCGGATGCACACCGGGAGACCAACCCACCATCCATCGTCAACAAGCCCGGTTCCGAGGGTGACTGTCAGGCCGCGCCGCACTTCGCAGGTGCACGCGGACTGACACTCGAGGGACCGGGTGGGAGCACCCAATCGTGACCGACACCGACACGTTCCAACCCGTGGGCGCGTTCGCCCAAGCCGTCGTCGACAAGATCCAGCTCGGCGCCGTCGATAGCCACCCCGTCACCGACCGCGCGTCCTGGCTCGCCATGCGGACCCGCGACATCACCGCCTCCGACATCGCGTCGATCTGCGGCGTCGGCTACCGCTCGGCGCTCGCAGTCTGGGCCGAAAAGACCGGCAAGACCCAGCCGCAGGCGGATAGCCCCATCCTGCAGCGCGGCCGCTGGCTCGAGCCCGCGATCTGGCGCGCCATCGAGGACCGCGAGCCCAGCTGGCAGCTGCGTCCTGCCAAGGTCTATCTGCGCTCGCCGTCGCTGCGCGTTGGAGCGACACCGGATGCACTGGCAGTGGACCCCGAACGCAAGGGCCTCGTGCTCATTCAGGGCAAGGTCGTTGCCCGGCCGACGTTCATCAACGACTGGCTCGGCGGCGATAAGCATCGCGGCACCCCCGAGGTGCCGCTCGGCTATCAGCTGCAGACGTTGACCGAGACCATGCTCGCCGAGGCGCGCTTCCAGATCGAAATCCATCCGGTCCTGGCCGCGCTTGTGGTCGGCGACTTCACCGCCGACCTGCACATGATCCCGGTGCAGCGCCACGAAGGCGCTGAACAGCGGGCGCTCGCCACCGTCAAGAGCTTCTGGGAGATGATCGCCAACGGCCAGCAGCCGGCGCTGGACCCGAGCCGCGACCACGACGTGGTGCGCAAGCTGTACCCTGTCGCGGACGGCACCACGATCGACCTCTCCGGCGACAACGAGATTCCCGAGATGGTTGACGAGCGCCTCGAGCTCGGCCGCCAGATCAAGGAACGCGAGGATCGTCGCGACGAGATCACCACGACGATCATGCACAAGATTGGCGATGCGTCGTTCGCAGTCATCGCAGGCGGACGCAGGCTCTCGGCCAAGGTCACCAACGTCAAGGAGAAGGTCGTCGCACCCTACTCCTTCCGCAGCCTGCGCGAAGTCAAGGCGCTCTGACGAGCGCCTTCCTCCCCTCCCATTCCCACTATTCGGAGACCATCCACATGACGACGATCATCGACAATGACGATATCCGGGTGCGCACGCTGGAGGCGTTTGCCGGTGTTGCCGGCCCTGCCCCGTCCAACCTTCCTGCGACCCAGCCGCAGAGCTTCCTGCCCCCGGTGGATCGCGTTCACGGCGCCCAACAGGTGGCCGTCCGTCGCCACGAGCCGGACGTGCTGCGCAAGATCAAGGAGCTGGCGGCGGCTGCGGGTGAATATTTCTACTACCGCTTTCCCGTGAAAAATAAGGGCAAGACGGAATACATCGAAGGCCCGACGATCAAGTGCGCCAACGCGGTCGCGCGTTTGTTCGGCAACTGCGATGTCGATTGCCGCTCGGTCGACATCGGCACCCACTGGGTGTTCCACGCGCGCTTCATGGACTTGGAGACCGGCTACTCGCTGACGCGGCCGCTGCAGCAACGCAAGACCCAGGCCACCGTGCGCGGCGATGCGGGGCGCGCCGAGGACATCGCGTACCAGATCGGCACATCGAAGGCGATCCGCAACGTCGTGACCAACGCGCTCGACACCTTCACCACCTTCGCGTGGCAAGAGGCGAAGATGTCGGTCGTCGAGACCGTCGGCAAGCAGATCGAGAAGTACAAGACCCGGGTCCAGATCCGATTGGACGAGATGGAGGTCGACCTCCATCGCGTCGAGGCTGTACGCGGTCGACCGTTGAAGGATTGGCTTGCCACCGATGTCGCGCGCACCATCGCCGAAATTCAGGCCGTCAACGACGGCATGGCGACGGCGGACGAAACCTGGCCGAAGAAGGATGACCAGAAGGCCGATGGCGACGGCAAGCTGTCGCAGTTCGCGAGCGACGCCAACAAGGCGGACGGCAACGCGGAGACCGTCGACCCCAAGACCGGCGAGGTCACCGACGGGGTCGCCAGCACCAACAACAGCGCGCAGGGCGATCAGCCCGCGCAGGGTTCGCAGACCGCCGAGGATGGCCCCCAGCCATCGGCATCTGCGACGGAGGACGGCGCGGCAGCGTCCGAAACCGCGGCGTCCTCCGCCAATTCCGAGCCGGAAGGCCCGGCCACCGAGGCCGAGTACAGCGACTATGCGGTGGCGTGGTTCGCTGAGGCGAACAACGTCGAGGAAGTGCGCGCCCGCTGGGCTCGCGAAAAGTCGATGCGTGCGAAGGCCGGCGTCAAGCCGGACACCCTCACCAAGCTGGAAGGCCTGATGAAGGACACCGTCGCCCGGATCAAGAAGGGGTAGCGCAGGGAGCAGAGCCAAACTCCCAAGAGGGGCACCGCGTGCGGCTCCGTAAACGGGAAGGCACCTCCGGGGTTCGTCAGTCTCTCTGCGTGGGTCGGACCACGGGCCGGTCAAGGTGACCAACGCGCGCAAACTACCGTGGGCGGGAAGCCGCACTTCTCGCCCACGGACATCTCAATCGCCGGGCTTCGCAGGCCCGCATGGATTTTAGTCGGGGAACCAGCATGGCGACGATCATCAACTTGAAGGGGACCAAAGAGGCCCCGAAAAACTCTCGCTCCAGCATGGAGACACGGATCATCTCCATCGCCGGCGTCCAGCAGTGGAAGGTCCCGCCGTTCCAGCGTCCGGTGCGGGTCAATGCGAAGGTGCAGGAGGCCGCGCAGTCGACACGGGAAAACGAAGCCATCGAGGGCGTCATCACGCTGGGCCAGGTCAGGGGAGACCTCGCCTACTACATCGTTGACGGCCAGCACCGCATCGAGGGCTTTAAAATCTCCGGCATCGAGGAGGCGCTGGTCGACGTTCGCGTCGTCACCTTCGAGGACTTCGCCGAGATGGCGAACGAGTTCGTTAAGCTGAACTCGTCATTGGTTCGGATGCGACCGGACGACCTACTGCGCGGCATGGAGGACGCGACCATCTCGCTGCAGCTTATCCGCAAGCATTGTCCTTTCGTCGGCTATGACCAGATCCGGCGCGCCTCGACCGGGGCGCCGATTGTGGGCATGTCCGTCATCCTCCGCTGTTGGGCCGGGTCGGCCGGTGAGACGCCGACATCAACGATGGCTGGTCAGTCAGTCTCGTCGCTCGCCAAGACCACGGACGAAACCAGCGCTCGGCAGTTGATCCAATTCCTCGGCAACGCCCATCAGGCATGGGGACGAGACCCTGAATATTACCGGCTGTGGGGCGCCCTGACCTTTCGCTTTGCATGTGGCTGTACCGTCGCCTCGTTATCGACCGCGACCGGATGGGCAACAAGCGCGTCGTGGTGCTGAACCAGAACGAGTTCAAGCAGTGTTTGATGTCGGTCTCGGCGAGCGGCGATTACCTGCAGTGGCTAGTCGGCCGCAACATGACCGAACGGGATCGCAGCCCCGCCTACATGCGCCTCAAGGCCATCTTCCAGAAGCGCCTGCAAGAGATCACCCAGACCAAGTCGGCGCTGCCAGCTCCGGCGTGGTCGTCGCGCTGACAATCTACCCTATGGCGGGGCTTCGCAGGCCGCGCCCAGCACCATCAAGGAGACCATCTACGTGGCTGGATCAGTGAATAAGGTAATTTTGGTCGGCAATCTCGGGAAGGACCCCGAGGTGCGCCGCACCCAGGATGGCAGGCCGATTGCGAACCTGTCGATCGCGACGAGCGAGAGTTGGCGCGACAAGGGCACCGGCGAGCGTCGCGAAAAGACCGAGTGGCACCGCGTTGTAATTTTTAACGAGGGCCTCGCCGAGGTCGCCGAGCAGTATCTCAAGAAGGGCGCCAAGGTCTACATCGAGGGCCAGCTGCAAACGCGCAAGTGGACCGACCAGAGCGGCGTCGAGAAGTATTCGACCGAGGTCGTGCTGCAGGGCTTCAACTCGACGATGACCATGCTCTCGGATGGTGGCGGTGGCCGTGGTGGTGGCGGCGGAGATGACCGCGGCTCCGGTGGCGGCAACGCTGGCGGCAACTACGGTGGTGGTGTCGGTGGCGCCGCGCCGCGTCGCGGCGGCCAGGACAACGGCGGCCAGAGCTCGCGGTTCGACAACATGGACGACGATATTCCGTTCTAGGACTCAGCAAAACCCCGCTTCGCAGGCGGGGTCCTACACGGAGACCGACAATGCCGTGGAAAGAGAAGGACCCGCTCGGGTCCGGCTTCAAGGAAGAAGAGACTTCCGAGGAAGCAGCCGACAAGGCTGAAACGAGTGCCGCCTTCTGGCGCGAAGCGGCTCTCGCCTACATCACTGCAAACCCCGGGCGCACCGCCGACGAGGTCGCGGCGGCGCTCAAAAAGACGCCCTACACGATCCGGCCGCGCGTCTCGGAGCTGCGCAAGGCCGGGCTGATCGTCAATGACGGTCGCGGCGTCAACGCCTCGGGGGCGAAGCATCGCTGGCGAGTCGCCGAGGAGGTCGCATGAAGCGCGATCCGGAGCTCGATGCTGCCTACGAAGAAATAGACCGCCTCAAGGGCGGCTTCCGCGAGCTTCAGGAAGCCGTCACCGGCGACAAGTTCGACCCGCTCGGCTTCGTCGAGCGCGTCACCGAGGTCGCCGAGCAGATGCTCGACCAGAAGGTGGCCGCATAGATGGCAGTCACGGAAGCCGGGATCACGATCAACGGACGGGCGCTCACCGAGCGCCAGTCCGCGGCGCTGCGGATCAGTCTGACCTGCACGCGAGAAGGTTTGCTGCGCTCAGCCCGCCAGCGCGACGCGACGGACGTGGCCCTTCTCTGCCGAATTGACTACCTGCTCGAAGTGATCGGAAGGACCCCGGTGGGAGCATGAGCGGGATCGTGATCGCCAACGAGGAGGATCGCATCTTCCTGTGCCGCATGGTGATGGGCGCCAAGCCGGGCACCCTGATCGAGATGCATGTCGATCTCGCCTCCGACGCCCAGCGCAAGAAGATGTGGGCGATGCTCGGCGAGGTGTCCAAGCAGGTGCCGCACGTCGACATGAACGGCAACGCCAAGTTCTACGCGCCCGAGCAGTGGAAAATTCTCTTCATGCACGCCTGCGGCCAGGAGGTGGAGATGATGCCGTCGCTCGATGGCTCGACCTTCCTGCCCTACGAGGGTCGGTCCTCGAAGATGAAGTCTCGAGATATGGGCGAACTTCTGTCCTGCATCGAGGCGTGGGGCGTGCAGAACGGCGTCACCTTCAAGGAGATCAGTTGATGTTTGACATGCGTGTGGAATTGGCCGCTCAAGCCATTCACAAGCTCGTCTGCGATCGGTCTGGTCGCGGCCGTGAGTGGAAGGCCATTCCGGAAAGCCTGAAGGCATCCTTTCGCGAAGAAGCTAGAGCAGCTCTTGCGGCGGCCGACACTATGGAGGTCCGATGAAGCCCGAGCAGCTGAAGATGTTCGACCTGCCGGATGTCGAGGATCGCGTCATCGACGTGCCGGCCGAGAAGCAGCCCGCGCCAAAGCGCGCGGGCCAGCGCAACCGGCAGCCATCGCTCGCGGTCCGCCAGTACGAGGTCAAGAGCGGCGGAGACTGCTTCCGCGTGCAGGCGGCCTCGCCGTCGGCGGCGAAGTACATCGCATTCAGGTTTGCGCGGAGCATGGGCCAGTACCTCTACGAGGGCGGCTTCATGGCGTTCGTCTCCGGCGGCCTGCAGGTCAGGGAAGAGAGGAGATCGAAGTGAGCGTTGAACAGATCGTCGTTGTCCTGATGGCCCTCTCGGTCGTCAGCGTCTTTTTCTACTTGGGATTTGGCAAATGAGCATCATCGCGACCGAGCGACTGCAACAGATCGAACAGCTCGACACCAACGGCCGATACGGCCGCCTCGCGCGCGAGGCGCTGGAGGCCCTGCCCGTGACTTTTCAGGGTCGCGTCGCGGAATGGATGAAGGCGTGCTTCTCCATCGACGTCTGTCGCGACGGCATCGAGCGCAATCACCGCTTCCTCGAAGAGTCGCTGGAACTCGTCCAATCGCTCGGCTGCACGGCGAGCGAGGCGCATCAGCTCGTCGACTACGTGTTCGGTCGCCCGGTCGGGGAGCCCAAGCAGGAGATGGGCGGCGTCATGGTCACGCTCGCGGCCCTCGCCTGCGCGCACGACCTTGACATGATGCCGGCGGCCGAGACCGAGCTGGTGCGCGTCTGGACCCGGATCGACCAGATCCGCGCGAAGCAGGCCACCAAGCCGAAGCACTCGCCACTGCCCCAGCATGTCGAGGCAGATGCTGGGACGGCTCAGGCGGCTCTGCAGGAAATCATCAAGTCAGCGTCCCACAAGGACGCAATCAATATCGCGATCGAAGCAAGGAGAGAGTACAAAACGTCCCCAGCCGCGCCAGTCGTCACCGTCGATATGTCCGCGGAGCTGATGGATGCGGCGCAGCGGACGAGCAAGCTGCGCGATAGCATCGTCGAAGCCTGCGACCTGCTGGCCGAACGGAAATACGGGAGCCCTGCCCGGTCACCCGGTCACAACGCCCGACTCCTGCTGGAGCGGGCACTGGAGAACGTGCCGAAGGCGCCGGCCACACCCGGCGCAGACGCCGCGCGCACCATCTCTGAGCTTCGCGCGGGCCTGCAGGCGGCAATTCGCGCCGCCAAGCTCGCCCTGTTCGTGGTCCGTAAGCAGAATGTGATGCCCAACGGCAGCTGGGCCAACGGCTTCGACCGCGATCTCGAAGCAGCCGATGCAGCGCTCGCAGGGACGCCACAACATCCGGATCTGCGCGTGGCCGTCGCCCGCGCCATCGTCGAGGTGACCAACCGCTGGATCAAGCCGAACTTCCCGGCTGATCACGTGCTGCCGACCTTCGACCAGCTGCGCAAGCAGGAGAAGCGGCTCAATCTGGAGTTTGCTGACGCCGCGATCGCGACGGTGAAGAACGCCGGGGCCGAGCCAAAGCCGGAGCGCCAGTGGACCGGTCCCGGTCACCTCGAGCAGACCGGCTACATTGATCCGGAGCCCGGCCGATGAACCTCCGCATCCTCAAGAAGCTGTCCGCGCGCGCCGCTCCGCTGCTGCCCCTACTGGGGGACCGCCGAGACCAGTTTCCGGCGGAGCGTGACGACGCCTGTATCGGCATCGTCATCCGCCAGCGGAAGAACTTCGAGCGCGTGCGCTCGGTCCACGCCGAGGTGTACGGAGACAGCATCAAGGTGCCAGCACGCGACGGCAAAGGCGGCTGGATCAACCTGTCGCCGCCCGGCCACGCCCGCAAGGGCACCATCATGGTCGGCGGCATGGACGGAGGCGAGCAACCTGAGTGGAACGAGCGGTCGGCGTGGGAGGCGCTATGCGAGATCGTCCACTGGGGCTTCGTCGACATCAACCACGTGACCCTTGAGATCACGCCGACGCGCGAGCTCAAGACGCCGAGCCAGGTGCTCGCCGCCGCCCGCGATATGATCGCCGAGGGCCCCGCGTGGTGATGGTCATCGAGCCGGGAATGCGCTTCGGTCTGGTGGTCACTGTTGAACAGGTGAAGCACCCGACGCGAAGGGGCACCTTCTGGAAGTGCAACTGCGATTGCGGGTCAGTCACGGTGAAATATGCCGCTCACCTGCGTCGTAATGAAGTGAAGTCGTGCGGCTGCGTGAAGGGCGCGAACCGGACCCACATGATGTCCGGCACACCAGAGTACAAAGCGTGGGACAACGCAAGGAGCCGGTGCTACCGAGAGAAGGACCCAAAATATCCCCTCTATGGCGGCCGTGGCATCACGATGTGTGATGCGTGGCGAGGCTCGTTTGCGAACTTCTACGCCTACATGGGTCCGCGACCCAGCCCGGAGCACTCATTGGATCGCTACCCGAACAGTGACGGAAACTACGAGCCGGGAAACTGTCGATGGGCGACCGATGAGGAGCAGAATAACAATCGCAGCCTCAATAGGCATGTCACGCTGAATGGGCGGCGCCTCACCATCGCGCAGGCGTCAAGAGAGACCGGCATTCCTCACCCTACAATCATCGGGCGCTTGGATCGTGGGGCGACCGACGAGGAGGCTCTGCGCCGTGGGTAGGACGGTCGCCGAATGGATTGGCCGCTCGCCAGATTCGCGACCTCCGCCGCGTGTGCGGCTGCGCATTTTCGAGCGCTACGGCGGCAGGTGCCACTGGTCGGGCATCTTGATCCGGCCCGGCGACGACTGGGACTGCGATCACGTCATCGCCCTGACCAACGGTGGCGAAAACCGCGAACGAAACATGGCGCCGATCCTGCGCGGCAAGCCGCACAAGGACAAGACCAAGCAGGACGTCGCCGAGAAGTCGAAGGTCTACAAGAAGCGTGCGTATCACCTGGGTCTGAAAGACAAGCCGTCGCGGCTGAAGAGCCGCGGCTTCGAGGGCGTCAAGCCGCAGCGTACCGCGTCGACACCCATCAACAAATGGAGAGGGTATGACTGAGATCGAGCGTTACATCATCCGGCCCGAGGCGCACCGCGGCGAATGGGCCTTCATCTATGTCGACGAGGAGAAGAGCATGTTCATGGCCTACTCGTCGTTCGGAACCTACGCATATTGCTGGCCTCACCGGGGGCCCGAGACCTTGAAGGAGTTCCTGCTCGACCTCGAGTTCGACTACTTCATGGGAAAGACGCGTGGGCTCGAGAGCAAGCAGTTTGATTTCAACGGCACCATCGAGGGCATGAGAAAGCACGTCCGCGAAGCGCAACGCCGCAAGATGCTGAGCAAGGACAAGGCTCGCGACGCCTTGGTCGCCATCGACGACCTGAAGTGGATGGATAACCATCAGAGCGTCGACGTGTTCGTCGATCGCGTCTATGCGGACAAGGCGATCTGCGAGGCCTATCGTCACGACTTCGAGGACGTCATCAAGAACCGCCCTGACCCTCAGTGCGTTGGCTTCTGGCAGAAGATCTGGCCGGAGTTCGTCAAGGCGATCACGCCCAAGCCGGTCGCGGCGGTGGTCGAGCAGCCGGTCGAGGTGATGGCATGACAACGCGCCGCGATCTGTTCAAGGTCGGCGCGGCTGCGGCCGCCGCCGTCGCACTGCCCTCCTCGGGCCCCGTCGTTGCGGGCGAGCTGGTCGAGCCCGCGGTCGCTGTAGCCCCGGCGACGCCCTACGCGACCTATCCGTGGCGCTGGTGGATCAGCCTCGACGGCGAGTCCTTCATCGAAGAGTTCGATACCGAGGCCGAGGCCATCAAGGCGGCCAAGGGTTACGGAGAGAAGGCCATTGTGGCTGAGTGCCAGCAGCAGGACTTCAGCCTTCATGTCTACGGCAGCGACGTCATCGAGATGCTCTACCAGAACAACGAGGAGGACATCGGCGATGGCGAGTTCTTCGACTGCACCAAGGAGCAGTCGGACGAGCTCGGCCAGGTCGTGACCGCCGCGATCGAGGCGTGGGCCGCGAAGCACAAGCTCAATCTGACGGCATGGACGTTCGGTCAGACCCGCAACCGCACCGAGATCCCAGAGGAGGTCGCCTGATGGACCTGCCGCAGATCCCCGACGACGACGCCGACTTCACGCCCGATCTGGCGCGCGAGATCATCGCCAAGTACCAGAAGATCATCACCGACCTGACCGACCCCACTCTGAGGAGCATGCGGCTCGATGATGGCGGCTTCAACATGGAGCTGGGCGGCGAGGTCGTGAAGCGGATGGCGATCATGATGACGACGTGGTTCCGCGAGAGCGGCGCCAAGAACTACGTCGAGATCGCCATCAACGCCATCGACCCGCCCTTCGAGAAGTTCCTGTTCTATGTGCAGAAGCGCGGCGACGGTGCGTTGACGCCGGGTGAGGCTTTGAGCGAGGCGAAGGCCGAGATCGCCCGCTACGCCAGCCAGGTCGCGGACCTCGAAGAGGAGTGCGATCGCCGCTACCAAGAAACCGAGAAGCTGCGTGAGCAGCTTGCAGTAAGTGTAAAATAGACCCCGGCCGGGGCCCGCTTCGCAGGCGGGCCCCTTGCTGGCAAGGAGACCGATCATGAGCCGCCGTGCTGCCCGCTTCACTGAGGCTGACGCCTACCGTGCGATCCGCGCGGCGCAGCGCGCTGGCGCAGGAACCGTGGAAATCAAGCCTGATGGCACGATCTGGGTCCGGATTTCCCCGCCATCCACACCGGAAGAGCTACCCCCGGAGCCTCCTCGGAAGCGCACCCCAGTGGTGCTTTAATGGAGGACATGCCCCGACCCCGTCCCCCTTATTTGCAGCGCGGCAAGAGCCGCCACGGCAAGCCGTACTGGTTTGTGAAGGTCGGTCGCAGCGGGCCGAAGATCACCATCCGTGCCGAATACGGCACCAAGGAGTTCGACGAGGAATACCGGGCGGCGGTGAATGGCGGCGCCACTGTCAAGCGCAAGCCACGGGCCAGCAAGGGAACGTTGGAGTGGGCGTGGCAGCTCTACAAGGCGTCGAGCGCGTGGAACAACGAGATCAGCGAATCGACCCGCCGCCAGCGTAGCAACATCATGAAGCACGTCCTCAAGACCGGAGGGGCAAGCCCGCTGGAGGACATCGACGCCGATGCGATCGCGGCTGGCATCGAACGGCGCGCCGCAACGCCGTCGCAAGCGAAGAACTTCAAGCAGACCATGCGTCAGTTCTTCGCCTGGCTGAAGCGTCAGAAGATCGTGGCGGTCAATCCGGCCGAGGACGCCGAGCTGCCGAAGCGCCCCAAGACCGGCGGCTTCAAGGAGTGGACTGAGGCCGACGTCGTGAAGTACGAGGAGCGCTGGCCGCGCGGCACCCGGCAGCGGGTTATGCTGGATGTGTATATGTATACCGGCCTACGCCGTGGCGACGCCGCCGAGGTCGGACCCAAGCACGTTTACGACCAGCCGGCCATCGTGCGGGACGAGGTCACGGGCGAGAGGAAACCGATCGTCAAGAAGGTCATCTCACTGTCGACCGAGAAGAGCCAGCGCCAGACGGCGGTTCACCTGCCCATGCTCCCTCCGTTGGCTGAAACGCTGGAGGCGGGCCCCACCGGGGAAACCTTCATCGTCACCGAGACCGGCGGCGCCTACGTCAAGGAGAGCCTCGGCAATGCCTTCAAGGATGCCTGCGTCGCGGCCGGCATCATGGACAAGTCGGCGCACGGCCTCCGCAAGGCGGCCGCCACCCGGGCGGCCGACAACGGCGCCACCGCCCACGAACTGATGGCGATCTTCGGCTGGAAGGACATCAAAGAAGCGGAGATCTACACCAAGGCGGCGGACCGGAAGCGGCTGGCGCTGCGGGCGATGGGGATGCTCGACAATACGGCCGCGGCGAACCGCGACACGCTCAGATCGTGA